TTAGGCAACTGACGAAACCTCAGGATTACCACTACGATTACCAGAACCCGGCTGGACGCGATCCTTTCGGGTAATCGCATCGGCAGCACCCTTCATGAAATCAGGGTGGTGGTGACCGTAAGTGTCCATAAGAACCTGCACCGACATTCCGAGGAAGCCAGCGGCCTGCCACATGTCAACTCCGCGTTGCATCAGCCACGTCGCCGCCGTGTGACGAAGGGTGTGCGGAGTGATGTTGCCGGTCTTTGTCGAAAGCTTCGCCAGAGAGACGGCCCGCTTGAAGCCGACCTTAACGGACGCGACGCCAGAGCCCTGAAACTCGACGAAGTGGTTCGCGATGAGCTTCTTGTCCTTCCAGCGTCGCATATGCGCGAGCAGTCGATCCGGGAGCCGGACGGGAGGTTGGCGCTTGTTGGTCACACGCTTGCCGACCGCAAGACGGTAGAAGATGCCGGCCTCAAGATCGACATACGACCGTCCATCGGCCTGTGTCGGGGAGGCTGCTGCGATGGCGTTCGCGCGAGTGCCAGTGTAGAGGCCGATCAGAATGAAGCGGGCAATATGGCGAAGGGGGCGCTTGTCGGTCTGAACCTTCTCTCCCTTTCGTGGACCGCGATGCACCGTCTGGGTTTCACGGTACGTCCAGCACGCCCAGATCAGCTTTGCTGCTTCGTCGCGTGTCAACCAACGCTGACGAGGCTGCCCTTTTGGCGGAAGCTTCACATGGATCACGGCGTGATGAAGGTTCTCCTTCGCGTGATGTCCAATTGCAGCTCGCAAATTCTCAAGGTCGCGCCGAGCACCACCTGGCGTCTTGCGAGACTTGACGTATTTGTCGCAGAGCTTCGAGTTTAGTTTACCGAGCATCGTGCCGCCAAAAAAGCGCGTCAGCCGCTCGATGCTGCTCGTAAAGCGACGTCGATATACCTCAGTCTCGAAGCTATCGACTCGGTCTTCGTAATAGATCGCAAGCACGTCGGCGATGTCGATGAAGTCGACATCGCGAGCCTTCCGTTCAGGCTTGTACTTGTCGTCGATGTACTTAGCTAATGCCTTGACCGCGTCCTCTGGAGGTCGCTGTGCAGTCGCCGTAGCAACGCATCCCGTGGAGACCTGCTTGTCTCCATCTTTGATGATCCAGAGGGGCGATCGTCCGTTTCGTCCTGGACGCTTCCAGAGATACGGCCCTTTGCTTGCACGCGGCATAACGCTCTCATACTCTTGATGTCAGCAAGCGTAGTGAAGTGCTTGCCGGCGATCGTCTCTACGCTGAGACGGCCACGCTTTATCTCTCGTCGGAGACCGGAGACCGTCATTCCCCCATTTGGAAATCCCAAACGGACTGCGTCCTGCAGTCTCAGTGGGGTCGTTTCGTCGATGGTTTGAATATCTGCCATTTTACACAGTCTGACTTAGCAAATAAAGCGTGGCGTAAACTCTAGGCCGGTTGCTTCTTCTTCCCGAACACCGCATCGATCTCCGCTTGATGCGAGTTTCCTTCCGGAGCGCGGTACGATCGAATTTGGTGCTTGCCGCTTCCCTTGACGTGGACTTCCTGCACTCCGCGTGCCTTGTTCAGCTTCGAAATCAGCACCCGATATCCGGCCAGCTCTGCCTCAAGAGCGTTGGTGAAGACGTCCGGCCTGCCGTCGTGCCCAAGCACCCAGGCGGGAGCGTCACCCGGCATCCCGAACGATGCCTGGAAAATTCCAGGCACCTGCTTGTGCGGGATCGCAGCGACGTAGTAGGCGGTCGCAGGCTTCACCATACGAAGCTCGCTTCGAGGATCTTGCGATACTGGATGAAGCCGTTGAAGTTGCCGTGCAGATGCTTGTTCGCCCAACCGAGGTCCGGATAGGAGTCTGGCGTCGCCTGATGCTCTGCCGGCGATGCGTGAAGCGGGCGCATGCCGACCAACCGGTCGTACAGCTCGATATCCTTGGCGATCGTCGGGGGCTGCATGTCGTGCGTCAGATAGGAAGTCCTCGCGCACCGTGCGACAGACAGCTTGATGATCGTGTCGAGGACGATTTGGTCGGGCACGGGTGCATCGAGTACGTCAACCAGATACTGAGCGACAGCTTCACTGTCCCGCTCAACGTCGACGAACGGCAGGTGCCATTGGCCCGGCTTCAGATCGACAGGCGTAGAATTTGCGAACGCCTCAAGGATCGCAACGGCTAGAGCTCCGATCTCAGGCTGAGCATCGGTGTGATTACGCAGTTCGAAGAAGTTGTCCCATTCGGTCGCCGTCACCAGCACATTGATGTGGGAGAAGGGCTCCAGCAGGCGGTTGACGATCTGCTTGTGATAGCCGGCAGCATCGAAGGCTTGAGCGATCTCGATCGCCCGATCACGTGCAGCAAGCCATGCCTCTTCCCTTGTATGCTCCAGACCATGCCCTTCCTTGTCGAAGAGCATGACGGGAGCATTGTTTTCAGCGAACGCCTGCATCCCTGCCTGATTACGACCCCAATGGATCGGCATCGCCGTGTCCTGCAGAATGTCATCGATCAGGCGCTTGACGGGGATCGCGCGAGAGCTAGACGCATTGCGCGACAGGTTGCGGTCGTACATCAGCCCATCCGCAATGGTCTGGATGATGATCTCATCCGGCGTCGACGAAAGGACGCGATGCGTCAGCTCCTCCGCATGGATGAAGCGGGGGTAGCGAAGAAGGACCGTCTTTAGCTCAACGCCGGTTTCGGCTCGGCTGTGGGCGATCATAGTTGCAGAAATTGTCATTCTTTGCAGTCTCTTTGTTTTCAAGCAAACGCAGGGGCAACGTCAGTCGCCACGACTTCGATCGTATCGATCGGCCCGCCAGCAAGTTCATCAGCGAAGACACCAACGACGAGACGACCCGTCCACACCGCGCCAGTATCCAGGTTGGTCCGGCCTGACATCATGATGGGGCCGCTCTTGAACGGTGTGTGACCATGCACAACGTGCTTCTCGCCGTACCCATAGGCGTAGCCCGCCGGGTATCGAGCCCACAGAAAGGTGTCCTCGACCTGCTGGTCGAGCGGGACGCCGTCTACGACCGCAGCGTGAACGTAGACCCTATGCTCGTCGGCATAATAGAGCGGAAGGGCCTCAAGCCAATCGATGTGAGAGGCAGGCACAAAGGACGGCTCAAACATGTAATTGCCGTGTCCGTAGGACTTCATCGTGAAGTCGCCTCCTTGTCCGAGCCACCAGCTAGGACCAATCGGCGTCTTCAGCGTCTCGATCATCATGGCTTCGTGATTGCCCTTCAGCACCACGAGCTTGATGTTTTCCCAAAAACTCCGGTTCATCAGGTACTCGATACACTGACGACTTTGCGGGCCACGATCGACAAAATCGCCGAGCACGACGACGGTGCATACTTCTTCTTCTCGCACGCGCCTCCTGATCAGCGATACGGCTGATGTCAGGAGATCGAACCTGCCGTGGACGTCGGCTATCACATAGGTGAAGCTGCTCAAGCTGTCATCTCCTGCTGATCGTCAGCGATCTTGTCGAGCAACCATTCCTGGTTTGCCTTGTAGCGTTTCAGCTCCGCGCGCAGAGCGCGGATTTCGAAGAGCTTCTTGTTGTTTTCTTCCAGCAGCTCGTTGATACGCTCGGACTGCATGTTCTTGATGGTGATCAGGTCTTGAACCTCCTGAACGACAGCCGGCAGCGCCGTCAGGACACCAGTCAAAATCCGCGACCGTTCGCCAGAGTTTGGGGCGTTGCCAGAGCAGAACAGGATCGGTCCGTCCTGACCGCTGACGACGTAGTGCATCGTGGTCTCCTCAGGAAGATCGAAGTGCACGATAGTCTTGGTGAGCTGGTCTCGGAACTCGGAGACGTGCTGTTCGAAGGACATCTCTTCTGTAGCGGCCCAAACGGGGTCCTTGAACAGGTGCAACGAGTTTCTGAGCTGAGAAAGGAACGAGATGATCTGTTCGTCGGTCACGTCTGACATTTGCTCTCCGGGCATCTGGAAGGGAAGGCACGGTCACCAGGATGATGACCGTGCGTTGATTGATTAGGCCGCGTTCTTCTTCAGGGCAGCGAGCCGATCCCTCGAGGACTGCAGAACGTTCGAGCCGCCTACCACTGCCGACATTGCAGCAGCGATGTTCTTGTCCTCAGCCTCAACGCTGGACGATTGCAGACTGGCCGCCTTCATGTCAGCTGCCGCTGCAGCATCCTGCGCAGCGATGGTCTGGCGCTTCATGGCGTCGAGAGCCGTCGACAGCGTGCCGCCCGAGGTCTTGATGCCGGCCGCAATCTCCGCAGCCTGCGCACGATCGTTGGCCCGATCCGTAGCCAATTTTGCACGCTGCATGCCGCGCTCGGCGCTTGCCAGCTCTCGGCGTGCGCCTTGGAGTTTCTTTGCAGCGTCGGTGTAGGCTGCACGGAGCTCTGCCAGATAGGTTGCGGTCGCATCCGCATCGGTCTTCAGCTCACCAAGTTCGGTGCTGGATACGTCGATCAGATCGAGCAACGTGTCGAGGCTGACCTGGACCTCGGTCTTTCCAGCATCGACCTGGGACTGTAGCAGCTCGGCTGCAGAGATGCGGTTCGCGTAGATGGCGCTCGCTTCACTGTAGCGCTTGCTCGCTTCGTTGGAGGCGCGCTGGGTTGCGGCCACCTTCTTGCCGAGTTGGTCGAGCTGATCAGTCATCAGTGAGATTTGGGCTTCAGTTGCGCCCTTGGGATCGAAAGCGACCAGCGTATCGACCAGAGCCTTCGAGGCTTCGCGAACGGTCTGTGTCGCGTAGGAGCCGAGGAATTTCAGAGACATTGTTTCCCTTTCGTTAGATTGCATTCACTTCACCAGTGGCGATCGTCAGACCGACATAAGCTTCGATCCAGGTGTCACCGGCATCGTCTTGGACAACAGCAAGCTGAAGCCACTCGTCTCGATCAGTCCCTCCCAATTTGCGGCCATAGCGCATGCTCTGTAGCGACAGGCTCGACCTGTATTCGCCATTGTCGATCCACTCGACGGATCGGATGGGTTTGACGTCGGAGGCGTTACCTCCCCACATCCTGGTAAAGTTGTAGGTTTCGTCCCAGAAGATGGACGGACCGGTCAACAACGGCGGATTGCCGTTGACGCCCTTCAGCCAGAGATCCCACTCGAACGTGTCCTGAGGATTGACCTCAGCCAGATGCGAGAAAAAGCGAACCTCGTCGGCGACAGGAAGACCGTGCATCGTCACGATCTGTAGAAAGGCGTCGTCGATGTAGAAGCGATGGATCGTGTAGGGACCGCTATCGGTCTTGCCGTGCGCCTTAATGATGCTGCTGAGCTGCAGCGGCTTGACTAGAGACCCAGCCGATTGCGCCATGACAAAGGTTGCGACCGCCGGTGCCAGGTCGAGCACGCCGCCGACCTTCAGCTTTCCGATCGGCCCTTCAACCGAAGCAATCGGCGCGTCGCTTTTGGGAGAGCGACCAGCCATGTTTTCGATCATTCGTTTCGCAAGTCGGATGCTCATCGGGTTTTCCGCTCGATCCAAACAAAGATGCCAATCACGGCACCGAGCGCGGCAAGCACATACAGCCAAGTCCAGATAGGATGGCTTGCGCGACTGGTCAGGACGTCTTCAGAGAAGACGACCTCCGGAGGGACGTCCTTTGGTATGTAGTTCTTGTCCTTCGGCTGGCCTTCAAGCTCTTTCACCTTCTTGTCGAGCTCTGCGAGCTGGTCCTTCACCTTCTGATCGGTAGCGGCCCGCTGCTCAGCGTCGCGCCGCCACGCGATGTATGACGGGTCGTCCGAGTGGTTATGTGCGAACGCAGCGTTGAACATCATCGCCCACATGAACCCTTCCGAGAACGAGCCGTAGGAATGGCCCATCATCGGCGGGACATAGTGGTCCCGGTAGACGGTCGTGTAGTAATTCGTCCGAACCGTCTGAACCTGCGTCGGCGTGTAGACCTTGTCTCCGACAGCAGCTTTGAAAGCCGGCGTCTGACGGGCCTGATAGGCCTGGGAGCTGATGCTCCGGTTGACCGATGCATCGAACGCTGACGCCTTCGGCGCAGGCGTTGATGAAGCTTTCGGCGCAGTCGTTGATGACGCCGAGCTGCTCGGAGACGTCGACACAGCCGACGCAGCCCCAACAGCGGCGCCGGTCCCAATCACGGCCTTCGAGCTGAAGCCGCCGGAGCTGGATGGCTGGCTACGGCTAAAGCTGGATGACGACGACGAACTTGAGGACCTGAAAGACGGCGACGGCGCCGACGAGCGCGACGACGAGAAGCCACCCGAGGAGAACGATGATCGTCCTCCAGAGGAGAACGAGGGGCCTGCCCAGGCTGAGCTGGCCACCAGCAGCGCTGCTGCCAGCGCTGCAATTCGACCGATCTTGAACATTCGTTTGCTCTTCGGTTTGCATTCAAACAATCGGCGAGGTGCGCGAAGTGCGCGTGGTGTCTTCGCCGAGATACACCAGACGCTTGATCTCTTGCAGCAGGAAGGCCGCCGCAACGACGAGGTTGGCGACATCACTTCCGTAGTCGCGGAAGCCTTTCCAGTCTTCCGGATAGATCTCCGGAGGGCTGTCAAAAGCGTCTTCCACGCCGCAGTGCCGATCGAACAGAGCGTCAAGCTGCGCCATAGCGGCGTGCATGAGCTGTCTTTTGGTCGCGTCCGCCCGCTCATTAAGATCGCCCCATTTTTCGTTCTGCAGGGAGATCTCGGCGGAGACCAATTCGTCGGCAGTCTGAGCGGCTTGCGTGATGTCCATTTGCTTTTCTTTCTCCATCATTTGCATTTGAGCGCGCACAATGTCAATAGCGCTTTCCGCCCTTCTTCACGCGGTTCTCAAGCTTGTGGTCTGCCCGGACGGTGTTGAAGATGGTCTTGTCGTAGACGGCGTCGCCGAGTCGGTAGCCCATCGCGCCAGCCAGGTCTCCGACCCGGATCAGGACGTCCGCCAGCTCCGCTACGACAGCCGGGTACTGCGGAAGCTTGTCATCCGGCTTGTCGCATCGGTGACCTTCCAGAGCCTCAGAAACCTCGCTGTGAACAAGGGCGAGCTTGGTCGGCACGATCAGGGGGTTGTCCTGCAGTTGAGCTCCAGTCTCTGGATCGACCCACCATTTGGCATTCATAGCGTGGCAGATGGAAACGATCGTATTGACGGCGTCTCTCAGCGCCGCAGCATTGGTCTCTATTTTGTTGGTGTCGATGTTCATGCAGCTTCCTTGAAACGATACAGATCGGCCAGATCCTCGAAGAGGCGGACGACCTCACGCTGGTGTCGTCCTTTCTGGTCGTTCCAATCGAACGGGTTTCGATGCGTCGCGATCTGCGACATGAGGGTAGGGCGGAGGCGCGCATACGCGCCCCTATCGTCGATGCCAGCAGCCCTTCGGATCGCTCCTTCAATATCGAAGGATCGGGCCTCGCTGCTGAAGACGCCGACCGACCTTCCAGATCGGTCCCTGGCGTTCGTCTTCTGCGTCCATCGGCCCGGCTTTGAGTAGAGCAGTAGACAGCGCTCCAGGATTTCCAGATCGGTGAACACGGAAGAAATCAGTCCTTCTCAGCGAGGAGGTACTTGTTGTTGATGGCCTTAAACGTCGGCCCATTCGGCAGATAGCTCTTGAAGACAACGCCTTCGGCGACCGTATTGTTGATCGACGATCTGTCCGCCACCGCGAGAACGTCGCCAACGGTTTCGTAGCTATCCAAGCTCACCACGCCGATAACCGGAGCGTGGTCGACGTAGCGCACGTCGACAATGCCGGACATCTCCAGGTCGTCGAGCATGATTTCGCGCTCGGACGGCGTCAGATAGCGTTGCGCGTCGATATCGAAGATATCGAAGATGAAGATCTTGTTGTGTTGCAGAGCCTCGCGGTTGCCCTGGATGCCAGGACCCATCAGCTCGCCCTGGATGGCGACGTTTCGGCCGAAATCGACGAGCGCCGGCAGAATGCGGGCATTAATCGCCGTGTACCAGAAAGCGTTGTTGTAGTCGCGCTTCAAGTCGAGATTGCGCGAACAGACGCCGACCTGGCCATCGTTGTGGTACATTGTGATCGACGAACCGTCGAGCTTCAGTGTGATCTCGAAATTGGAGCGCTCGTTGTCGTTCGCAGGGGTGGCGGGCTCTTTGTAGCCGATCCACTTCTTCACCGAGTTGAAGCAGTTCTGAACTCGCTCCTGGTCCGTCTTCCGAAGGAAGGTCGGGAAGTTGCCCTTCACGCGGCCAGCGAGTTGTGCCGGGATCGGCTGCTCGTATTTCTTGACGTCCAGAAGATCGGTGACGTCATCACCTTCGCCAACGGTAACATGGCCGTGTTCCGGATGATTGATATAGTACAGGCCCTTCTCGTGGTCGTAGGCAAACAGCTCGCCGACCGGCATCGCCAGACCTTGCGAAATCTGACCGCGCAGCTTGATCGTACGCAGCCGGAAGCCATCACCGAGATTGGTGGTGGATTTGAAGCAGCGCGGGCGGAGGAACTCGAACTCCGGCCGCACGGGCAGGAAGGAGTCGATCTCGAAATAGACCGCAAGATCGCCGGCTTTGAAGTTGTCCTTCTGAGAGACCAGCTCCCAGCCATCGATCGTCAGTTTGACGATCTGATCGGCGCCTGGGATCGGATCGATCGCCGAAATACGTCTGATTGTTGCAAGCTTACGCTCACCATCCATCATTACTTGTACCTCTTTAGAGTAGTCGGACGTTTGATCGGGAAGTGCTTGCGCGAGAGGCGGAAAGCGGTGAGCCTGCGCACCTTCTGGCGAAGGTTCAGGACTTCACGAGCCGCACTCATCAGCATGATGCGTTCGGGCCCTTTGCCACACGACTCTGCCTGCAAGATCATGTTGCTGACATCGCAAGTAGCTGTGCCTACCGATTGGAGATGGCGATTGACCATCAGCCACTCGGGCTTCTTCTCTTCTTCTTTTGCCATTGCCAATTTGCATTCAAGCAAGAGCAAGGCCGCTATGGGCCTTGCGTCTTGATGGTTTCAGGTCACGAGCAGCCGGTCGTTTCGCCACACGAGACGCACTTCGAGCACGTCCCATTGCGGACCATCGTGAACTGCCCGCAGGCATGACAGGAGTCGCCCGTATACCCCTGTTGACGAGCGGCCGAGATCTTGTCGATCGTCTCCACCTTGGGCGCGATCACGGTCACCGTTCCCGGACCGCCACTGGTGATGGTGACCCCGGTGACGACTTCCGGCTTGCCCTCGTTGAGACCCTTGCCGACCGTCGAATGCGTCTCGTCCTGAGGATCAACGTGGGCGAGATCCTTGCGATCGAGGTAGTTGATCGCGAGATCGCGCCAGATGAAGTCGATGATCGACATCGAGTTCTTGATCCGGTCATGACCCTGGACAAAACCAGAGGGCTCGAACCGGAAGAAGGTGAACGCGTCGACGTACTCCTCCAGCGGCACGCCGTATTGCAGGCCGATGCTGACGGCGATGGCGTAGGCATTCATCATCGATCGGAAGGCCGCGCCCTCCTTGTGAAGGTCGATGAAGATTTCGCCGAGCCGACCGTCAGGATACTCGCCGGTGCGCAGGTAGACCTTGTGCCCTCCGACGACCGCCTTCTGACGATAGCCGGAGCACCTGTTCGGCAGCTTCTCGCGCTGACGAACGATCTTCTCGACGACCTGAACGACGGCCTCTGTCTTGTTCTGCGACAAGATCACCGGCTCATCGTCGACCAGCGACGTGGTCAGCGGCTGCGAAAGCTTCGATCCATCACGGTAGATGGCGTTACACTTCAGGCCAAGCTTCCAAGACTTCATGTAGGCCGCCTTGATGTCCTCGACCGAGGCATCGTGGGGCATATTGATGGTCTTGGAGATCGACCCCGAAATGAACGGCTGAACCGCAGCCATCATCTTGATGTGACCGTCGACCGAGATAGACCGCTTGCCGAGCCGGCCACACGGGCTGGCGCAGTCGAACACGGCATAGTCATCCTCGACGAGGTGCGGCGCACCTTCGACGGTCATCGTTCCGCAGACCTCAGCGTTTACCTTCTCGATCTCCTCTTCGCTAAAGCCGAGTGCCTTCCAATCCGCCAGGAGACGGATATCAAAGATCGTCGACGGGATTTCGGTGTCGGAAGTGCCGAAGTTCTTCAGGGCATTCCAGAATGCCTTGGGTAGCACTCCGGTGCCGGTGACGTATTCGACGACGTCCTTGATCTGTGTCTCGGTATAGCCGAGGCGTCGCAGCGCGGTCGGAACGGCCTGATTGATGATCTTGAAGCTCCCGCCGCCAGACAGCGACTTGAACTTGACAAGTGCGTAATCAGGCTCGATGCCGGTCGTGTCGCAATCCATGACAAGGCCGATCGTGCCGGTCGGGGCAACCACAGTCGTCTGAGCATTGCGGAAGCCGTACTTCTCGCCCATCTCGCAAACATCCCGCCAAAGCTTGGCAGCAATCACGGGCAGCTCCGGGATCGGGTTCGTCTTAGACAGACGGACCGGCTCGATGGTCAGGCCCTCGAACAGACCGCCGTCCGCCGCCGCACGATGATTGCGCATCACACGCAACATGGCGTCCCGGTTCTCTTGGAACCGCAGGAAGGTGCCAAGCTCCTTGGCCATCTCCGCAGACGTACGGTAAGCGGTCGCCGTCATGATCGCCGAAAGCGCGGCGGCCAAAGCGCGACCGTCATCCGAGTCATACGGAATGCCCATGGACATCAGCAGCCCACCAAGATTGGCGAAGCCGAGACCAAGTGTCCGGTAGTCATAAGAAAGCCGAGCGATCTCGCGAGACGGGAACTGCGCCATCGCAACCGACACTTCCAGAACGATGGTCAGCAGCCGGCTGGCGTGAATGAAGTCGTCGGTGCCGAAACAGTTATTAGCGACATCATAGAACTTGATGAAGTTCAGCGAAGCCAAGTTGCACGCCGTATCGTCGAGGAAAAGGTACTCCGAACACGGGTTCGAAGCCCGGATCTTTCCGCCGGCAGGGCAGGTGTGCCACTCGTTGATCGTGTCGTTGAAGTGCAGGCCAGGGTCGGCACAGCTCCACGCCGCCGATGCGATTTTGTCCCAAAGATAGGTCGCGTTGATGGTCTTCACGACCTTCCCATCGGTGCGGCCAATCAGATCCCAATCGCGACCACTCTCCACGGCACGCAGGAACGCATTGCTGAGCGACACGGTGTTGTTCGAGTTCTGGCCAGACACGGTCTCGTAGGCCTTCGACTCCCAATCCACGTCGTAGACAGGAAAGTGGAATGGCTCTGCAGACTCCGCCATCTGGATGACGCGCTTGATGTAGCTGTCCGGGACGAACGCAGCGCGAGCTTCCTTCACCAGATCAGTGTAGGGCTCCAGTTGCGAGACGGCATCATAGATGGCGTACAGATGCTTCCGAGCAGCCTTTGAGCCGGCCACGAGGGCGGCGACCTTCTGCTCCTCCTCGACCTTCCAGTCGATGAACTCCTCAATGTCCGGATGATCGATGTCGAGAATGACCATCTTTGCCGCACGGCGCGTCGTTCCACCCGATTTGACCGCGCCAGCGGCACGATCACCGATCTTCAAGAACGATAGAAGCCCGGACGAACGGCCGCCGCCTGAGAGCTTTTCACCCTTACCTCGGAGCGTCGAGAAGTTGGTGCCGGTGCCGGAGCCGTACTTGAACAAGCGAGCTTCACGCACCCACAGGTCCATGATCCCGCCTTCCTGCAGCAGGTTGTCGTCAATCGACTGGATGAAGCAGGCGTGAGGTTGCGGGCGTTCGTAGGACGAGGCCGATTGCACCAGCTGGTTCAGCCCCTTGATGCGCGGGTCGACGTACCAATGGCCCTGGCCAGGGCCGTCGATGCCATAAGCCCAGTGTAGGCCGGTGTTGAAGAACTGCGGGCTGTTCGGCGCGAACATCTGCGTCGCCAGCATGAAACGCAGCTCATCGTAGAAAGCGCGAGCGCTCGCATCGACATCAGGATTGACCGATCCGTCGTCCTCGACCACGTACTCGCCGAAGTAATTGTTCTTGAAGGCCCAATAGGTCCAGCACCCGGCCAGGCGATCGAAGACCTGCTTCGCCGACGTTTCGGGACCATAGGTAACAGGCAAGCCGTAACCGTCGCAATATGATGCCGTGCGCGGACGGAGCCACTGCGGGACCGTGAAGTCCTGCACATCCATAGTGGCCGAAGGAACGCCGACGCGGCGGAAGTATTTCTGCGCCAGAACATCGATGGCGACCTGGGACCAGTCCGCAGGAACCTCGATGTTGTCCATCTTGAACACGACCGTGCCGTCCGGCTTACGGATTTCGCTGGACGCAGTCTTGAAGGAGATGCCCGCATAGGGATCACCGTCGACCGTAAATCGTCGCTCAATTCTCATTTACTGATTGTTCTCTCTGTTACTAATTAGGCGGCGAGATCGATCGGAAGCTGCCGTTTGACGGGCACAAACTTCACAGGGAGCCGGACGACATCCTTGAGAAGTTGCTCGACATCGCGGGTGTCACCGTTGGCCGCCGCGATCCGGATTTGCTCCAGAAGGAAATTCAGATCATCACGCTCCTTCTTCTTCAGGCAGCGAGCGGCGTGGATGGCGGTGCCTGCTTTCTCGTACTGGTATTTTTTCTTCGGGGGCTTGTTGGCCTGAGCCGTCAGGTTGTGGGCGGCCTTGAGAAGGCCAAGTGTCGTCTCGTTGAACTCTCTCATCAGATCTTCCAATTTGCATTCAAGCAAACGTCATCACGCACGTTGATGCCGTTTCTTGCTTTTGTTGTCCTTGCGTTTCGGAAATGGCCGAGAGGGCCAGTTCTTCTTTCGCTTGGGCTCAGGCAGCTCAACGGAAGGGTCGGACTTGGCCAACATCTTCCGTCTGAACTCCAGCGTGTCTTTCGCGATCCGCTTGGTGCGGGCAATCTCAGTTACATCTGAGCCACGCTTTGATCCTCCGACGCGGCCGAAGGTCTTCTCAGCATGGCATTTGACGTGCTTGGCAAAGATGAACTCTGGATCATTAGACTTCGGGATCGTGTCCTTTTCGTCCGCGTCCCAGCATCGTAATTGGATAGCTGGGACGTGATCGAACTCTGCGTCTTCCAAGCGACCGAGATGCTCGCCACAGGCGGTACATCTGCTGTTCTGACGAATGACAACCTGCAGCTTCACAAGGACCGGGATGGTCTTTCGAAAACCAGCCGGCGGTCCCTGTGGAAGCTCACTGTCCATTTGCATGATCTATTTGCATTCGTGCAAATAGTCAAGCCCGGCGAAGCTGGGCATTCTGGCGGATCTCCGCCAGGGTCCGCTTCTCGTAGAGATTGCCGTTCTGCCAAACCAGCTTAAGGATCTGCTCGTCGCCCTTCTGGACGAGATCATTGCAGCCCTCTCTGGTCGAGAAGAACCGGCCATCCTGCGTCCTCCAGACTTGCTGGCGGCCGGCTTTGGAAGCCTTGCCAGGATCAGTCTTCGGCTTCTTGCAGATGTCTCGCTCGACGCCGTCGACCTCAATCTGGTTAGCCTTCATCGCGAAGCGAATGCTATCTCGATTGACGTCCTGCAGCAGACCGCCGCCCATACCAAACGCGATGTTGTCGATCGACCATCCCTTCAGTGTCATCGACCACACCAGACGCTTGATGTTCAACAAGGACATTCCGTCCCCTTGGATCACGCGAACACTCGGGTGGAGCACCTTGTAACCCTTGCTGTTGGTCGTGAAGCCGAACTTTTCCGCGAGCTTCTCGATGACAGCGATCGGAGTGTCGACCGGATTGCCGGAGTCAGGGCGGACCACTAGCGTGCCACCGGTCGCCAGGACTTCGTCGTGCAGCTCGACGCCCCAGATGTTCTCGACGGCATTGAAGAGATCGTAGGAATCCGAAACGACCGCGACCAGCTTCTTGTCGCCGCCAAACTGCTGAAGCATGTTGCGATACGCCGCAGTTTCGTTCTCCTGACCCCATGCCGTGATCGTCGAGTGCTCAGCCGCCGGGATCGAGAAACCAGCCATCGGTTCGTCGTAGTATTTCCGCGCTGCAACAAGCGCCTCGACGGTATCGGTCCCCAGAAAGTTCACGAGGTGGGCAAGACCGCCGATTTCAGCCTGCTCACTGCTCGTGCAGCCACGAGCGCCGAAGTCGTGCAGCTTAAAACTGATCTGCCCATCCGGATCGTCGCTTGTATGAACCAGGCCGTCGTAGATGATCTGCTTGGCATGGCGTGACAGCGTGGCGACCGTCGATGGATACCAGACGGCGCGCAGCAGTTGCGTCTCGATGAATGTCGTCAACCACGGGAAACGCGGGTCGGTGTTCGACACCTGAACCAGCGGCGTCCCGGTTGGGACTGTCAGCCCCTCAGGGATCGCCTCGATCTTCAGCGGCAGAATGCCGTCATGCTCCTTCACGATGGTCATCCAAGCGTCTTCGGCGAAGGGTTCGCCGTGCCCCTTGGCGAGCTTCTTCGCTTCGACGACATCACTGTAGGCGACGCGCCTGGAGAGGTACTTCAGCAGAAACATCTGCAATCCGAAGAACGTCACCTCGTCGAAATCGCCGCCATTTCGAGCCTCGATATAGGCCGACATTCGCGTCGTGCCTAGCGGCAGTTGGAACGGGTGGCTGAGTTTGTAGCTGTCGGTGCGGAGGATGAGATTGTTCGCCATGTCAATTTCCAATCATGGTCGTGACGATGTGGTAGTGATCTTCAAAGAAAAGCGGCGGATCGAGCATGTCCCTGTGACGCCAGAAGGCGTCGCTGGCGTCGTCCGACGCCGTCAGAGTCGGCGTTTCAAAGTCGTCAGGGATCTTGAACAGATATGCCTGCGTGAAGATGCGTCCCCGCTCTGATCGATGTGGAGCGTCGAAGACGACCGGCGGGCCTTGAATCATCGCAGCGAGTTGTTCGCTGGACATGATTCCATTGGGACCTCGGATCTCCGTCTCTTCAAGAAGTTCGCGAATGGCGGCGCTGAAAAGCCTCTCGTGAGGGTTCACGAACCCTCCAGGCACGGCATACAGCCCTTTTCCAGGGTGCCTTCCGCGTTCGACGAGCAGCACCTTGTCACGATGCACAACGACCGCATCAGCGGTGTTGAATGTGGGAGGATAGGGCGACTGGCTCCATTCGGCCTTGTAGCCTGCGTTAAAGCAGTGCTCCGCGACAAGCCAATCGTAAGCCGGCGTTCCAAGGAACTCGAAGACGATCTCGCCAATGCTCTTGGAGAGCGACGCAAAGTCGATCCGTCCAGAGGTGAAATAGTCGTTCCGGATCGAAGTGGCATCGATGTTCGTGTTGGGCACTACGTTGATCGACGACCACCTCGGAAACATCTTGAGGTAGTAGCTGGTGTGATCCTTCGCGAACCCGATCAACGCAATGGATGCGTCGTTAACACCGTGCAGAGTAACGTTCAGTCCATGGTTCAGCTGCTGCAGCACAACGCGGTTGACCGTGTGCTCGACCTTGTTGACCCATGCCTTGTCGTCATACGGGAAGTCGGTGAGCGGCCTGATCGACAAACGGTTCTCAGCAACCGCTTGAGGATAAGCGCGTACGATCATGTTCGCCCGCTCGTTATACGTGAACGGATTGCGCGGACTGCGCGAGCTGAAGGAGGAGCCGACAAGAATAATGACATGCCGAGCCTGCCGAAGCGCCTCGTCGATCACCTGTTGGTGGCCTAAGTGGAGAGGCTGAAAGCGGCCGATGAAGACCGCAAAATCAACCTGCTTGTTGTTGTTTTGCATTCAAGCAAGCCTTACTGCACCAATTTGAAAGCAAGAGCGACGATCATTACGATCGCGCAGACGGCGAGTATGACAGCCACCGCCGTGTAGGCGATGGAGCTATCGTCGTCGGGAGATGACTTCCCAGACCGAAGCGCTGCCAAGAATAATAACCACTCCATCAGTCCATCCTTTCTTCGTCGAAGAAGTCGACAGCGACGGCATGACGAAGGGAGCCGTCAGGCGTCACGCCGAAGTGGCGAATAGTCGCGAGCTTCGGCGTCTGCCCAGCCTTGACCTTCGTCATCATCTCGCGCGCGAACTCCTTCGACCCCCTCATTCCCGCTCCAACCTCGCCACGGGGGGCGGTCGGGATGTCGAGAACAACCCGCTTGGCGACACCGGCCCAATTGCCGGTGCCTTCCTCGATCCGCTTGACCGGGAACTCCTCAGTGACGAACTTGTCCTTGCGCTTCATCAGCGCCCAAGGACGGCTGTCGAAGTAGTACGGCTCATGTCCAAGCCGGACCATCTGCCCCTCGTATCCGTCGCAGATGAACTGCGCATTCAGGCTGTCGAGGTGATCTTGGTCCTGAACACGTACCGTGTCGACGTACACGATCATCGGGTCGTTCAGCTCGGTCAGCATCTGCTTCAGCTGGGCGGTCCGCTCGGCAAATGGGCGCTCGCTGGGAAGGTCGTAGACGTGAAACTGAACGATTGAATGGACCTTTTTACGATCTTCCTCGGTGATCTTCTCCCTCCGGATGATGCCGGACAGTTCGTTGAACGCATCCTTGTAGTCGTGGTTGTACAGCTCACCATCGAAGATGATGTCGGGGTACTTGGCGAACAGCGGCACGAGACGTGCCATCAGATGCGTGCAGTTGGGATGCGGCTGAAACTCGCGCGTCGTTGCGCCGTGCTTGATGTTCATGAAAGCACGGATGCCGTCTAGCTTCGGCTGAGCGAAGATGCCGGTCTCGAAGTCGAGAGAGAACTTGTGTTTGCCATAGGTCTCGGCAAGCATCGGCCCGTTCGGCACGAACTCCAGTTCCGGAACGGTCTTGCGATATTCCCGCTTCAGCTTCTTCTTTTCTTCAGCAACAGCCTCCGCCAGTGCCTGCTGTTCGGGTGTCGTCTCGTTCTTCTTGCCGACGTTCTTCGGCTCGCATTCGGTCCAGCCGGACGTCACCAGCTTCCCGCCTTCGATGCCGGCGATGGTGCGATAGGCAGCACCGTCTACCTCGTACTGCCAGGTCCGGATTTTTCCGGCCGAGTCGCGCTTGTAGATGGGTTCAGAAATCAATGCTCGCTCCTTATGCGGCCTCTTTGATCGGCTCCTGCCAACCGGCCTCTGACTTTGCTTCGACCAGGAGGTCGTCGATATCGACGCCTGGGATGATGTGCTCGGAGATGATCGTCAGGGCCTGATCGAAGTAGGTCTTGAACTGCTCTTCGGGCATTGCCTCGAACGCGGTAGAGGAGGGGATCATGATTATCTCGCCTTCGACCGTGATAACGGGCTCGACGACGCCACAGCCAACGAGCAACGTCTTGTGCAGAGCGTCGTCAGTGGCGAATGCGTTCGTGTTCTTGACGACTTGCCGCAGCAACACCCGGTAGAGGCGGTGCCGCGGAATGCTGCGCGGCTGCGCGACCTGGATGCGAATGATCTTGTCGGCTGGGATTTCGGCGAAACGTTCTGCGTCGTATTTCGCGTAAGGGACGAGCTTGCCGTCGACCTTCTTTGCGAGAAGCCAGCCGCTCTTGGCTTTTGCTGACTTAGACATCACTCAGCTCCCGAGCGACACGTCTGGAACCCATGATCATATCTTTGGCCTCACTCGTTTCTTCGTGGGTTTGTTTGAGGCGACGTCGTTGCGACCTTCCTCGAGTATGGCGACCTGTCGCGCGCACACGTCGATCAGAGAGGCAGTCTGGTCAGCGGAGAGACCGTATCGGTCCCTCCGCGCCTTCTCTTCCGTCCACCAGCTTCGCAGATCACCGGGAGTCGTCGCGAGCCCGGCGACCTTGACGGCGAGGTCGTAGTAGACGTCAGCTTGCGTTGGCATCTTCTTGCTTCAGTCCGAACCAGAGCGCCGCCGTTCTGTAGAAGCGCTTCCAATCGACATCGCTCATCTGCTGGCGTTTAGCGGTGCTCCTGGCGAGCCGCTGTGCGAGTGCGACTGCCCGGTCATCGACCGGGTAGCCGTCGATAAGGAGGCCAACCATCAGGCTGCCTCTTGTTGCTGGCGCTTACCCCATCCGAGCGCCTTCAGGCGGTCAGCACCAAGCTTGCGAGCGTCGCGGTAGTCGTCGTTCGACAACTTCGACATCACGGACTTGATCTTCTCGTCGTCCATGACGGCGGTGACTTCCTTGATCTGCTTGCAGTCGCTCAACTTGTTGCTGAGCAAGTCGAAGAAGCTGTCGATTTCATCATCGGACATAGCGTTGGGGTTGTCGTTCGCTGGCCGCTTTTCGACCGACCGGCCAGTGGTCGAGCGCTTGTCCTTGAAGTCGTCAGCCTCCTCTTCCGAGTAGACCTGGCCGTGCAGGTTCGCGAGCTTCAGAATGACGCGATCCTTGGCGCGCTTCTCAGCCATGGCGTAGACGTAGGCCGGTTGCTTCGCCGAGACTCGATAGTTACCGTTGACGAGAGCCTCTCCGATCGACCACTCGGTGCGGTCTCCGACCGAGCCAGAGACCATGATGACAGCCTCATCGCGTTCGGCGCGAATGATGGTCGGAACGTCCCATTCCACGCCGATCTTCGCACCAAGCACCTCGCAGAGTTTGTGCTTGACGACGGGAGTGCCTTGCACCTCCCAGATATCGTCTCGGCCGACATCGACGCCGTGCTTTTCGAAGACGTCGTAGATCGCGTCGAGTTTCGTGTTCTTTCGCGGAGCCATTGTGTATTCCTTAAGCGGCTTTCTTGCGGGACTTCTTGGCCTTGACGTTGTCGTTCTCAGCGACGGGCGGGGTCGCTCCGAACAAGGCGTCGGTCTTGGCGACCTCGTCCTTATCGATGGTGATGAGTTGCTTCTTGTCCTTCGACAGAGCGATCTTCACGCCGCGACCAGAGGCCTCAGCTGCATCGGCCGGAAAGAGTTTCTTGATCTCCTTCTTGGCCTTCTCGTGCTTGTCGGTCGCCGTCTTCGTGCTCACCAACGTAAAGGCCAAGTCAGCCCACTCGTTGTTGGCGCTCATGTCGACGACCTTGATGCGCTCGATATCCGGCACCGGAGCCTTCGGATTGCCAGGGGTGCGGCCGGTCTGGACACAATCCCAGAAGTCCTTCTCCATCTTCAGCAGATCGTACTGGTACATCGCGTCAGCGAGGATCTCTTCGCGGAAGTATTGGCCACCGCCAGTGATGATCGAGATGAAGCAACTCTCGAGACCGACGCACAGCATGTTGTGCTGGAGCTGCGGGTAGTATTTCTCGATCGCCTTCTCCTTCGAGAAGTTGAACGGCAGCATGAACTTCGCCTCGAACACGGCGAACGGGGCCTCGTTCTCTTCCTTGGTGACGAGGCCGTCGACCGTGGCGTGAGCGAACCCCCACTCCGAGAAGAAGAACTTCTTCTGCGCATCAACGATCAGGAAGCCGGTGTCCTTCTCGAACCAGTCGAGGTTCAGCGGCTCAGTGGTGTTGCCGAGTTGAACGACCAGCGAGTCCGACAGGTCTTCGGGTGCGACCTCGCCTCGCTTCTCGGCCCAGAGCTTCTCGATGGCGATCTGATCGCCAGAAGCGATGATGCGTGCATCAGAGCCGCCGATCGACTTGCGCCGAGCGAGCTTCGCTTCATCGGACATCTGGAGGTGTTTGGTACGTGAGAACATTTGCATTGTGGCGGACCTTTGCAATCAAGCAATCGATGGGGTGCGGTACTGCCTCCACACAGCCTTGTCTCCGAGGCTGTCGATGAAGGCTAAGTGGGCTTGCAGCTCTTCGTCTGAGAGCCTGCTTTTGAGTGGCTTTCGTCGCGGCCGGATGTCGCGACGTTCGATCTTGAGTTCGGGCGGCCTCTCTTGCAGTCCCATGTGGAATTGCCGCCCACCACATAGTTCGACGTAGACCTCCGCCAGCAACTCGGAGTCGAGCAGAGCGCCGTGAAGCGTTCGGTGCGATCGGTCCACGTTGAAGGCAGAGCAGAGCGCATCGAGCGTGTGCCGGGCACCTGGCCGAAGCTGCTTCGACAAAGCCAGAGTGTCGACAACCTCGTTTCGAAGCGGAGGGATATCGAGCCGGCCAAGCTCCGCATTCAGAAATCCGATGTCGAACGGAGCATTGTGTGCAACCAGTCGATCGTCGCCGAAGAAGTCCAGAATAGAGTCTGCTACGCGGGAGAAGATCGGCTTGCCGCGAAGAAATGCGTTAGACAAGCCGTGGACTGCAAAGGCTTCCTTCGACACCGGGTACTGCGGATTGATGTAAAGGTGCAGCTTCTCTCCCGTGGGAACTAGGTCAACCAGTTCGACACATCCGACCTCGATGACCCTGTCCTTTTTCTTGTCGAGACCTGTCGTCTCTGTGTCGAAGACGATTTCACGCATTCACTCGGCACCAACTGGTTCGATCCCATCGTCGCGCATGCGAGAGATGGTGAGGTTGAACAAGCGGTCGGTAATCGCTTCGGCCGCAGCCATGACGGCCTGTCTCCTGGTCTCAACGAGGTGACGGCGAGACGGGTCGCGACAACCGAGGATTATCTCGGCCTCATAGGCCTTGATGTAGGCTTCGAAGGCCTTTGTGGCAGCCGAAAACTCGGCGTAAGCATCAAGCGTTCTCTGACTCAAAAATGGACCTCTTCGAATGTGACGCCTTCACCTGGGATGATCGAGAGATCCTCGCGCAGTCCGGTGATGATGAAGCCGGTCGTCCGCGTCTTGATCTCGTGAACGTTCTGTCGGTTTGGTTTTCGGTTCGGGCAGTACACCTTGTGGACGATTTCCTGATCGCCGCCCCGAGCCAAAACGACAGCAGCCTTTTTCAGCGGCTCTGGTTGAGCCGCGCGATTGCACCAGCGCAGCCATTCCATGACGCCCAAAGCACGGTCGATGTCGTGTGTCGCAAAAGATGCGCGAGATGAGCCGTCGTATGGCTTCATTGCCGACAGGAGGCGAATGCGCTCAAGCTCTTTCAGATCGGCAATTGACATGCCGACCATGTTCCAGCCGCCGGATCGAGCCCCAGAGGAGAGCCATCGGCGTTCTTGATCCGGAAGCTTGTCTATTGTCTCGACCGCCTCAGTCAGAAGCATCCAGATCACGTCACGATGTCGCGCTTCCTCACCTTTGAGGGCGCGAGCCAGCTCGCCACCATGGGCGAGCCAGCTCATCGCTAAAGTTCGGCGCTCATGCGTATTCGAGTTGATCATCGTTCACAGGAGCCGATACGGGTTGGGTTCGAAGGCGAGTGGCACGGTATTCGTAGATGCCGTCGCTCAAACGCTTCTGCGTCAGGCTGACAAGGCCAGCCTTTGCGTCGTCGAATACTCGGGAGGCGATCACGTTCAGAACGGAGATTTCCATGCGCCGCTGGCTACGTGCCAAGTCGTATTCGCTGATCTGGATTTGCCGTTCGAACTGAAGGTCTCCCTTCCAGTAGACCAGAACGTCTCCATGAGAGGCGTTCTTGATCCACTCGTAGTATTCAGCGAGAGCGCCAGGGCCGATGTCCAGGACGGTTCTCGCGGGCACTGCTCAGCCCTCGAACTGAGTGTCGCCGACCATCGCCGTGTACATGCCGACGACCGTCGTCATCGTCTCGATGATGTTGCCGAGCTGAGCGACCTGCGCCGCCTTAGCCGCCTCGCGAGCCTGTTCGGCGAGCTCGGCGAGGAAATCCGCGATTGACGGGCCAGCGCCTTCGCTCGGGGAGGTGGTCTGCGCTCTCGGAGCCAGGCCGAAGTCCACGGTATCGATGTTATCGTCGATCATCTGTAGTCTCCTGTTCGATTTGCATTTGAACAAACGGAAAATCAAAGGAGGCGCCCATACACGCCACTAACCGGGCGCCCCCTTACTTGCTCCACCACGGAGTATCGTTAGGCCTTAGAACGGGATGTCGTCGTCGAGGTCGTCCTTGACGCTGCGGCCCTTGCCGCGATCAGCCGTGCGACCACCGGAGCGACCGCCAGAGCTGCCTTCATCGTCACGCCCGCGACCACGAGAAGAGCCGCGACCACTGTCCTCGCTACCGCGACGGCTGCTGCGGGACGACGAACGCTCAGCGCGATCATCACCATCGTCATCGTCACGACTACGACCGCCGCCGCGCGAAGAAGATCGACCGCGACCGCGATCGTCAGCATCGTCGTCATCACGACGACCACCGCTGTCGTTAGAGATGTTGAGCTCGACCTTTCCGCCGAAGGCGGGGACGACGACTTCGGTCGTGTATCGGGTGGCACCAGTGTCCTTCTCCTCCCACGAGCGCGTCTGCAGCTGGCCTTCGATGTAGACCTGATCGCCCTTCTTGACGTACTGCTCGATGAAGTTGATCGTGGCCTCGTTCCACACCACGATATTGTGCCACTCGGTCTTCTCTTTACGCTCACCCGAGCGCTTATCCTTCCAGGTCTCCGACGTGGCGACCGAGAAGTTGGCGACATATACGTCGCCAGCCGACCTGATTTCGGGGTCCTTACCGACCCGTCCCAGCAGGATCACTTTGTTGATTGAAGCCATTCAGCTTTCTCTCCTGTTTCGTCGTTTGCACTAGCATGCGGTTTGCATTCATGCAAGCGCAAAATCAAAAATCTGGATCGACGAATAGGTTCGTGGTGGTATCGAACTGGAGATCGACGACACCAAGATCACCCGCGATCCGTCTCAAGCGTACTTTGTTGATGTAGATTTGCCTTTCCGTGTTCTCGTGATCCTCTCCGTGGACGACGATGCCAAGATCGCTCTTGTTACTCCAGTGCGCCGAGTCCGAGATGTTGTAGAGGCCTGGGATCGTTTTGGGATCGATCTTCGTCGGGTGAGCGACAACAACGACCGCGCATTCGAACTTCTTGCCGAACCTCTTCATCTTCCGGATAGCGTCGCCAGTGTACTCAGTGAGCGACTTTGTGGTTGACCGGCGATGTTCGAGCTCGTTCCAGGGATCGATGATCAGCATCCTCACGCCGTCCCGGAAGACTGCTGTCGCCGCCTTATCGAGCACGAAATCGAGGTCCATCTCGACATCGTCGCCCTGTTCATCGTAGTCGATGAACCGGTAGTATCGTTCAACGAATGCTCTTGCCCTCTGCGCCTCCTCTGATGTCCAACTGCCGATCGGCTTCTTCAGGAACGCTGTCATCAGCTCGTTCGCAAGGAACGGCTTGACGAGCTTTTCGCCAGAGAAGATGGCCTGCGGCCATTTGTGGCGCTCGGCCATGCTGACCGAGACCTGGTTGATAAAAGTCGACTTTCCCGAGTTGGGAATGCCTGTGCAGACGATGAACTGGCCGGGATAGATCTTCATCTTCTCGTCCAGCATCTTGCTGATGCCAGTCTCCAGCATCGTCGGCATATCCACTTCGGGATAGTCCGACAGCTTGAAGAGACCACGGATCGGCCACGGCTTCGCCAGCTCGATGATCTCGCGCACCTTCTCGACGCCGAGGTACTTCTTGACCTCGTTCAGATCCTTCGGGGCGCGGAACGTCCGCTTCTTGCCGGCGACCGGCACGACCTCGTCAGTCGGATAGGTGATGAACCGGCAGCGAGCGGCGCCGATGCGGCGCACCAGCTCCTTCGCCAATCGCCGGCCGGGCTCGTCATTGTCGGTAGCGATGATGTGCGTCTTGACCAGCATGATGCGTTCCATCAGCCGGCCCATGAACGAGAACTTGTCGTCGTCCTCGGGGTCGATGTCGTGGTCGTCGTCCGGCACATGGATCAGCCGGCCGAGCTTGTCACGGGCTGGCGGCGCTCCGTCCGGAACCGAGATGGTGTGCGGAAAGCCGCTCTCGATCGATGCAAGGCAATCGAACTCGCCCTCGACCCAGATCAGGGAAGCGGTGTCGCATTGCAGCTCACGGTGCGTCTCGTCGTTGAGCAGGATGTTCGCGTTGTAAACCGTCTTCACAGCGTTCTTGCGCTGCCGGAACATCCTCTGGCCGTCTTCACGCCAGCGGTACTTGGTGTTGACCTCCTCGTCGCGCTCGAAATATGGGATGCAGAGGACATTACCCTTGGGGTCCGGAACGATGGACCCATCTCGCAAGAGCGTCCCGCTGTGCAGACCCATATCCGCCGCCAGCTCGACGCTCAGTCCTCTTTCCTCGATCCCCCTCGTGTGGGCTTCGCTTAGCATTATCGTTGATAGCTCCAGTCGTGCCGCAATGATGACAGTTGTAGACAAGGCCTTGAGAGTCGATCTTGACGCTCAGGCATTTCAGCTTTCGATGTGACGCCTTTCTGTGTTCTGAGCAGAATGGACAGGTGGTGTACTGATTGCCGTAGCTCTGCCGGCGCAGCTTGATCCCCAGCCGCGCCGCCTCGTTGAAAACATCCATCCGGTTCTCCGGCTAGATCGCGACGTTCCGCCTTGATCGGATCTCTTCCGATCGCGACATGACGAACGGCTTGTCGTCCCACCGGCCTTGGTTGAGCCAGGTGAGGGGATTGCACCACGGCCTGTCGTCACGCTTACGGACGTAGGCGCGAAGACCTGCCATCAAGTCTGAAAATTCGACCTCTCCATCGCGCCTGATCATGTCGAACTTCTTCTTGACAGCGATCTTCCCGACCTTGTTGGGATACATCTGCCAGAAGCGTTCGAAGGCGTCGGACGGCCACGGATCGACCCGCGACTGCGTTGGTCGATCATTATCTTCCTTGGTATCTTGTTCTGTATCTAGGTTCTGTATCAAGGTGTCGTTTTGTGAAACAGGGGGTGTCGTGCTGAGCGACAGGGGGTGTCGTTCTGTACGACAGGGGGTGTTTCCCTCGACGACAGGGGGTGTAGTCGTAGACGACGTGTGGTCTGGCTCAACAGCCGGAGTCTCATCCGGGATGAGGGTGATCTCGTCGTCGTCGATCTGACGGGTCGACGGAAGATCCAGGTTCAGCTTGTAGACCGACGATCGCTGGCCGCCGTTAGCGTGGCTTCTCCTGGTGATCGACAGGATATCGTCTTTCTCCATCTCGGAGATCAGCCGAGCAACGGTGCTCCGGACGAGGCCGGTCATAGCCGACAGCGTCGACTGCTTGATGAACATCTCTCCAGAGTCGTTGGCGAAGTTCGCCATGATCAGCAGGATCAGCTTTTTCGACGTCGAGACCTCTTCCCGGACGAGATTGCAGGCCCACGACAGTGCTCTGTGACTCATTGGTATTTTCTTCTTGGTGGCTGAGGTTGACCCGCAATGCGGAATTGGCGTATTAGCTTGAATGCAAACAAACAGTCAAGCCGCTGCAAATTGAACGGCCTGGCGGAATACGCACTAGGTGTTGTTTTATGGGAATTATTCGCGTCGCCGGTCTCGATCCGGCGTTTGCACATTTTGGCGTTGCGAGGGCAACGTTTGAGACGGACACTGGCGGTATCGTCGTCGACCGCATCAGAACCATCGAAACGGAGCCTAGGACCGAGAAGACGGTCCGCAAGAACTCCGATGACCTTCGCCGGGCTACAGAGCTGTTCGAGGCGATGCATGAAGAGGTGGACGACTGCGATGTTCTGTTCGCGGAAATTCCTTCAGGAGCGCAGCATGCGAGGTCTGCGTTGGGGTTCGGCGTAGCCCTTGGCGTGCTGGCTTCTTGCCATGCGCCGGTCATTCAGGTGATGCCGCTGGAAACTAAGCTCGCGTCGGTTGGGTCAAAGACTGCGACCAAGCCGGAGATCATCTCGTGGGCCGCCGGCCTCTATCCTGACCTTGAGTGGAAGCGCTACGCATCCTCGTCCAAGAAGGGCACGAAGTCTCGGAATGCAGGTGATTTGCACGACGACAACGAACACGCAGCCGATGCGTGTGCAATCATCTATGCTGGGGTGAATACGCCCGAGTTCAAACAGCTCATGCGGCTTATGCAGTCCACCCAAAAGACCGGTTGATTCGCCATTTTTTCACTTGCATTTGTTTTTTGCTCGCGCTAGTTGGTCGTTAGCATAAGAGCAAAAGATCATGTTCGGCAATTCGAAAGCAAGAAGAACGAGATAATACAACCGTTGGAGGTGCATGCCTCCGACGACTCGTTTACTCATGCTTAGAATTATAGGACTCGACATGACTTTGGAAAATGCGGGGAACATGGCAAATCCCAGGGACGCCGTTATTGAATGGATCGACCACATTCTTCAGCGCAAGAATTGGAACGGTACGGATTTAGCCAGGAAGGCGGACCTTGCGCCTTCGACTATCCTTCGTCTCATGAACGACCCGAAGCATCAGTACATCCCAACGCTGAGGACCTTGCAGAAGATCGCTGAAGCCTCCGGCTATCCGATCCCTCGCAAGGTCAGTGAGGCCATGGGCGCTGGTTCTATGGAGGCTCCGGAGGTCCCTGAGGACGCGCCCAGCGGACGTCGGTCCCGTCAATATCGCGCGCTCAGCGTCGAGGTTCGCTACATCTCATCCCTGCCGGCGGCTATCCAGGCTCCCTCGAACAACAAGCGCGAGTCCTTCGTGCCTGCGATCCCGCAGCTTGATGGCGACGACACGTTGTTTGCTTGCTACATGCCGGACGATACGCTTGAGCCCTGGATTAAGGCCGGCAGTTTGCTGTTCGCATCGAAGCGGCGCGATCCGGTGCTCGGCGACCTCGTTATCGTGATCGACAAGGAAGGACGTTCGCGCGTCCGCGCTCTGGCCAGCATCAATTCGACCGGGCTGAAGCTGTCCAAGACGATGCCGATGAAGCCTGACGAAGAGATCAACTTCGATAAGGTCTCAGAGCTGGCGATTGTCTTGGCCGTTGTGCGGACGTAATCAATCGCGACCGCACAACACCTTTGTGATCTTGTCCGTAAGATCCGACATCGTCTTCCGTGACGACATGATCTGATCGGGCGTGAACTCTTCCTTCAATTTCTGAAGCTCGGAGAGCCACGCCTTATCGATCTCCAACTGCGCGGGATCGACCCGAGACTCCCATTCATCTCGCTTGATCTTGAGGTCGATCTTCGCGATTTCAAATGATAGGTAGTCTCGAAATTCCTCGAGCGCGACCTTCGCCTCGTTGAGCGGCTGGTCCACCCGATATCCGGCCATGGCGATCTGTTCCACAATTGACGGGATACGGTCGCGGAAGCGGGCGTTTAGTGGCTGGTGAGGGAAGGTAGCCGGCGCGGCTTCATGTTTTTCGGACTGGGCGCTTTGTTGCTCGTTCATTTCCTGCCTTGACCTTGGACTTCGTTGAGACGTCCTTCTTGGCGGCTTCCTGATCTAAATCGGTCGGCTTATAGGGCTGGAGCCCTCTGTCGACAGCCGACAGCGCGAGGGCAACTGCCTTAGTGGCTCCGCGCTTTTCATATGCTGCTATCGCCGGAATTGTGAGCCCTAGCCAGTCGGCGACTTCAGCGAGCGTAAGACCGCGTGAAACCCTCCACGTCCGGAAGTCGGTCCCAGACAGGAACTTTCGCGATGGGCTTCGTGTAGATGGTTTGGCCACGATAATCTCGCTAGTTGGTGGTAATCCAAGCTAGCGGTACAGGTCAGTGTGCGCAACGGCGCCTAGACCGGGAGCAGCCATTGCGCGCACTTTGTCGAGCTACCGGTTCGCCTCCACGACAATACCTTGGACCGTTGTTCCGTCGGGCCCAAACCGCTTCCAAGCGATCGAACAAGACTGCTTGACGTCCTTGGAGAGTGTCACGAGTGTCGCCTGCACGGCGTCGAGAAAGCGCTTCTCATCCAGTCGTGAGTTCGTGAAGCCAACGCCATTTAGGACGGTGTTGAGCGCGTCCTTGTCGACCTTCATGCCGACACACTCGCTCTCGACAAAATAGGCGATGGCAAAAAGTCGGACATCGGATGGCAGCTCGGCACGAGCCGCAGAAATTGCGGCAAGCATGATGCCTGCCGCAAGAACTGCACGTTTCATTTCACACCTGTTTTCTGTTTGGCCGGTTCTTCGGCGGGGAAGAGCCGGGTGTAGTGCCCTTGCTTCCATTGGCCTTCAACGATCGGAGCGGCTTCTGTCCTGGTGACAGGGTCCGACACGGTGTGCCACTTCGGCCCAGGGCTCTTGAGAGACTTCACGTAGTAAAGGCTTTGATCATTCTTCTGCGTCACTTATCCTCCGACTCGGACGAAACGCTGGGTCTTTATGCAAAGTCCGGCGCATCATATCCATCACAATCGAAATCCTCGGGTTTACGATAGTCGCTGTCGTGGTGGTTCGACAATCGTCTCTGGCCGAGTGTCACAAGCAGCAGTTCGTCGGTCTCAACATCCGTATCGAACGCCGCGCGATCAAGAACAACAACGTTCTTCCAAGCAGGATCGGGCATTGATTTGCCTCAAGAAGCCATGTTCTGGCGGGTGAAGTTTGAAGCGCCCACGCCGTGGGCGATGATGGTGATGTCTGCCTTTCCGCCACAGCGGGCTCCGCCGCAGAGCAGGCAGTCCGCGCACTGGATTGCCTTGTTCATCTCGTGCGATGCTGGGCAGTGCCCTTCGCCGCTGAGCTTAGGGTCGTCGGGCGAGCGCACGCGGAAGGTGCGGAAACCAAGGGCTTTGGCTCGGTTACGCTCCTCTTCGGAGTCGCAGGAGGCCATGCAGAACTCGGCGAGCTCTGGGCGCCGTTCCCAGAGATGGGTGTAGCCGCTGAGGAATTTGACCTTGCCCAGGATGGTCTGCCAGACGCTCGATGGAATGGCTCCAGGATCTCCGTAGGAGCCGACTCGAACGCTCCGCCTGGCTAGAAGGCTACGAGCCCGCACCGGCTCGACGGCGGCGTATACACCACGCTGGAATGCGTTGAAGACCACACGCGGTCCGTGGAAGAGGGTGACGTAGCAGGACCGGCCTACGTTCCTCGTGGCGTTGCCATCTTCGACGACTGACCCTCGATGACGACAGTCGAAGCACACCGAATAGTCGTCGCCAGTATGCACGGCTTGGACCGGGTTGATGTCCGACCTCATGATGTAGGTCTGGACCATGTTGCCGGTCTTGGTGTTGAAGCCGCCGCTCATCAGGCCTGTCGCAATGCCTACGATCGGCTTGCCGTCGATCTGTGAAGGGCCTCGATAAAACACAAAGCCTTGCATCTGCTCTCCTTATTTGTTTTCATGCAAATCACCTGGCGTGGCTGATCAGCTACAGAGTTCGTCCGTAGAACGGCTGGTTCTCGAAGCTGCTGTTAGGGTAAGTGGTGAACGGAAGACCGACGCCGAGCTGCCTCAGCCTTGCGCAAAACAGAAAATCGCAACGCTCCGGGTAGAGTCGCTTGTTGGGCACAAGCGACACGGCGGTCAGGCGTTCGGCAACGCTCGTGAAATCGAAAGACGAGCTGCCGTAGGAGTAGATGACGTGGTGCAGAAGACCGCCCTGCTGATAGACATGCCACGTCCTTCTGTCAGTGTCGTAACCGAGTAGCAGCGTCCGGTCCGGTCCGAAGACGACACCAATCTCGGCGTCGCGCGGGTTGTCGAACCCCTGCAACTGCTCCAATTCTTTCGGCGTCATGCGCCAACTCCATATCAGGTGATTGCATTGCGTCGTTAATTGCTTTCAAGCAAACGTTGCGACGCAGGTTTAGATGAGAACGTAAAGCGGAAGGAACGCTATCTTGCCGAACTCCGAAGCACGATCTCGCATGCTGTTCAGGAAGCAGCGACGGTCGTACTCGTCATACTTAAAGCCGTCCTCGCTTTCCTTGAGGTGCTGCATGTCGATGACGACGACCTCTTCACCAGACTTCGGAATTGCCAGAATGGCAATGAAACTGGCATCTTCGAGGTCGAAGCCGGAAACGAGTTCACCGTCGATCGTGCTGCAGCCGGCGATTTCGAGATGCTCGAAGGTTGTCCAGTCCGGCTCGATCCAGTTCAGGTGCTTGAGAAGCGACGTCTTCGACTTCGGCTCGTCGATGCACACGGTGTGGATGTGCCGCATTCGCGCTTCGTGCTGTGGCTCGCACACGTCGCCGTTCGTCAGCGTGACGCGCAGCTCTTCGATCGGGATGTACTTGCGCGTATCGGTGTAGAAGATCGTCTCGTAGTAGGCGCGAAGCCCTTTGATGTCGGCATAGCCTCCATCGTAGAGCTCGTTGTTGTCGGAGCAGCCGCCGTGTGCGAATGTGATGAGGCCGGTCTCGATCGACGCGTGAAACTGCTCAAGACGGCCAAGGCGGCCATGTCCTTCGATTGCGACGATGTCGGGGTTGTCTCTCCAATCCTTTGTCCGCTTGGCTCTTCGCATGGACACTCTCCTTCGTTAAGGCCGGCTGTAGCTGACCTAGATGCTGGTATGAACGATTGATTTGATCGACGCATTTGGCACGAAGCCGAGGAAGCCGTCCTCAGACTCGATGAAAATGCGCTTATCGACGTCGTCATCATCGACATCGCCGACCGTGTACTCGCCGTCTGGCGCTTCTTCATCTCCCTCCACCAGGACCGTATCGCCGGGCTTGATGAGAAGGATCTTGGTTTCGCTAGGCGATGCGACGGCCTTGAGAAACCAATCGTGGCACATTTTCTCCCCGTTGAGGACGAGGTCGCCGTCCACCAGCTCTGCCGCACCGTTCGTCGCGTCGCTGACAGCAATGCGAACGTCGGTGAGTCGGACGAGCTGATCTTCGTCCTCGTGACCAGACGTCAAGAGCTGCTTCACCGTTTCGAAGTTCGGATGGTCCCCCGCCAGGAGGAAGCGCTTCCCCCTGGCGAAGAAGGTGATCGAACAGTCCGTGATGATCCTCGGGATCATGTTGCTCTCCTACGCGGCTTCCTTCATCTGGCCATCGGAGGCCGATTTCAGAAGTTGCAATTTGGTACGGTCAGCCAGCAGCGAAGCGTAGTGAGAGAGCATCGGCTGAGCTTCGACGCGACTGCCGTAGCCGTAGGCGGTCGATGACATCACGGCTCGCAGCAACGGGTAACGCCGCTTCATGGCAACCCACTCTTGGTTCAGTGCGGCTGTCGGACTGGGGACGTCGTTCCGGAGGTTGTTTTCTCCGAGACGAACCAAAGCGTCGGCGGCACGATCGCTCGGCGTGGGGACGAACGAGCCGTTCTCGATGATCCGCAGCGATGCGGCCATTTCAGCCGCCTTCTGATGGAGCGCCTTAAGATCGCTCGGCAACCCATCCGCGTTGCATTCGGAGAACAGACGAAGGTCGCGCTCCATGTCCGTGAGCTTCCGACCGTGCAAGGCGCTGAACTGGGTCTTGTCGACCAGCGCAGTCAACCTCGGGATCAGATTGTCGCCGAGCAGCTCCCAGTTATCCGCCAGCGTGACATCCGCGTTGCTGATCAGGATGCGAGTTCCCTTCGCGATCAGGCCAAGTTGGACGCAGGTCTCGACGACGTCGTCGATCGCACTGAAGTTCATCTGCTGGCGACCGCTGGCGACCCTGTACCATTCCTGGCCGTAGGTTCCCCAGCGGCGGAGGGAGGGCGACGTCTCGACGTAGAGTCCGCCCTCTGCCATGTCGATGTCGACAGTCTCGCGCCAGAGATTGCCGGCACTGTTGACCAGTAGCGTGCGACGCTTGCGAATGGTCCGCTTTGCACGCTCGGCCGGCGTGATCTTGTAGTCGTCGAGATCGACGACGTCAGGATTACCCATGGCCGCCAGGACTTCACTGCGACAATCGCGCTTGCAGCGGATCCAGAGCAGCTTCTTGCCGACCAGATCGGCAAGCGCGAAGCGCTGTGCGGAATAGCTCGGGTTGTGCTCGATCACGATGGTCGCGTCCGCCGGCCAGGTCGACAGGACGTTTTCGGAAGAGAATTTCTCGAACGAAGACCACCCCTCGCCGAGACGCATCATCTTGATGTCGCTCTTGTCGAGCCAGTGGCTCAGCTTGTAGCCATTCCAGGAGACGCGCTTGCGAACTTCGTCCATACACCAGGAGCCGAACGGCTTCATGGCGCTGTTGAACGCCTCATTTGCAGAGAACCAGTTCGAGGCCGCACTTACGGCCTCCTGGATCTTTGCAACAAACGACTCTTCGTACTCGGCAACGAGCTGCTCGATCGTTGCCTTGGTCACGTCGTCGTAGGCGAGATCCTCGCGGGACAGCGTCACACGCAGGCTACCGATCTTGGCGTCGAAGACGATTGCTTCGCTCGGATTGAGGAAACCGGAATGCTTGATGAGGTGCAGATTGATGGGATACATAACGCAGCCCATGCGCACCTGCGGGCCGATAAACGGCACGGTGTTGCCGTTGTAGACGGTCCAGTTCTCGCCGGCCATGGTGACGACCGGCTCCTTCCAGCCGAGATCCGGATAGATCTTCGGGCGCGGCTCGAACGACCACAGGATGGTGGATGCCTTGCTGCGGAAGGTGGGGATGTCGTTCCGGCGGACACCGAAAGAGATTTCCATCCCGGACGGTTCGTTGCTCTCGCCGGAGAACATCAGCCGCATAACCGGACTGCCGTTGATGTCGAGCATCATCTCGTAGGCGTGCATCATACCGTCGTGGTAGCTCGTGACGGAGTAGGAGCCGGCGCCGCCTTCGCTAATCAGGTATGCGAACGGAGAGAAGCGGCCGAGACCCCAGCCGCCGACCGCGCTGTCGTCCGAGCGTTTGGTGCTCTCGTACATGCGCGCCCAGATGTTATCCATGTCTTCCGGCGACATACCGGGGCCGAAGTCCCGCCAGCGGCACGTCGGATCGACCTGCGTCGGCAGATGCAGTTCGAAATTCCCGCGCGAAGCGTCCCAGGCGTTCGCCGAAATCTCGCGCATCGCGTAGCCGATCTTGTCCGAAGCGACGCCGGAGATCTGCGCGTAGAACGATACGGCGTTCGCCGAGATAGTGATGCGGGTTTCCTTCTGGACACCAGCGGCGATGTCGGTGTGGTTCTTCAGTCCGAGTTTCATTGTTGGCCCCTTCAGACGGCGACACGACGGTCGCGATTATTGATCTCTTCGAGCAGCACGTCGAACGTGATGCCGTTGTCTTCGAGAAAGTCCGCGACGCGCCGTGGATACATCCACACGAGGTCTTGGATGTTCTTCGGTTCGATGTCGTCGTCGAACATCGATGACTGCGTGTATGGCTGATAGGGCTTCTTGACATACGGAACGTAGTCAGAGCAGCTCCGCTCGATCACCAATGACGTCTGGTCGATCGCAACCATGTGGTCGCGAAGCTCCAGAAGGTGCTCGACATCGAGGGCTTCGGTCGGGCCATGCTCATCCGAGTATCCGACCGACACATTCGAGCACTCGTCGACAAGCGGCATATAGATGCGCGTGTCGGTGAGTACGCCGGTTGCGTCGAGCTTGAACCGCTTCGGTAGCTGCTTGGCCAGAGAAATGGCAAACGCATCGGAGCAGCAACGCTGTCCCTGATGCGTGATGACCGAGTCAGTTCCCCTGCGATCGAACGCAACTGCGATCCGAATGCCATCGAGCACTTCGGGGGTTTCCATTGCGATCGACGACGAGCCGATACAGCCGATCTCTTCCGAGCGATGGAAGATGTAGAGACCGGGGACTTTTGCCTCGATCATCTGCATCAAAATCCAAACGCCGGCTGCGTCGTCTGCACCAAGGCAATTGCTCTTGCTGCCCTTCGGCAGTGCGATGTGCTTGCCGTTCCAGGACAGTTTCTGAAAGCCGTCCTGGCGATGGACCGAGTCCGTGTGGCACGACCACAGCACGGTCGGCTTGTCTTTACCGATCGTGATCATGTGGTTGCCGAACTTGTCCTCGGTCGTTCCGAGGGGAGCGATGAAGCGCTTGATGAACTGCCTCTCGCTTTCAGATCCAGCCGGCCTACGATAAGAGAGCATCGCGAGAAGTTTGGATACGTCTGGGTTCATGGTCATGTCCTCACGACGCACGCAGGATTGGATCGTAGTAGGGGATGTCGTCCACGATCAGGTACGCCGCACCCCGGCCGCTGGCATTATTCCCGCCGCGTGCTTTGGCCTGATTGGCATTGACGATGCGTTCGTTATTAGGATGGACCCACTTGCCATCCTTCATCACCAACTCGCTTTTCGGAAAGCGGCGACCGGTGATTGAGCAGAAGGCGCCATGCTCTTTGAAGTGCGCTTCCGACCAAAATCGGCCGTCCGACATCGGGACACGCTGTTCGCGCGGATAGATCTTGTTCGAGCCGGCACAAGTAAACGCATGTTCAGAGATGGCTCGGCGCGACCACCACTGATTGACGCCCTCGACAAACGCGAAATCATGCGCCGGCATCGGGCCGTCCCACTTGGGGCAGTAGCGAAACAGCGGGGAATAGCCGCCGGTCCCGCCGCACTGGATGAAGATGTCATCGTTAGTGACGGAGGACGTGGAGATAAAGTGGTCCCCCTTATCGACGGCATAGTTGATGTCGTCGAGATAAGGCATCACATAGGTGCCTTGGCCCTTGTCAGCTTCGATCTTCAGAAGCTTCGCGCCGTTCATAAAACGACGGTCATCGTCCATGAAGTTGCGGACGTAGGTCCAGCCCTCAGCGTCGAGTGCTGCAGAAAGACGCTGTTGGTCTCCATAGCATCGGCCGTACAGCTTCTTCGCGGGGAAGCAGACAGCGCGAGATTGGATTTGGCCGCGCGAGTTCTTGGTGTAGACGACCGCAAGATCGCCGCCGGCGTAAGCTTCGACCGGCATGCAGGGCAGATGGCGGAAATCGTGCGAGCCGTCCATGCACGAAGACGGGCCTGTCTTGTACACCATCGCAATTTCTTCGCGGGTGTAGGCGAAATACAGATCGGAGTTAGGATCGATGGATGCGATCAGCTTCCGTCGCGTGTTGTCGTCGACGTCGGGGTAGAAGCGGCTGATGTAGCGGCCGGGCGACAAGATGGTGCGCCGGTCAATGATCGCCAGATCCTCCGACTCGGTGAACTCGATCTTGGTGTGATCGGACGGAGCGATATGGGCGAAGTGATCAGCGATCGGCTGAAGCGTCCAGCCATCGGGGAGCGGACGATAGTGGCCAGCTTCGATGCGCTGCTTTTCACGGGCACGCCAATCGGGGGCCTGGCTCTTGCGGCGGCACTGCACCTTCACGCCGAGTCGGGCTTCCCAGACCTTTGCCTCGCGGCCGGCGTCGCTGCCCTTTTCGAAAGTACCAGCTTCTGGGATCGGCTCCTGGATCAGCTCTCCAGACGCATCACGCTTCAGTCTGATGAGATAGAACATTTGCAACCTCCTTTTCGATTGCATTCGTGCGCACGAGATGACGTGCGCAGTCGCCCGGACCCTTTCGGGCCAGGTGCTCGCGCATTGATGAGTGGTGGATGATTAGTTCGAGTGTCGGCTTACGCCGGTCTGTCTCGGGCGTTGTAAACGCGGAGCCGTGAGACCCCGTCTTCTGATACGATCATGATGACCTGCTTGATCATTGGAGTCGCTGAGCGATGCTTCCTTTGAGCAAGTTACCGGTCTGTCACGAGCGTTATACATTCGGGGTCGTATGACCCCGTCTTCTGGAACGATCATTCCTTAGTCCATCCATTTCGATGAAGCCTTTCTGTCGAAACTCTTCGCGATGCTGGATGGACGGTCTATCTCGAGGATTGTAGCTACGGAGTCGGCGGACTCCGGATGCGGTGTGGACCATCATGACTGATGACCGCCCTTTCTCTGGCGTATGGTTCTTGTTTCAAATCTGCTCCGTCACTTTTGCTGTTGATCGAATTGTAGTCTTTTTGTTTTTTGTAGTCGGGTAGTCCAAGGTGCCGCTTGTCAGTGCTCCTCAGTCACGTAATCGATCACGAACTTCGACAGTCCATCCTTCATCGCGGCCTCGCGGGCGGCGTGAATGTTCGGATATGCGCCATGCCAACGCTTTCCTGGCCACTTCGCGCGGATCGTCGTTCCATTCAGCCGGGCATAGAGAGTCGGCTTGTCCGGGGTGTCTGCCTTGTCTGCCATGGGATGGATGCGCCCGCCGTGGGGCGGGCGCCTCTCCGTCGTTCGATTACGACAGCTTCGAGATGTTGCTGTTCACGGCCCAGTAGGCGTTGCGGCCATCTTCGGGCTGGATGTAGAGCGAGCGGCTCGGGTGCTCGCGGAACTTCACGATCGTGGCAGTCGAGGTGCCGAAGCCTCGGCGATAGGCGCTGACGCGCTCACCGACGCTGAACTGCTGGCCGCCGATGGTCTTGGTGGTGGAAACGAAGTTGGCGGAAACGTCCGGGATCTCGACGGGGCTCACGAACACAAGGTTTTCGAATTCGTTGCCGTCGATGGCGTCCCGCTCGCTGGTGTAGACCTCCTGGTCGGCGTAGAGCTCACCGTCGCCGTCGCGCAGGACCGCAACGTAGATCGTCGCGGGGCCGTTCTGGAGGTTCTTGACCCGCAGATCGCCAGTGAGATGGTCGCCTTCCAGGTCGAACTGGCCGACCACGATGTCGCCATCCGGATCGGTCGACTGGATGACGATCGGGTAGGTCGCGCCTTCGATGACGGTCAGAACCTTGACGTCGGTATGGCCGGCGTCGTCGTCGTAGTTGTCGACCAGTCTGATCGGGCGGTTGTAATCGATATCGCCGATCGGCAGGGCCGCGCTGGAGGACGAGGCGACGGCTGCGTTGGTGCTGGGCATTTGGTGGTCTCCTGTGGTGCGCTTGGCCCTGTCGCCCCCGGACGGCCTTGCGCGTTTCGATCTGGTGGGGCGAAGCGTTTTCACGTCCGGTCATTTGCATTCATGCAAATGATGTGGTAGTCCTCGGACATGCAAAAGAGTGAGTTCGTCTGCGGCCTGCCCTGGCTTTCATCGAAGCCGGAGCGGGCGATCTTTTCTGATCTCGAATATGCCTGCGTTTACGCGGTCGGCCCGACAGGCGGGCGGCCGATCAAGATCGGCTGGGCTCGGCAGTTGAAGGACCGGATGCAGGCGATCCAGCTTGGCTCGTGGAAGGAGCTGCAAATCCACGACATCGCGTGGACAGCCGGCGATATGCTGGCGATCCGCCTCCACAACGAGACGACGGCACTGTTCGACAAAGCCAACCGCCGACTGTGCGGCGACTGGTTCGATGTGACGGCCGACTTCGCCTCGCAGGCGCTGCGGATTGCGGCCGAGAAGTCGGGTGTCCCGACGTTCTCACATGGCGAGATGCTGGAGCGGGTGAGGGCGATACGTCAGGCTAAAATTGACGCTGCGATCAAGGCAGCGTGACGGAAAGCGCAGGGGCAATTGTCGCCTGCGACTGTGCCATGTCGCGCCGAGGCGTTTGGCCTGCGTGCTCGCTGCACAGAGACGAAAAGGTCTCGCGTGTCGTAAGCGACTCCGGCGTAGCAAGTTGGTGCTGTGCCTTACCGTTAGCCAGGTCGTCCAACGCGATGAACTTGCCGCATTCGTCGCACTTGATTTGGTTCGTGCGTGTCAACATCGCTTATCAACCTCCTGCGGTAAGGTTCAAGATCATCAATGCAAGTTCGCGAGATGGCGGTACAAGATGACGCCATCACGGGTCGATACGTATCCGCTACCGCGAAGAAACCCGTCGTCGCAGTAAGCTGGCGACTGCTCTGCGAGGCCCTTTCGGGCGAGAGCTCGGACAGCACACCTCGTTTGGTATAACGTCAGCCCGGTTTCACTCATCACGCTGTCATATGAAGCGACGCGTTCGCTTTCCGTGGCCTCGACGAGCACTGCGAGGCACATGAATTGTCGATAACTGATCTTGATCTCAGTAGCGCCGTCAGCAACCGCCGGCCTCTTGGATGAGACGGCTCTGATGTACATCTCTGTTAGCCGATCCGCATCTTCGTGATGGAAGTGAGGGCTGTAATAGGCCCGCACAATCTCGCGGAGCGATGGCTCCGGGGTGTCGCACCCAGGAAGGGTCACGAGTGTTTCGAACATCTTGCTCATAGTGAAGGGCTTCGCGGACGGTAAAAGTGTTTCAGAAGAACGCGCTGTCGTCGTAGGCATAGGGATAGATCGCCTGCGTCTCGTCACCATCAGCGAAGACGACAACATCACCAGGAGCGACCTCACAGACCGCGCGGGCGTCCCATCGTCGATGGATGAAATCGGGACGCCCGAACACGCGGACCGCGTTTAGGTACCGATCGTCCTTGAAGCCGACGAAGTGGAGCATGTGGCCTCCTGTGCCGGCGGCAGTATCGACACCACCAGAGATGTCCAGCCCGGCTCGATCGTCTGCAGATAGTCGTCGAATTGACCACGGTCAGCGCATAGCTTGTCGGGGTACAGTTCCTTGTTCGGATAGTTGACTACATTCAGCACGTAACGCATTTGAACCTCCTGCTAGGCTGCGACCTTCATCACCGGGCGAGCCTGCTTCTTGGCTCGCTTCGTCCGCAGCATGCGACGGGCGATCTTGTGCGAGAAATCGCCGTGCTCAGAGACGACCGCTCCGGCCAGAGACCCGTCCAGATTGATGCGTGTCGCACCGGTCCGAACGTTGCGTAGATATTTGTAGCCGCTGACGTAGTCGCGGATGGCCAGCCGGATCGAGCGGCGCGAAAGGTCGGGCGCGGCCTCGAAAACCTGCTTGTGGATGCCGATCGCCAGCGGGCGCTTGTCCTTGCCCTTGCCGGCAAAGCACGCCGGGAAGCGCTCATGCAGGATCTTTCGCGTGGTTGCGGCAAGCAACGTCGATGTCGTCATTATGTTTCTCTCTGGTAGGTGATGGCTTTACGCAGCCGTTCGATCTCGTCTGCGGCTTCGAGCATCATGGGCCACGAGTTGCCAATCGGCTTGCCGTTATCGTCCTTCGCTGGGCCGCCGCGACTAGCGACGAAGCGTCGGATACGGTCGACAATATCGTTGCTGTCGACCCGGTTTGCGTCCTTGTCACAGGTGCCGAACAGGCAACTTCCTGCGGGGAGGAATAGGAAGTCGTTGCCCATCTGTTTCTGACACCGACAGTCGCTAGATGTTATATCGCTTGCCATGACAGCGCTCACAGGTCCGGATTGTAAGATTGATCTTTGAGGTAGCAGGGGTATGTTTCGTTGCAATCAATGCCATCCCACCGAGCAATCGCCGCAGCTTTGTCGTCGGGAAGGATATGGCTGGCACAACTGTCGCACGCCTCGATGGCCTTCCGTCCGTCATCGCGCAGAGCGATGATGTAGCGATGGTTGTTGCATGCCTCGCACGTCACTTCTTTCGCCATGGTGCGTCCTTCTCCCAATCGCCGGCCATGATCGAGCCGTAGGGAATGATCTCATCGACGACGCGGCCGATCTGGTACTTGTCGATCTGGGCTCGAACAGAAGCCGCATCCTTATAGGCTTGCGGAAGTTCTGCGAGATCGGGCTTGCCGCAGTAGAAGCGGGCGTCGATGCCGGCCGGAAGCTCCGGCGCATTGTCGCGAAGGAATGCCCTGCGACCCATGTTGCGACCGGCTCCGTGCGGAGCAAAGCCGAGGGCTTCCTTGTTGTTGGTGTGCGCCAACATCAAGATCGGCTCGGCCATGTTCAGGGCAACGAGCGTGAGGCCGGAGTCGTCGGGTGAGAAGCCGGACCAATTCGGGGTCGCGCCCTTGCCGTGGTAGAACAGCCCGTCGCTCTTCTGGAAGACGAAGTTGTGCTCGTTCCAGAAGCGTTCGTCGACGCCGTTGCCGATGGCACGGGCGGCCAGATCGTGGATCGCGAAGTGGTTCGCCTTGGTCCATTCGCGGACAACCTGGAGAGCCTCCCAATAGGCGCGGCCATCGTCACTGTCCGCCTTGATCCAGGCGTTGTGTGCCGGCACCTTCGGGGCGACGATCGCGGTGTGCTTCTTGGCCGCCGCCATGCCGCGCTTGTAGACCTGAGCACCAAAGCCACGCGAGCCGTGATGGGTGACAAGCGCCAGCTTACCGCTTGATTTCACCCGTCCGACGTAGGCGAAGTGGTTGCCGTCACCCTGTGTGGCGAAGTGGGCGCGTGCATAGCCTTCCAGCTCGTGCAGGAAGCGGTTGCCGTCCATCTTGGCCAGGAGTTCCTTCGGAACAAGGTTGTTCGACCTCGAACGCCCGCCGGGTCCAAAATGCGTGACGGCCTGGACGGCGTCGAGCAGGACCTTCGGGTTGTCGTCGCGGCGGAAGGTGCTGATCGCGACCGAACAGCAGATATCCGCCGAGTGGAAGCCGGGATGGATAGCGTCTTCGCAGGAGACGACGCCGCCGACTGGAATCGTGCCTTCGGCAGCGCCGGCGGGGCAAGAGTCCGGCATGACCGCGCCATCCTTGATGGTCGGCACGCGCATCAGCGCATCCATGTGTCGAACGACAGCTTCGACGTTGGCTCGCTCTTGATCAGTGTTGTGATCGATGAAAATGCCATAGGGAAGCGAGTTCGTCCGCAGCGTGATCTCGACCGGCTGCAGCGATTGCAGATAGGTGAAGATCTGATCGTCGCTCAGGCCGTCGCTCCGCAGCTTGTTGGCATCGGCGATGGCCTGTTTGAACCAGCGGCCTGGCTTAAAGCCCCACAGGATCAGTGTGTCTCCGGTGATCATTTGAAATACTTCCTCAGATAGTCCTTGGCGGACTTCCTGTTGGGGGTTACGTCCATTTTGAGGCCGGTGACACTGACGATCCAGAAGCCACTCGGTGTTCTCCAAGCATGCGCGAGCGAGTGTGAGCGCTCGCGCTTTCGGAACACCTTGACCGACTCCTGCCCGCAATCACGAATAGAGTATTCGGGCATTGCCGCCTCCGATGGGTCGTCACTAAGCAAGCGAAACGACGCGATCCAGACCGATAGCGATCTCGCAGACCTTCGTTCCGGGAAGGTAGTCGTTGCGGATCGAGCACGATGCGACTTCGCGCCACTTGCCCTCGCCGAGGCTCAGCTCGATATCGATCGTGCTTTCCGAATACGAAGGCAGGCGGTCACTCGGCACCGTGCGCGGAAGCCGGCCGGTGAAGCGAAGAAGTTCAGGGCACAGCGCGGCGATCACCTCTGCGCGATAGTCGGCTTTGGTGTCCTCAGCATAGATGCACTGAAATTCGAGTTGCCAGAACTCGTTGAAGCGCAGCTTGCTGGCGCTCGCCCCGTCATTGGTTTCGCGGCGGAAGCTTTTGCCGGACTGCCAGACACAGAGCGGAAGCTTCGCCGAGAGTTTCCGGGCGAAGGCGTAACTGGACGGCGTCGTCTCTGCCCGCAGGTAGAGCTGTCCGCCGCCGGCTGTGTGATTGGTGCAGAACAGATCGTCATCGCCATACGATGCGCTGATCTGGTCACGCGGTGACAGACACGGACCTTCCATACGAGTGATGGTCCACGCCTTGTTGAGGCTGATCAGCGAGCGTTTAACGACGGAGACCGCGCGGGACTGAAACATCTCGCGAAGTTCGATTTCGCTTTCGTCCCAGAAGCGGAGCCCGCCGAGACTGTAAAGTGCTTTGCTCATTGTGCGTCCTTAAGTTCAGCGTTGCGCGTCGGCGTTGGCCTTGGCCTTGGGCATCGGCTCCATGCCGACGAGAACCTCAGGCATGAACGGGGTCTTGACCCAGGTGAACAGCCAGTCCCCCGGATACATCGGCGTGCCGTCGAGAAACTGCGACGCGAGCTTTCGAACTTCCTGTCGGATGTACATGACGGTGTTCCTGTTGTGGTGAGGTAAGCTGCGGTCGCCCTCACGAGGAGAGCGACCGCTCATGGCCGGGAAGGAGGGCGAACCGGCCATGATGTTCAGGCGTAGCCAACGCTGCGTCCGCGTATCTTCAGCAGTGCTGCGAAGCCGCGTTCAATCGAGCGATCTGGATTGCGCTGGATACGTGGAAGGATGCGAAAGTCGTCAGCCTTACGAAGCTTGACAGCTTTCCTGCCAGCATCTGCGGCGGAGCGCTCAGACACATAGATGCGATCGGCACTCATGCCGGTTCTCCATCATTGGCTTGTTGAAATTGTTGCGCGGCTTTCCACCGCGCTTGCCGGGTTTGCCGACACCGCTCAGTCGTCTAGCTATTAAGCGGATTGAAACCGCACCCTTACGGGCAAGGTAGCCACCGGACTATTGCGCACGTGTCTTGACCAGACCGGGATTCGGGCACGTGCGCTCAATCCTCCCTAGAGGATCTATTTCCATTGCCAGCTTGGTTCGTTGTTCGGATCGACACCGAACTCCGCTTTGATTATCTGCGCCAAGATTTGCAGATGGTTGTTGCAGGCAATGCAGAAGTGCGTTGCAGTCGAAGCAAGGATAGAAAGGCGGAGCAGCTGCTCCGCCGTCCACCAGACGTTTCTCATCGCAAGGATGTACATATCCGGATCGCCCTTCACGGCCTGGGCTCGCGCCCACATCTTGCCGATCATCATCGCAGCGAAGGGCTCGCAGTCTTCGCTGACAATTGGAAAGCGATCGTCGACGCAAAGGTCAGTCATGTTACGTCCTTGAAATGGCGCTCCAAGCAGGAATCGAACCTACCTCTCCAGCCTGAGAAGCTGGCATCCTAGCCGATAGACGATTGGAGCGTGTTGGATCAGCACGCGATTGCGTATTCCCGCTCCTGCATCTTGCGCATCTTGGCGCAAGCGAAGTTGGCGTGCTTGTTGTTGTAGTCGACGCAAACGTCGAGGCAGTTGCGGCTGCAGATCGGGTCGAGACGCGAATTGTGGGTCGCGTGCCACGCCTCGCGTTCGGACCGCATGTTCGGGCCGACCTTACCAATCGGAGCGCCGCCCTCACGCATGTAGATGATGCAGGGGTAGTGCTCGTCCCCGCACACGGCCATGTCGTCGAGGACGAGGCCGCACTTCGGGGTGTCGGTCTTGGAGACGCCGCGCACTGGCCGACCGGCCTGCAAGTTCTTGATCCGGTAGTTCAGGATCGGGAACTTGTCGAGCAGATCCTGATCGACCTCCACGCCGCGCAGGCGGTCGCCGTCCTGGGCCGCAGGAATGATGCGGATATCGGCAACGCCGAGGCCGGCAGCGAAACGGATGATGTCGTTGACAGTCTTGATATTGTCCTCGGTGAGGACGACGCCGACCGTCGTGTAGGTTGCCGCGCTGATCCGCTCGATGTTGGCGACAACCTTGGCCCATGCGCCTTTGATGCCGCCGGCCATCTTGTCGCCGACCTCGGCGCAGCAAGCGTCCAGCGAGATCGAGAAGTCGTTGACGCCCCGATTGATCAGCTCCTGGTAGCGACGCCACGCGATCGAGCCGTTCGATGAGATGGCGATGCGGCCGATGCCGAGAGACGCGGACAGATCGACCAGCTCGCCGAGACCTGGATACAGCGTCGGTTCTCCGCCGGAGAAGCGGATCGCGGACAGGTTGTCAGCCGCCCACAGCTTCACCACAGTCTTGGCGTGTTCGAGAGCCAGGTCGTCGCCGCCGACATGCCGGCAGTAGGGACAGTTGAAGTTGCAGCGCGATGTCAGCACGACCTCGCAGCGCTTGAGATCGGACGTTGCAGACGCATGTTGCGCTCTGAAATCGGAGAGCGTGTAGAAGCCGATATTTTCGAGTTTCATGGTGTTGCCTGTGGTGAATTGAATGGCGCTCCCAGCGGGACTCGAACCGCGCCTTTCCGTCCTGAGGGGGACGGTGTCCTAGCCGATAGACGATGGGAGCCTGGCGTCCGAAACCGTGTGCTTAGTTCGGGCAGGGGAAATCGATGGTGCTCCGCACAGGAGTCGAACCTGTCTTTCTCGCCTGAGAAGCGAGCGTCCTAGCCGATAGACGAGCGGAGCGGGGAGGGAGGGGTACGAGTTGATGAGATACGAACGATCGACCACAAACGAGCGACGAAGCACGAGCAACGAAGGCCCATAAACCGGATCAATTCACGAATGCCCAGATAGCTAGGATCGGGCTTGGTTGATTATTCCGGATAACGAAAAGCCGTTTGCCAATGGCGCTCATTGAAGAGCGAAATGTTTCAGTATCTCTCTACAAGTACCCCTCCCATTGCGTCAGAGGATGCCGAGCTGCCGGAGCAGTTCGTTGTCCTCATCAGCAATGGTGATACGCGTGCCAGCGTTGGCGGCTGCGCGCTTGTCTTCGATGGCTTCGCGGTCGCGCCGAAGCTGCGCCAGCTCGCCGGCGATCTCTTCCTTCAGCGTTTCGGAGACCGCCGAGAAGCCGATCGCCTTGGACGGTGAACGATAGCTGGTCGTATCGGGCGAGATCAGAGCGCGGCGAGAGAACTCGACCTCAGCCATGACTGCGTCGATCTGCGGCATCACCGCGATGCTGGCGAGCTTCTTCCGGATGGTGATCTTGCGATCGATGTGAGCGATCTCGGACAGCGCCGCTTCGACACCGTTATCGAGGTTGGCCTTCGCGATGTTCTGGCGCAGCTCGGCGAGGACGCGAGACAGTTGCTCGTACTGAGCGAACGCTTTGTCGATCGCCGTCGACGCCGCTTCGATAGCGGTCTCGATCTGCTCGCGGCTCAGGTCCGTGAGCAGGCTGATATTAACGGCGGTCGGAAACTCCATGGAGCTCAACCGGCCTTCCAGTTCCTTGCGCAGTTTAAGTGCGCGCTTCAACGAGATTTGCATTCGCTCATCCTTCCAATTCAAGCAAACGAGTAGTTACGAAGATGGCGCTCCAAACGGGACTCGAACCGCGTATTTCCAGCCTGAGGGGGCTGACGTCCTAGCCGTTAGACGATTGGAGCGTTTGTCAGGAGGCGTCGGCCACACTCAGTGCGAGCTTGGTGACGAAGTCTTTCGGGGCTTGGCCCTCGCCGATAGCGTTGTCGACTTCACTCGGGTGATCGTCGATCAGATCTGCTGAGAGACCCATCAACGCGGCATGAGCCTTGGCTTTTCCGATGAACTCGTCGCGCTTGACACGGTCATAGACCAGTTCCGCAATGTCGCGATAATCGCGAAGTTCTTGTGCATAGATTGCGGCTTGTCCGTCTGCTGTCATTGCGTAGCCGAGGACCAACGGGATGACTTCCCAGTCCCATGCCATGCCATCGAACAGTTGGGGGTCGCGCTTCTCGCAGATGTCGATGACTGCCAGACACCAGCGGCCAAGCACCATGGACTGCATGCGCAGCTCATATGCTCCGTAACCATCATTGGCGCCTTCCCATTCTGGGCGTTTGCACTGCTCGTCGCACACCCATTTGAGAATGGTCTCCCACACACAGAGGGCGGCTTCGACCTCCGAAAGGGTAAATGGTTCGTCCTTATTGAACGCCTTCATGATGACAATCCCGTCTTGTGCGGGACCGAGATGTCGGCGCCGGTCAGGGCGAACACCATGTCGATGATGAAGGCATCGGCGATCGTTTCGAGCAGACGCCCGATGTTGTCGAGAGCACGGGTCATGAGTGACCTATTCTGTTTGTGATGCGTCTTCCAGCCGACAACCAAGTTCGCCGGACGGTTTCGAGTAGAGCTTCGTAGGTGCTGGGCAGACGATGCCGCGCTGGGTACAGTTGAAGCACTGGCCTGACGTGGATCGGCATACATACGGGTCGCCTACCGTCATGCACGCGAACTGCGGCTCAGGCTTGGCCGCGTCTTCACAGCCGGCGCACATCGCCCCTAGGAAGAGTACGATCGCGAGAGTGATCGGGCGTCTCATTCCGGGGCTCCCTCGACGGGAATGATGATCGTGGCCTCGGTGATCTTGCCTCCACTGACGAAAGCGTCGGATGTCGATCCGTCCGCTTGCTCGACGTCCACGATCTTATCGTCGTCATCATCGGCGCCATCGGTGTCGTAATCGATCACGATATAGGGGCGGCCGACCATCAACGGACTCTTAGAGACGACGCACTGACACAGCCCTCCTTCGAGGATGACCGCGATCGGAGAGCGGTCCTCGATCAGTTGTTTCATGCGGTTGATCTCGGCAAGGGCGAGAGCAGCTTGATCATCGGGGCACTCCAGGCTTTCGTCAGGTACCACGATGCCAAGAGCGTCGAGAATGTCGTCGGTGAAGTCGGTGCAAGAATAGCTCATGGGTGCCTCCGAAGGAAAATATGCGGTTCGCGAGTGCTCGACCGTCGCTGACGGGCAACTCGTCAGGGACAGGAACACTCCAACCGCACTACCCCGTGCGGCGGGGCAGCATTGCGCCAGGAACCACGGCGCAAATTGATATAGTCTGTTGATCTAGTCGTTACGCAGAGGCTCCGTAACGAGCCGTTAGGTCGAGCTCCCACGCCGCCTGCATCTCGGCAATCGTTCCAATGACATCGCGCGTCGAGCATTCCATGGAGTCGTACCGATCGGCATGCATGGTCAGGAAATGCCAGCCCGGATAACCAGGTAGCGCTTTTGTGCTGGCCCAGAAATGCACAGTCCTTCCACCCGGACCGATTGGTTTTGCCGCGCAGTAAGCCGTGGCGTGGCCATCATCGAACCGGTTGTCTGTGTAGTATGGCATGGCGCACCTATCTGTTGAGGGCTCAAGGCAATAGCAATTAGCGCCGTCAAGCGGGGACACAGCGCGTCGCTCGCGATTTCCCCATTCGAGGGAAATGGGCAAGCGTTCTGCGGGCCATGTACATAGACCCAGCGCCTCCGCTGGATCGTCGTCAGGCGCGAAGTCTGGATCGAACCAGCGACACGTTGCGCATGTCATCGCGACACAGTCACCGTTCTTTGCTTGATGCTCACATCGCCGCTCGGTGCGAGGCTGATGAATGTCATCGCGTCGATCATCCGCGCGATACGATGGATGTGATCGCTTGGGCCGCTGCCGTAGATCATGACGATGAGTTCATCGCCATCGATGATGACCTTGCGCGCATCGTAGGTTGTGGCATTGACGATTTCAGTGCGCTCCGCAACCGCAGGATCAATCTCAATCACATCGATGGGCATGGAATGGTCGTTCCTTCAGTTGGTGAACACTTTCCGCTGGAGCAGCGCACCGGAAAACGATCCGAGACCACGAGCGGCCATTCTCGGGCTTTAGTCCATCACCCTCTTGACCTTGCAGCTCTCGGCGGATGTGGCGCGTCGGATATCACTCGGCGCAACCCCTTACCGGAGGCATGATGACTTACGTGCTCCAGCGGAAAGTGTTGACCGGTTATCCCGCCGGTCTCGGTTCGCGATTTTGGCTCGCGCAGCCTCTCATGAGCGCGGGGCTTTCGGTCCGCGCAAACGTTCACCACATTGTTGAGGTCGACCCATCCTCGCCAGGCCTACGGCTTAAGGCCTCTTAGCTAGGGTCTCACTGAGAGCCGTTGCCGGCATGCTTACGCCTACGCGCCCGGCTTTAACGCGTAGGTTCACTCTGCAGGTTAAGGGCTATTGCGCTGGCGAACCTGGCGCGAACCCCCGGCGAGTGGATTGGAATGGGTGGCTGGCATTCGCTCCAGCCGGGCGGCAGCTTTGCGGAGGCTGCGACCGTGCGTTTCAAGGACTTGCAATCGTCCATCGATCAGATGTGATTGGTCGGAAGGGCCACAGCCTGCGACGTAAGTGTCGCCTATGACGCCTTGTGACCGGCAGGTTTTAGGCTGCTCCAAAGATGAGGGAGCTATGTACGGGGTTGTAGGCGTCCAGTAACGCCTCGTTCAGCGCCTTTCGGCGTGGTGCTACTACTTGGGAGCACCCTCTCCCCGTATCTTCGGGATATGTGTCATGAACCTCTTGGTTGGTGATTGGTTGGATGATGCGTTAGGCCGGCTCAACGACGCCTCCATCCACCGTCTCGAACTGGCGCAGATCGAGAACGTGCAGATAGCTCGGGTCGACATCCACATTCGGAAATGGAAGTGGAAGCGAGAAGGGAAGGTTGCACGCCTGAGCGTACGCCTTATCGGTCTTAGCCTTGATGATCATGGGAAAGGCCTCACGCCGCCTGCAGTTCGTCGGTGTCGTCCACTTCGGGCAGGGCCGACGTGTCAACCAGTTCTGGAGAGCTATCGGGCTCGATACCGACCACAGTCATGGCCGGCGAGATCGATACGTCAGGGAGGTCCGGGTCATCGAGACGACGTCCTGAGATCGGCACCTCCTGGGTCTCGTCCTCCTGAACCTCGATCGACATATCGGACATCATGCCGACCGCCCGCTGCGCCTCGACCATGGAGCTGGCCAGCACATAGGCGCTGCCGGCGATGATGATGGGAACGCGGTAGATGTTCATGGTTGCACCTATGCGGCTTCGACGAGACAGGAGCCGGACACGCCGAACTGGACACCCCAGCGGAGTTCGCCGTCCTCTTCCACGCCACTCTTGCGGTCGAACTGCCACGCGCCGCAGATGATGTGGGTATCGGTGACATCGGTGACCTGCAGGGTCATCTCTGCCGCTCCGGCGATGCGCCGCGTGACGACATCGCCCTTCTTGATGTGCATGAAGCTTCCCATTGCTTCCTCCTATTGCTGGGTCACGATTGCGGGTTGAGACGGAGCGCCAGTGCGCTCTTCGAGCCAGACGCTTGTGTGGATCGTCTCTGACGCGACGCCGGTCGCAAGGTCGATGACGACTGCGCCGCCGCCGAACGCATCGGTCCGCGCCTTGTCGCAGCCATGCGACCACTCGAAGCCCCATTTGCCGCTCAGATTGAGGGCTTTAGCCAGTCGTTCGATGAAGATGATGACGTGTTCGGGATCGCCGTCTCCGGTGAAGAACAGACTGTTCTTGTCTGCATTCACCGTCATCTCGAACAGCGGCCAACATTGTTCGGCGAACTCCTCGGCCAGCGCCTCCTTGATCTGCAAGGCCTTGGCCACGTTCTCCGGCGTATGCAGCGGAAACTCCGCCGCGAAGTCGGTGTAGTAGTTGGTCATGTGCCCCTCAGATGTAATCGAGGATTGTGACGTCCCCGCCAGGACCGGCGAGTAGGCGTATCGTTGTTTCTGCCTGCTTGCGGCTGTCGAAGACATCGAGGTGCGTAACGGCACCGTCAGCGTGCTGGCGATCAGCCTTCCACTTCCGCTTTCCGTCCACGTAGGTGAGGCGGATGTTGTATTGCGGGCGGGTGCGGGCCGCCTGTATCTGCGCCCATGACCCGGCGTAAGGGGTGATGGCGCGACCGTCTTTTCGCTTGCCCATGGTCACCTACCAAGACAGTTCGTCGTAGTAGCGCGGGTTGCGCGGCGTCTGCGGGTCGAACGTCAGCAAGTTCATGATGCTGAGAAGGATTGCATCCTCCTTCGGGAACATGAGCTGGCATGTGCCGTGATCGATGACATTGTCCGGCACCCGGTACATCGACACGTGGTAACCGATGAAGTCGAGGGCCTCGCGATCCTCGCCATCAAACCAGCGCTTCAGATCGTCGAGCGACTTGAAGCCGCAGAACTTGTTGCTGGACTGATCTTTGATGCCATCAATGATTGGCGTCGGGTGCGCGGCATCGCTGTGCTTCAAGGACATCGAATCGACGCGGAACTCGCTTCTGTAGGGGCCGTCGCCGTGCTTGTTTTCGACGCGATAGACCTCCATGGCGTCACCAGTATTTGATGACGAAGTGGAGGAAGATGTAGACGCTGGCGCACCAGATGATGATCGGCAGCGCAACGCTGCCAATCGTGAAGATCTTCTCCAGGCGAGAGAAGGTTCGAGCGCTCAGCTTGTCGAGGAATGACATGGTTGCCTCCTTTTGCATTCGTGCAAGCAAGTGGACACACCCGCTCCGCCCTATTAAGGCCATGGTTTCATGAGAGAAATGGAGCTTCGAAGGGTGTTGGTGAATGAGCGGAGAGTTACTCGCGTACCGCTCGTTTGCATTTCGGATGGGTCGGGAGAAAATCCCGAAAAAATCCGAATTAATTCGTTTTGGGGGTCGAAATTCCCGCGCGGTCGGGAATTATTTGGGGACTATGCGAAGGCCAAGATCAGCTCGGCGACCGCAGACTGCACCCGTTCAGGTGGCACATTGGGAAGGCCGATGATCGAGCGAGCAGAGACCAGCGCACGGCGCTGAGCGGGGCTCGGATTGGCTCGGTTGCGGACAGAGCGATACATTGACGCCAACGTCTCCATGGCTATCTCCCGGTTCTTGTTGTGGTGGTTTGGCGGGCCGCCTGGAGCGCTTACCTCTAAGGGTAAGACGCAACAGAAGCCCCGGATAGAAAAACGCCGAGCACGACAGGCAAGTGACGGAACTGCGTGAACGGCGTGCGCGAAAACCCGCGCAAGTGCTAATTTCTTGGTCCTACTTCCTCGCAGACGAAACGACTGCGGTGACCTGATCTCCGATAAGACCACGGGCCCAAATTTGCCGGGCCGCCGGGGACACTCAACCTCTATAAGAGAGAGAACACCCTAGAGGTGGAGACAGATCACAAGCCGGATAGGGCTCCGGCAAACTCACTGGTTACGCCTTCTCGATACAGAGAAGCGACGATGACGAGGGAAGTGGGGAAGATCGGTTGACCATCGATCCATGTTGCAGCGAAAGCACCAAATACGCGGGAATTGTTTGGGTGCTTGATGCGCAATGGGATGGGTCCGTCATCCGCTGACTTCCCTCGCCATAAAAGCCCGAATTATTTCCGGACCAATCAGTCGTTCAGCCACCACTTCACCGGCCAGAGTGACCAGCACACAGACGCAGCGTAGCCTGACCTCGAGCATTTCGAGCATCATTCTGCCTCTCCGAACACAAGATGTAGTATGTGGTTGAGCGATTTTGGTATCTGGTGCGGGATAATCCCGGTCCAGTACCCTTGAACTTGCCTGCTCAGGACAAGATGTAGTGGGCGAACCACACCAGAGCGGTCGCAATCGCACCGACGATGCAGCTTCCAACCAGGTTCTGCCACACGCTGGTCTTCCACGGCTGATCTTGCACCCATCGCAGCGTCAGAGCTGTGAGGAAGGAGGACAAGATCGAGGCTGCGAAAGTGCTCACAGGATTGCCGCCACGATCGCAGCAGCCACGCCGATGCCGAAGCCGGTGCAGACAGCGTTGATCGCCTTCTGGCGGTTCAGTTCACCGCGCCACAGGTCGACCACGAGAATGCCGGCAGTGCCGCAGATCGTACCGATCGCCAGATTGGACAGGAAAACCATGGTCAGGACTCCTGTTTGTAGACGATCTCGGCGCCCATCTCCTGAAGCAGGTCCTTCAGGATCTTCAGGTAGTTGAAGCGAACGGTGTCCACGCCCCAGTTGCACTTCGCTTGCGCCTTCCTGGAGAACTCGTCCCAGGCGTCGCGATCCTTGAAGACGACCTTCGCGCCGATCTTTTCGAGACAGCTATTGATCTGGTAGAGGGAACCGCCGATTCGATCCTGGTGCCAGAAGTTGTAGTCACGAGCGGCGGTCTCGCACAGCTTCTCCCACGCGGTCGGCGTCGGCTTGAGCTGGATGGCGAACACCGAGACCAGCGCGTCGATATCCATGCCGGCGCACTTGCGATGACCCTGGTTGTCCTCGGGCCATCCCTTGGCCCTGCACCATGCGGTGATCGCTTCATTGCGGGTGAGTTGGCCGGAGGTGATGTCTACGGGGGTGACGAGAATGGTCATGCTCTGGTTCCTTCCATGTATGAGAACGGGACGCACTCGGGGCCGTGCTCACGCCAGAAGGCGTCGTAGCCTTCCAGTGCGTCAGCGCCGGATTGGGAAACGAAGGCGCGGGACTCGCCGTGCATGGCGGCGTAGTAGCCGTAATTGAACAGGTCGCCGGCCGAGAGCGTTGGCGCCGGTGCCTTGCCGACACAGCGGCGAAACAGGTCGAGCAGGCTCACAGATCCACCTCCACAAGTCGCTCGATCGCAGCTTGGGCTTCTGCCGCCGTTTCAAGGGCCTTAGGGCGCCCCAGATCGCTGTAGAAGGCGTCCCAGCCCTCAGCGCCGGATAAGCCATAGGCGATGGCTACAGACGCACGGGAGGCGCCCTCGCGCGCCATGCGATAGCCGGTCAGATAGGCGTTGGTGTCAGCAGCCATCACGCCCTCCCGAAGTCAGGCGAGAGGAACGCCATGTCGATGTCGGACAGGCGGCTGGACACGAAACCGACGAGCTCGGCAGTCTCGCTCTTGTTGAAGCGGTCGTTGTCGTCGTCGCGCACAGCGAACAGGCTGTCATCGCTGCGCAGGTAGACGTAGGCGTCGTGTCCTTTGGTCAGCCAGTCTTCGACGCTGGCATAGACACGATCAATCAGGTTGACGAGGACGGGTCGGGGCTGTTGCATCGCCGCCTCCTCACAGCCGGGTAGCGGCGAAGAACGCCATCCCGCCGAAGGCGAGACAGACAGCGGGCATTTCGACGCGCATATAGGCGCGCATCATGCGGTCAAGCATGGCACAGGCTCCAGATTAGCGATGTGGTGAGGGTGCGCTAGGCGCAGATATCGACAGGCATCACGAAGCGATTGACCGCTTGTGCCCCGTCGCGCGTGGTGTGGGCGCTGATGAAGGTCGAGCATTCGTCGACCGCGCAATAGACCCGGTTACGCCGGTAGCCGTGTTCGTCGTACGGATCGACATCGATCGACTTGACAGAACGAACGCTCGGGAACAGGTCGCGATAGCCGTTCGCCCGATACTCGTTGATGTAGGCACGCAGCGGCATGCCCTTTTCGAGGACCAGATGCATGGTCAGTATTCGGACGTCAGCATAAGCACGTTATCGGTGCAGAACAGGGTGATCTCCGGGAGGGGGAAATCCGTGTACTGCATCCGCTCGGTCCAGAGTGACCGGGAATTGCCGTCCTCGCAGACCAGGAGCCCGCTCTTGCCGGGGCTGACCGTCAGCTTCCACGACTGAAACGGTTCGGCCTTGAGCGCCGGCAGCGCGTTGGCAATAGCGATGGCGTCGATCAGCCAGTAAGCGCCGGCCCGTTCAGCCAGAAACTTGACGCCGTCCGTGTAGAGCAGCGAGCGGTTGAGCGAATGCCGGTAATAGTTCTCGGTGCCGATGAAGCCGGACAGTTCATCCTGCGTCAGCGGTGTCTTGTCGGTCGTGGTCATGGCGCATGCCTCAGGTCTGCAGCAAGATTTGCGCGCCGGCGAGTTGATCGGGGCGCGACGAATGCGTGATGTTGTAGTTGGGGCGGTCAGGATGCTTGATCACGGACACGCCGGGACCGAGGCGGCGCGCGAAGGCTTTGACCTGTTCGAGGTTTGACCAGTCAATGCGCGGCATTGGGACTTTGGACATTGCTACGTGCCTCTAGCGCATCGCGAACCGCTTGGTTCGGCGCATGTAGGAGGGTGTCGGGGGTTCAAATCGCGGCCCCATGTAGGGCGCGCGGTGCAGCGTCTTAGGCTCGGATGCCTGATAGACGATGCTATCGAAAATCTTGCGCCCTTCGATTAGGGCTTGGCTCGGGCCTTGAGTGCGCGGCAGGTCGAGCGGTTCACTGTCTTTGACGGTTCGGCCGCGATCGTTCATCGCCAGCCATTCGTCATCGGTCATGGTCGCCGTTCGACCCAAAAATGAGGGCGGGGGGTCGCGCTCATAGGCCGAATTGAGAATTTCACGAACCGTCCGCCCGCGTTTCGACATCACGAAGCTCCCAAAAACAGGCAACAAAAAAGCCGCCACGGCATGACACCGCAGCGACTTTCACCGGAAAATGTGGGCGAGGGGACTGATCCCCTCGCGAGTAGTTCGCGATTAGGCCGCTTCCGCCATTTGCGCCGGTTCGGACGCTTCCGCCGTTTCGGTCGCGGGCTGATCCGCCGTCTCGGTCGTGTCGTGTTCGGCAGCCTTGCCGATTTCGCCAACACGTTGATTGACGTGTGCGGAGATAGCCATCAAGGCGTCATAATCGACCGCGTCGATTAGAGCGAGGATCGCCGCCACCTTGTCGGCGGATACCGCCTTAGCGATAGTCGCGATTGCGGTTTCCTGCGCGATCTCGGTCGGCGCATTAGCCGGTTTGTCGTCGTCTTTCGACTTCGCCTTGCCGGGCTTCGCCGCGCGGGATTGGTCCGCGTATGCAGCCAGCCGCGACGACATCACAGACCACTTGCTGGAAAGCCGGTCAGCGATTTCCGCCGACCATCGCGCTTCCGCGCTTTCGACCGAAGCGGACCGCGCACATTCGATGATGACCGATCCGGCATTGGTCCGCATATAGGATGCAAGCCGCTTGCCGTACGTGCGAATGGTCGAAAGGCTATCGGTCAGCTTGACGTTTTCCGGCTTGCCGTTCTTCAACGCGCCGGTATGTTTCAGCTTCAGATAGTCTGCGGCCAAGGCGTTGCGCGCCGCTTCCGCGTCCTTCCGGGCCTGACCGCGCAAACCGTGCAAGGCGGTATTCGCCTTGACGATTTCGGCTGCCAGATCTTCCGTGTTGCGGTAGATCATGACGCCGTCACGCGCCAGCGGCGACAGAATGTCCCGCTTGAAAATCCAATCGTCTTTCAGCGGATCGTAATTCTGATCAGTCAGCACGGCGCGGATTTGTTCGCCGCACAGATTGAGCGCCAGCGCGGTAACCGCGTTGTAGGTCGCGCTTTCGGACTGACCGATTGCCTTGCGCGCCATGTCCGCCGCGCGGGATTGGATCGTATCCACCCGCTTTTCGTCTTCGGACTGGATAACGTTCGCCGCTTCGGTTTCGGCGATCTCCTCAGCGGTCGGCTGGCGCACTTCGCCGGCTTCCTGCGCGATGTCCGCCGCAGTCTTTGCCGTGGTGTCCGTGGTCGCCGTGGTGCCCGTGTCCGGCTTGTCCTTTGCCTTGCGTGCCATTGTGTAGCCTTTCCGGTTTTCGTTTTCCCGACCATCGGGAAAATTTCGCGTTTTCGACATGGCTCTCCCGTTCTCGGAAACGACTGTTTCAGAGTGTGAGAGGGAACGGACCCCGCAGGGTGTGCGCTCCGGAAGCCCGGTTCAAAACCGCTTTCCACAATCCATAAACAACATTCCAAGTCGGTTTGCAAGCGTGAAAATGCAAATGCACTCACTCAAGAATAATACTTTAGTTCAAGATGCAAACGACACATTATAAATAGGGAACCACGCAAGGACAATGAACCTAGGAACAAAGTCACAACAATAATCAAAGGAATGAAAACCTAGGAATGAATACTCACATTGCACAAGCAAGAGCATGGGAAACGATTCCCAACTAACAGCTTGCGAATCGATAGCAAGCATAGGTTTTTTTTCTCACACTAGGGGGCTGGTTGGGGCGTCCCCTTTATACTTTCCACCCCTAAAAGGCCCTTTTCCCTCCCACCTGGGTACCTTCCACCCCTTGGCCTGGCAGTGCCTTCCCGGCGGCCCTCGATCTCGCCCGGCTGGGCTGAGACCACCACCCACTCATAGCACAGAAACCCTTATATTGCAGCGCTTTCGCGCGGTCCGGCATGGCCTGATCGGCCGTTTCAGCACCACCCCTGACCCCTGTTGCCCACGGCAACACCCCCTGTCGTTTTAAGCGACACCCCCTGTTTCACAGAGCGACACCCTCCGTCGTTCTGCGCAACACCCCCTGTCGTGCTCCGAGACACCCCCTGTCGCCATCTGCGACACCTTTATACAGAATATAGATACAGAACAGAGATACAGACCTCTAACCAAGGAGGGGAGCCGCGCGTGCCGCGCTTGATGGCCGTCGAGCTTCGCTCGGATCTATTCCCAAGACGCCCCGCCGTTTGCGCCTGGGCCGGTTCGTTTGCATTTCCGTTTGCAGCCCTCTTGACGAAAGCGCCCAATCGCGGTAGTGGATGCTCTACCGTTGGCATTAGTGCAAACGAGGCGGACAGATTGACGAATAGACCCCCGGACCGGGCGACTAGTTCGGGGTTTCCTTTTGAGGGTTCGATGACGAACGACGTGGTTTTCCTGGTGGCGCTGCTGCAGAGCGTCGAGGTGATTGGAGCTCTGACGCTGGCCGGCTGCATCGGCGGCGCGCTCTACTCTTATCTGTTCGAGTGAGCCGGTGCTGGACCTCGCCGAAGAGGTGGGCCTGCTGCTGGCGCTGGTTGGGCTCAGCATCGGGTCCGTGATCTTCTACGTCCGGCTCGACATGCTGCTGGCCGAGATGCAAGCCATCTCGAAGGCTGATGCGGAGAACAAGGCCGGGGCGACTGAGGTCGCCGGAGGCTTCGCCTCGATAAGCTATCACATCGCCGGCCGCGCGCCGGACCAGCTGAAGCACACATGGCCCACAGGGCCGAGGTAATTTCGAAATAGCTCAAGGCCGCGTGCAGGCTGCGAGCTGGAGGGCGGTTGGTCAAACCGATGCGGCGTGCAACGGGCCGCCGCCTTCCACAAACAACGTCGCGGACGACAGACCGCCATCGAGACAACGCCGGGCAAATGAAACCTTAGCGGCTCACGTCTTTGGATGGATCGTCTCCGACCCCGACGCATTTGGGAGTAGCTTTAATTGGTAGAGCGCTCGGCTGTTAACCGAGTTGTTGCTGGTTCGAGCCCAGCCTCCCAAGCCAATTTCAACTGGACGGATACGAGAACTTCCTGACGAAGCCCGGCGCGTCCTCCTGACGCTCTGGGTAATAGCGGGTCGGGCGACTGCCGCACTTGGTGCAGCGCATTCTCGCTCCGATCTGGTCGACCGTCATCGTGTCCAGGCTAGGCACACTCTCTCGCAGCATCCTGAAGGGCAACCAGACATAGCCTTTGCAGCATTCACCGCAGATGTGGTGATAGCCCTCGGCTTCAAGCTCTATGACGGTTCTGGAATCTTTCATGGGCAGATCCAAGCCGGGGATGCGCGACTTGTCCAGAGCAACCTTCTGGTTCCGCCGATCGCCGGTTTAGCTCAGTTGGAAGAGCAGCGGATTTGTAATCCGTAGGTCGGGGGTTCGAGCCCCTCAGCCGGCACCAGTTATGGCAGCGCAGTCCGGGATTATGCACCGGACGCAATCCTGCGACGCGGGCGAGAGGCCCGTGTGAAGACTCCCGTCCAGGGGCCTGCCGTCATCAAAAAGACCCCCTCGCTTCGAGGGTCGCCGTTTCAACGCAAACCCTAAAAGGCCAATTTCGACGTGGGCATGATCCGTAAGATCCTAGTCGATGGAAAATTCCGCGCAGATAGCGGTGACCTCGACACTGCATTCCAGTTGTTCGATCGCGGCCTCGTTTGGGACGGCGACCTCGTGTCGAAGGAGAGCCGCAACCAGTTCTGCTGGAACGGATACGTTGTCCACGCAAAGGGATACCAAGCCATGACGGCGAAGGGCACGATCGCATATCTGACGACGCCGGCCGTCTGGGTCTATCTCATCAAGCGATGGTGGCGCGGCCTATGACGACGATCGCCTACAGGGATGGCGAGATGGCCGCCGATGGGCGGATGATCCAGGGCTACGCCATCGTCTCGTCCGACTGCGTCAAGATCTACCGCCGGGACCGCGACGGCGCACTGGCAGGATCTGCCGGCGGCACAGTATACGCCGAAAAGTTCCGGCGATGGTTTCTGGAAGCCGGCGAAGACACGCCGCCGCCTGAGGCCGGCGAAACCGATCGCGGCATCATCGCCTTCAAGAACGGTGTCATCCGCCTCTACGAGGCCGATGGGTCGTTTGTGTTGACCGACAAGTTTACCGCGATCGGCTCGGGCAAGGAGTTTGCGCTCGGTGCGATGGAGGCCGGTGCCGACGCGCTCTCGGCAGTCGAAATCGCAGCCAGGCGCGATCCTGGCACAGGCGGATCTCTAATCGTGCTGGCCCATGCCTGAGGCCGATCCGATCTCGACGAGCCCGCTGGCTGGCGTCGCGCTGAACGTCATTCAGCACCTCGACAAGCTGATCGGCCCGGTCGAGGCGCAGATGTTCATGCTGAAAGGAAACGATGTCCTGGGCGGCGACACGCCGGTCACGGCCATCAAACAGGGGAGACGGGAAGAGCTGGCGAACGCCGTCAGGTGCGTGGCCGCCGAGAAGGGCATTTTCGAAGCGCCGTGGCTCCCGCCCGGAATCAAAAAATGAAGACCAACCGACATGCCGGCGACGTCAACTTGCGCGGCAAGAAGACGTGCCTGCTCGGGTGCGGATGCTGTGAGGTGTTCGACGCGCGAGCCGACCTCAACAAGAAATTCGAACTGACACTGGCCGAGAGCGAGATTGTTCAGACAGGAACCGTGGAATGCGATCGTGGCCAGCGACGTTTCAATCGCCGAGCGACATCGCGAAGCCTACCAGCTAAGTCCCGAAATTTGGGCCACCCACTCGTGGTGTGACAGTCCTTGCCGCCAATTCGAGCATGTTGTGTTCATCATGGCGGACCGCGAAATGACGCAGTCCGAACCGCTGGACTACATGGATCATTGGCCGCGCTGGTCACAGATCGCCAAGAGCCTGACCTTATTGTGAGAGTGAAGTGTTTTTGATCACCGAGCAGCCCGCCGGAATTGGCGAGCCATGAACGATAGAATCACATCGACAGAAGATCTGCCATTTCCAACGACACTGCGGATCGGCGTTCTCAAGTTCGAGGAGGAGGGGCAGCTCGGTGAGTGTGACCGGCACGAACTCACCATCAAGATTAAGCCGGACATTCCGCTGACGATTTTTGCAGAGGCGTTGAAGCACGAAATCATCCACGCATGTTGGAGCGCTGCGGGCCTGTCGCCGAAGGAAGATGAAGAGAGCGTCGTCACCATGTTGACGCCTTACCTTCTGATGGCGCGACGAGACAACCCAGAGCTATTCGCCTGGATCGACAGCATCATCTCTTAGAAGAACAACAATGAAGAACGTCATGGTCGCGTCGACCAAGAGTCACGCGCGGGCCATGATCGCTTGGCTGAAACTGAACGGCGAAGAGTGGGAGCCGATCGCCTACGGCGACGTTCCAAAGGAAGTCTACAGACACGCGAAGCTGGTCAGGCCGACAGAAGAGATCAACCAAACGCATTCTGATTGGGTGTTCGGGACAATGCTTCCGAACATCGCGATGTCGGTGACGACCGTCCCGCATCACTGGCGCATCCCGCAAGAGCACGTCGAAGATCCAGCCGGATAGTTACGCCGGCATCACCGGGACATAGCTCAAACTGCGTATAGCTCAGTCCGGTAGGGCGCTCGCTTTGGAGGCGAGAGGTCGCAGGTTCAAATCCTGCTGCGCAGACCAATTCACACCACGAGAGAAAGGATGAGGCATGGCGAAGAAGGCCAAGTCGAAGGGAAAGTCTGGCCGCAAGGCTGGTGGAGGCTCAGGCCGCAAGTCCGGAGGCAAGTGCAAGAAATGAAGGGTGGAAAGCGCTGGTCGCGGCTGCGGCGGATCGCTGACCTCTACAGGCAGCACAAACTGAGGAAGCGCCGAAAGGGCTGACGCCATCACGACATACTTAGCAGCGCAGGAAAGTTAACTGGGGCCGAGGGCCTGCGTCCCTGAGAAGCCCCGAGCCATTTCATATCAGAGCGCTCCGGCGTAGCCGCACGGTCTCCAAAACCGCTGCGCGAAGGTTCGAGTCCTTCCTCTGGTGCCATTTCAGGACAGTAAGTGAGTTCTTTTCAAAAATTCCAGAGAAAGCAGATCGCCGAACTGCGCCCGTATGTCCAGGGTGAACCGCTGGACGGTGTTAGCATCAGCGAAGCTGATCGACTAGCAGGCTCTCCCGTAGTCGGAGACATGATCGCAAGAAATCCGAAGAACCACGCTGACCAATGGCTCGTTGCTGCGCGCTACTTCGCGGACAACTTTGAGCCGATCAAATAGCCGAGGTCTAGATGTGGAAACTCCTGACCCTCATTCCAGGGCTCGCGAGCGGCTTTCTCGAATGGCTGAACAAGAAGACAGATGCCGATCTGGAAAAATTCAAGACGGCCATCGGCGGTGATGTTCAGCTCAACGTTGCGGAGCTTCGCTACAAGGTCGAAGTCGCGCGCATGGCCTCCGAGCTTAGGGCTGGAGACCGCGAGCATTGGTTCACGGCGTGGATGGTGCCGACCGCATTCGCCATCTTCATCTTCCACGCAGCCGCTGTCGTCTTCGACAGCATCCCCTTGATGGGGCACGTCGTCGGTTCATGGAAGGTAGCCGCTTTGCCGGGGCCGTATGCCGACATGCAATACAACATCATCCTGACGGTCTGCGGCGTTGCCGGTGTGGCGTCAGTCAAGAAAATCTTTTCGAGGTAACAATGAAGGAGCTGACGGACTCGACATTCAATGCCGAGGTGCTGAAGGCGCGAGCGCCTGTGGTCGTGAAGTTCGGTGCCACCTGGTGCCAACCGTGTAAGGCCATCCAGAAAATACTCGATGAACTTGAGTCCGAGTTCAAGGGCGCTGTGACCTTCTACAGCGCAGACGTCGAGCAGTGCCAGATCGTCGCCGGCCGATACTCCGTGTCGCAAGTGCCGACGCTTGTCGCGTTCGACAATGGCGTGGTCACTGCCATGCGAAGCGGTGCCGCCATGAAATCGCAAATTCTGAGTTGGATCGACAGCGCCTTTCCTGGCGCTCGCGGATCTACGGAGTCCATCTGAGTGAGGAAATGACAGGTCTACCACCTCGGCGTCGAGGACGCCCGACCAAGGAGGAGCAGGCGGCTCGCGAAGCTGCGGCAAAGGCAGAACAGGTCAAGAGCGCAGAAGAGACGGCATTCCTCGACGAGCAACTCGCCAAGCCGCGCAGACGACGCGGCACCAAGGTCAATCCGGACGAGGAGACGCTGCGAACCATCTTTGAGCTGGGAAAGCTGTTCTGCACCCAGGAGGAGATCGCAGCCGTTCTCGGTATCAGCAAACGCGGATTGACGAACTTCCTGAACGCCGTCGACGAAGCGCGTGAGGCGCTGGAGGATGGTCTCCAGCACGCAAAGATCTCGCTGCGTCGCAAGCAGCTCGCCCTGGCCGACAAGAACGCGCCCGCCGCGATCTTCCTTGGAAAGAACTATCTCGGCCAGAAGGACGAGAACCACACAAATCTCAACGTGACCAAACCCGTGCAGGAGATGACCGAGGACCAGCTCCTCGAAATCGCTCAGCGCGCGGGGAGACCAAAGGTCGAGAAGGACACCGTCCATTGAGTTGGGTGGTGATCCTCATGGTGCGCAATGAACGAAAAGCGTCTCAATAGAAAGCAGCGTCGGGCTGAGCGGAATGGCACAAAGCCTCCGGTCAATCCGATGAACATCGCCAACATTCGCCCGCTTACCGATAGACAAGGGATGTTCTTCGACGCCTTCGAGGATGGCAAGAACGTCTATGCCTTTGGATCGGCCGGCACCGGCAAATCGTTCATTGCGCTGTATCTTGGTCTGCGGGCCGTCGAAAATCGCGACTTCAACAAGGTCATCGTCTTCCGATCGACTGTGCCGTCCCGAGATATGGGCTTCCTGCCGGGAAGCGAGTCTGAAAAGGCGCGCGTCTATGAGGAGCCATACAAGGACATCTGCTCGGAGCTTTACGGCCGGAGCGACGCCTACGAGGTGCTGAAGCAGAAGGGGCTGATCGAGTTCTCGACCACGGCCTATGTTCGCGGCATCACTCGCGACAACGCCGTTATCATCATCGACGAATGTCAGAACATGACATTCGAAGAGCTGTCGAGCCTGATCACGCGTGTCGGAAACAATTCCCGTGTGATCTTCTGCGGCGACACCAAGCAGACCGACTACATGCCTCATCGGCAGAAGTCTGGCTTCGTGAAGTTTCAGAAGATCCTGGAGCAGATGGACCGCTTCGAAGGCATCCGGTTCACGGGCGAGGACATTGTCCGCTCCGAGCTGGTGAAGGATTTCATCCTTACGGCAGAGCGCCTCGAACTTGAAGACGTCATTTGAATGGTCCCACGGACACCGTCGCGAAATTGCGCGGCGGCTCGTGGGCAGTCGGTCGATGTGCCCGCCGTGTCGCCCCGACTCTAATCCAAGCAGGGCAAACGCTGCCAGTTAACGGCGGGGCCAATTTTGCGGACGTAGCTCAGCGGTAGAGCTCCTGGCTTCCAACCAGGTGGTCGTCGGTTCGATCCCGATCGTCCGCTCCATATTTCAAGAAAGAAAATTGTGAACCTAGACACCGATGTCTCCCCGGAGGAGGCAGCGGCCGAGATCCTGCGTCGAAGGAGGGGCCGCAACCACCTCGTCGATTTCACCACCTATACGCTTCCGAAGTTTCAAGCAGACCCATTCCACCACGCCGTTGCGCGTGAGTTGGAGATGGTAGCTGACGGCACGACGAAGCGTTTGATGATCTTCGCGCCGCCACGGCACGGCAAGTCAGAGCTGTCGACGAGACGCTTCCCGGCCTTCTATCTCGGGCGCCATCCCGATCGCAACGTGATCTCGGCGTCGTACAACGCTGACTTCGCTACGACCTTCGGGCGCAATGTCCGCGACATCATCAAGTCGAACGAATACCAGACGCTATTCCCTGGTGTCTCGATCCGCTCCGACCAGCGAGCGGCAGACGACTGGCAGTTAGAGAACGGCGGACAGTATTACGCGGTCGGCGTCGGTTCGGGCACCACTGGTAAGGGCGCGCACCTTTTCCTGATCGACGACCCTGTGAAGGATCGCAAGGAAGTCGAATCGGCAGGGTTTCGTCAGGATCAGTGGGATTGGTACCGAGACGTTGTCTACACGCGTCTTGAAGAAGACGCGGCGATCGTTCTGACGCTGACGCGTTGGCACTACGACGACATCGCCGGCAGGCTGATTAATCTGATGAACGAGGGCAAAGGTCTGCCCTGGCGGATCATCGAGATCCCAGCACTGCCCATCGTCAAGAAGACGATCGACGGTGAACTGATCCTCAACGAGGACGGCACCGTCCCTGGCGACGCTCTCGGCCGGCGGCCGAATGAGCCCGCAGCGCCAAACCGCTTCTCTTTCGCGGCTCTGCAGGATCGTCAGGAGGTGCTCGGCGAACGGTCTTTCTCGGCGCTGTATCAGCAGCAGCCGATGTCAGACGACGGCGGCATGTTTCGGGCCTCGTGGTTCGAGCAGCCAAAGGAATTGCCGAGCGTCCGCGTGCGCGTCCGCGCCTGGGACTTGGCGGCCTCGGCTGACGGCGACTGGACTGTCGGCGTCCTGATGTCGAAGGACTCCAACGGGGTCTTCTACATCGAGAACGTCATCCGCTTTCGTGGCACGCCGCTGGATGTCGAGAACCAAATCTTCCAGACCGCGAAGAACGACGGCCACTCGGTTCAGATCGTCATTCCGCAAGATCCAGGGCAGGCCGGCAAGAGCCAAGCCCAAAATTTCATCCGGCGTCTCGCCGGCTACAAGATCAAGGCCGTTCGCCCAACCGGCTCGAAAGAGACCCGTGCTGCCGCCTTTGCTGCGCAGTGTGAGGCCGGGAACGTCAAGCTCGTCAGTGGAAGATGGAATGAATGCTTCACCGACGAACTCGAGACATTCCCGCTTGGTGTCCATGACGACCAAGTCGATGCCGCGTCCGATGCTTTCAACGAGCTACTCGGTCCGAAGCGTGCCGCGATCCTAGACTGGTAAAGTCAGGTTCAATTAATGGCATCCAATACTATTGCTCAAACCTATACGAAGTCGCCGCAGAACGGAAACCCTGGTGTTCTTTCGTCCGCCGCCACCACGATGGCGACCAGGACCGAAATGCTTCGAGCCGTCTATGGCGGAACGGAGTCGATGCGGGCCAAGGGTAAGGACTTCCTGCCGCAATACGACAAGGAGTCTGACGCGCGCTACCAGACGCGTCTTGCCTCAACCTTCGCGCTGAACAAGCTGCGTGAGGCTGTCGACGCTGCTTCCGCGAAACCGTTTCGCTCTCTTCTCAAACTTCAGAATGCTGATCCTGATCTGCAGCTGTGGGCTCAGGACATCGATCTTCAGGGTAGTCACATCCATGTCTTTGCTCACTCGCTCTTCAACAATGCGATGCTTGATGGCATGTGTCATCTGCTGGTGGATCACCCTGACACCTACAACATGCCTAACCTCGCAGCTCAAAAGGCGTCTGGCGCTCGTCCGTTCTTCAAGCTCTTCAAGAACTCCAGCGTGCTTGCCGCCTATGACGAATATGTCGGCGGCGACGTAAAGACTTTCCACGTTCGCATTGTCAGCCAGCGCGCCGAGCTGGTCGACTTCAAGGAGCAGCTGTATAACCAGCTCCGGGTGATCGAGGTCGAGCCGGGCACAGAGAACGGCATCGTTCAGCTCTGGGAGCAGAAGACCTCGGCCTCTGGTGGTGCGTCCGGCGGCTGGACGTTTATCAGTGAGCAGCCGATCAAGATGTCTGAGGTGCCGTTCGTCACGCTCTATTCCGGCGAGCGCGAGGCCGACTACGTTGTCAGGCCGGTCTTCATCGATTTGGCCTACAAGCAGATCGAGCACTGGATTTCGTCCTCCGACCAGCGGTCGATCCTGTCGGCCGCGCGTTTCCCGATGCTGGCGGCGTCCGGCGTCACGATCGACCCGGAAGACGAGAGGGGATTTGCGATCGGTCCGTACAAGGTGCTGTGCGCTCCTGACGCCAACGGCCGATGGTATTACGTCGAGCCAAAAGGGTCTGCGATCGAGTCCGGCGCGAAAGACCTCGACCGTCTGGAAATGCAGATGGACATGATGGCGCTGAACCCCGTCGCTGAGACGCATCGGCAGTATGTGCCGCAGAACGAGCGCGACATCCAAGAGACCCGTGTTCATTCGGTCGTCCACGACATGGCGATCAACTGCCAGGATACGATCGAGAAGGCGATCCGCTTCATGGGCCAGTGGACGGGCAAGGATTACAGCAATGTGGTCGTCAATCTGAACACCGAGTTCTCGAACACCAAGGATCGCTTGAATGAGCTGCAAACCCTCATCAAGGTCTGGGAGGGCAGGGGCCTTACGCGCGAAACCATCCTGACCGAGTTGCAGAACCGCAATCTGCTCGGCGAAAACTTCGACATCGCCGCCGAGCTGGCGTTGCTGGATGCTCAGGACAAGATCTCGGCCGAGAAGGCTGCGACCGGAAACCAGCCGGACCCGGCTCAGGCCGATCCGGCTCAGGCAGACCCGAAGCCGGCCGCCCCGGTCGATTATCCGGCCGGACAGAACAGGCCGATCAAGCAGATCTGAGTTTGACTTGAGTGTAAATTGGTGGTAGCCGGAGCAAATGGCTACCACCTCAGATCGCATCGATATCACGGCTTATGCGTGTGAGCCGTGTTCAACCCGTCAGAACACCCCTGTCACAGAGCTGGTGCGGATGGTGAAGGACGGATTTGTCGTTGACGGCAAACTCGTCGGCGACGAGTGGTACTGTTGCGCCATCTGCTTCGACAAGAAATTCCTCTGCAGGACGCGGGAATCCAGCGACGCTTACCTCAAGCGCACCGAGAAGGCGCGCAGCAAGGAGGCCGAGCTGAACGAACGTCGCCGGAAGGTTGCAACCCGGCACGAGCGTGGCCAGGTGGTCAAGTTCCCCGGCAAGAGCAAGGCTGGAAAATAGGAAAATCGACCTAGACCTCTTGACAAACCTGCCGTACTGTGGTTTGTCATTTGCTCAAATGCAAATGGTGTGTAAATGATGCAAACGGAACGTTCCGACGACGTCTTCGGTATCCCGCTATGGGGCCGCGCCGCTGAACGGACGCCTCCGGGTTGGTTGGTCGATGCGCTCCTGGACGGCTCCTTGGAGCTGAACTCCCTGGGTGGATTGACGAGCCACGACGAGAGCGGGATGCGCTCGTGCATCGCTGGTGATTTCGTCGTCCGAAGGGCGGACGGCACCATCTCCTTTCTGGATCGAGCTGCCTTCGAAGAGGCGCCGATCGACGGTTGATTTCCATAACCTGTTAGATTGCCCCTACAGCCCGCTCAGGAGTCTCCTGAGCGGGTTTTCCATTTTGGGCGACACGTTGGTCGTCGAAAGCAGAACACGACTCCTGAGCCCTCCTATCGGCTCCGCGCTCCCGTCCTCTCCTGTGCGGTCGAGCGCGCTTCAGCGGTCTCAGTCCGCACTACGCACGAAAGACGGACAGAGATAGTCAAGAGTGCGATGCACGCCAGCACCGCCGCTGATGAAAATCGTCGATGAAAGGTGTCGTCGTGAGTTGCTAGAATTTCGGCTCATATTTCGGTGCAGCGTCACGCTTTGCTGTCTCCGATGATAGAATGCGTTTAGCTTCGCCAAAAAGCTGCAGATGCAACTGTTTCTGTGCCAATGAACACATTCGCGTATCTATCAGGGCTACATTGATATACCGCACAGCATGCTTGCCATAGGTGCTGCGAACTTCCGCGTATGCGGCTTCAGTGTACTTATCGTCACTGCATGACGCTAGAGTCATGTAGTCTAGAGCCCCGCTGCCTGGAATAGGTGCGCCGTTAGAAAAATACCATGCGAGATGGCTCTCGAGCAACCTCTTGTCAAACTTTTGGATTCTGCTTTCTGGACCAAATCGATTCAGAAGGGCTTGGATGACAGCCTGCTCATCTGGACCACCAGCTTCATCTTGGAAGTTTACTATACGAACAATGCTGAAGATTTGATCATTGGATGTGGTTGTCGCCGGATAGAGGTAAATCTCCTCAATGGCGGTAGAGCCGCCTACCTGGACTGTCTTCTTCAGGTGTCGAGAATTGATCGATTGTGGTTTTGCAACAACCTCGACATTGAGACCATCTGTGTTCGCTGAGCGGCTCCATGCGAAATGATCTGTTTTCTGCACGGTAAACTGCTGCGCCACGAGAGTGCGTGTTGCATCCTCAAGAGACATGCCGATCTTCACGCCAAAGACGTCAGCGTTGCTAATAGGCGATGCATTCGGGGTGTAGGTCCATTGCTGAAGCTCAAGTTCCTGACGGATCTCGCGCGCTGAAGCTTGGGTGATAAGAACTGCAAGAATTAGTGATATCAGACGGTACATTGGTACTGCATCTCCTCATCGCAGCATAAGTGACTAATTTACGCAGCATAGAGCGCGTTTGTCTCGCGTCTATTGATCGTTGTGGCTGGTAGCAGCCAACTCGCTCTCTCAAATCTCATTTGAGAATTGATGGCGTCCGCCCGGCTCTGGGCAATGACACCTCTCAGAATCATTTTCGGATCACGCGCTCGGTCGGGACGACTGTGCGCGCGGTCGAACCTTTCCCCGGTCCTCGGGGAGCCAACCGGACCAATGGCGTGATGCCTAAGAGTCCATTTTCTCACGAGGGGCGGGACGCCCCGCATTTCCGGGATAGAAATGCTCAAAGCTATTGTTGCAGATATCAACACGGTCGATGAAGGTCTTCGCCAGTTTTATGTCGAGAAGGACGGAAAGTTCTTTCTCAATGTGACGCCGGTCGACGGCTACGAACTCGACAATGTTTCCGGCCTGAAGAGTGCGCTCGGTGCAGAGCGTAACCTGAAGCGCGGCCTGGAAGACGCCCTGAAGCCCTTCGAGGGCATCGATCCGTCCCTGGCTCGTCAGGCGATCGATCGCGTCGCTGCGTTCGGAGACATCACACCTGAGGCCGCTCAGTCGGCCATCGAAACTGCTGCAAAGCTGACAGCGTTCGACCCCCAGAAAGAGGCTGACAAGATCGCCGACGAGAAGTTCACTGCGCTCAAGACGCAGCTCACTTCGCAGTTCACCCTGCGCGAGACCGAGCTGCAGACGCAGATGAAGTCGAAGGAAGGCACGATCGACAGTCTGACGGGGCAGCTCAAGACCTTGCTGAAGGACAACGAGGTCAAGTCCGAGCTTGCGAAACTCAATCCGCTTGAAGATGCGCGGGATGCCATCGAACTCATCGCGGGCCAATACATCCAGACCAAGGTTGTCGATGGGAAATTCGTCGTCGAAGTGATCGACGCGAATGGCCATCCGCGCATCAAGGACGCCTTGGGCACTCCGGTGACCGTCGCCGATCTCCTCACCGAGATCCGCGAAGCGCGTCCGGCTCTGTTCAAGGCTGAGGAGAAGCGCGGCCTCGGTACCACACCTGGCACCACGGTCCCTGCGTCGCCGGGCGACAAGAATCCCTGGGTCAAAGAGACCTGGAATTTGACGCAGCAGATGCTGCTCGAAAACACCAAACCCGATCTGGCCAAGCGCTTCAAGGCGCAGGCAGGCGTCAGTGACTGATGCCGTTTGCTTGAATGCAAAGCCAGTCAAAATAAGAGAAAGAAATGACTGAGACTCGTCTTTCGGACATGATCGTCCCGACAAAGTTCAACGGCTATGTGCAGACGCTGACCACAGAGAAGTCGCGACTGTTCCAGTCGGGCATCATCACCGATCTCACTTCGACCATTGACGCCCAGATCGAGGGCAAGACGGTCAACATGCCGTTCTTCAACGACCTCGACACCAACGATGAAGAGGTCGTGCTGGACGACACCGCCGATCTGGCGGTCGGCAAGATGACCACTGGTCAGGACGTTGCGGTTAAGCTGCTGCGCGGCAAGGCGTTCGGCACCACGGACCTCGCGGCCGACCTGTCGGGCGCCGACCCGATCTCGGCGATTGCTGACCGGTTCGCGAGCTGGTGGGACGTGCGCTTCCAGAAGGCGCTGCTCGCTACCCTGAAGGGTGCGATGGGCGCGGCCTCGATGGCGGCGAACGTCAACGACATCTCCGCAGCGACCGGCGGTGCGGCCAACTTCGACGCTGATAGCTTCATCGACTCGGCGTTTCTGCTGGGCGACGAGGCCGGCGGCCTGAGCGCCGTTGCGGTTCACTCGCTGACCCTGAAGGCGATGGTGAAGGCCGACCTGATCGACTACATCCCGGACAGCCAGGGTAAGCTGACCATTCCGACATATATGGGCAAGCTGGTCATCGAGGATGACGGCATGCCGGTGACCGGTACTGGCGCTGATAAGGTCTTCACGACCTACATCTTCGGTCAGGGCGCGATTGCCTATGGCGAGAAGTCGCCACGCGTAGCCGTGGAGGTCGAACGCCGGGCTCTGGTTGGTATGGGTCAGGAGTACATCGTGAACCGCCGGCAGTGGGTCATGCATCCGCGCGGCGTGAAGTGGAAGGGGACTCCTGTCGGCCCGACCCCGAGCAACACCGAGCTGGCGACATCGAGCAACTGGGAGCGCGTGTACGATCCGAAGCTCATTCGCATCGTGGCCTTCAAGCACAAGGTTGCTGTCTAATCGTTTGCTTGATTGCAAATGTCAAACAAACCCTCCCGGCGCAATCCGGGAGGGGTGCAATGGAGACAATCGATGATGGTCCCGAAGGGATATCGAGCGAGGGAGGCTGCTGCTTTGGAGCGTTCGAACCGACAGCTCGTCTCTGACGAGATCCGCGCTCAGCGAGCCGCGATCCTCTTGGCCAAGGAAGCTGCGCTGCAGGGTGCCGAGCCGGAAAAGCCGGTTGCCGCCGATCCTGTCGTGCCTTCCAGCGAACCGGAAGGCGCTGCGGAAGACCTCCGCCAGCCTGCCGAACAGCCTGAGGTTCAGGAGCCAACCGAACCCAAGCACGGCAAGGGTAAGCGCGGCCCGAAGTAACGAGAACAAGGCATGTATGCGAGCAAGGAAGACATCGACAATCTGTACGGCGTAGAGCTTCTTGTTCGCCTTGCCGACAACAACCGTGACGGCATTCCTGATCCAGAGATTGTGGATCGTGGGCTCGTCGCGGCAGATGAGATTTGCGACGCCTATCTGTCAGCGGTCTACACGGTCCCGCTGACAAGCACTCCTGGCGTCATCAGGAACTGTGCCATCGATATCGCGGTCTACAAGATCGCACTCAGTCGCGGCACACGAACAGACGAAATGCGTCTTCGCTACGAAGACGCGCTTGCGATCCTCGACAAGATTTCGGCCGGCAAGATCGGCCTCGGCCTCCCGACAACGACGGGGGACGACGGCACGGTCACCGATCCGAACGCAAAGCGATACGGGAGATCGATTGACTGCTGGAGGGCGTAATGGCGGCCGTCAGGTTTCGCTACGACCTCAAAGACTTCAAGAAGATCGATGACCGCCTTCGCAAGCTGACGAACCGGACCAGGTACATGCGGCCGGCGATGGAAGCGGCGGCTGGTTACATGGTCAACGCGACCGTCAACCGCATCCTGAGGACGAAGACGTCTCCGGGCGGTCAGCGATGGCAGGCGCTTTCGGCGCTGACGCAGGAGCTGAAGGGCCACGATGCGCCGCTGTTCGAAACCGGCGGTCTGGCGCGCAGCATCCGAGTTTACAACCTGACCAACAGCGGCTTCGAAATCGGCTCGCCCCTGAAATACGCGGGGCCGATGCAGAAGGGCGTGCGCAAGGTTCGGGGAAAGTATCGAAGCAACCGTCCGCGTCCGCAAGTTCCGCCAAGGCCGTTCCTGGGCTTCTCGCCGGAGAATAAGAGGCGGATCGCGAAAATTCTGAAAGACCATGTTCTGAGCTGAAAATGAGTAAGATCGTTGCTTTCAGAAATCGCGTTATCGAAACCATCAAGACCGCAATTCCCGAGATCGTCGACATCGATTGGTACGACGGAATTTTCGACGAACAGGATGTCGACGACTGGACGATCGTAACACCGGCCGCACGCGTGGCGGTCATGAACGTCCCAACCGATCACATGGTGACCGGCGAACTCAATGCCGATTTGCGATGTGTCGTGGTCATCATCAACCAAGACAAGCTCGCTGGTCGCGATGGCGACGACAGAACGTGGGATCTTGTCGAGCGCCTGGCTGTCTTGGCCAACCACAACCAGTTCGGTGACCCTGACGCCGCTCCAGCTACCCGCGTCCAGTTCAAGAGAATTGGAGACCCGGCCATGCGTCGAGAGGGCATCTCGGTCGGTGTCGTCGAATGGGAGTCGGGTCTGGCGATTGGAAACAACTCTGCGCGTGACCGCAGTCTGGTCTGGCACATGGGCGTGCCGGTGACGCAGACGCCGCAAACGCGCGTGCTTACACACGCGGTCATCCATCGCGCCGACGAAGAGGCGGAGGATGGTCTCGACATTACACCCGAGGTTCCCTGATGCGCTTCCTGGCTGCTGTTGAACGCCGCCTTCAGGATCTTGAGCGTCGTTTTCAGAATAGCGGCCGGATGGGCGAGATTGTCGACGTCAAGTTCGACAAGGAAAAACGCCGCTGGTACGTGAAGCTCAATGACGGCTCCGACCTGACGCCAAGCGGTCAAAATTCAGGATCGTCGAGCGGCGACACATTCAAGTCCGACTGGATTCCGTGGATGAGTTTTTCCCACGGTACGATTAAGAAGTCGGTCCCGCCGAAGAAGGGACAAAAGGCTCTTCTGCGATCTCCAGGCGGCACACCTGAGCTGGCACTTGCTGAGCCGTTTCACTACGGCCCAAACACTCCGTCGCCTCACGACAAGGAAGACGAGATCGTCACCTTGATCGAGGACGAGGACGATGAGAAGGGCGAGCAGGGCCAAGGTCAGTCGCAAGGCGACCAGCAGGGCAAGCAGGATCAGCAGCAGGACAAATGGAACACCTGGCTGCGGGAGGCGAAAGACACCTTCCACCTGATCATCCAGAAGAAGAAATCACAAGATCAGGGGTCCGGAGGTCAGTCGGCGAAGCAGGCAGACGGCAAGCAGTCGTCTAAGCAGAAGACGCGCACCCTTCCGGAAGTGCCGGAGGATGGCGACGAAAAGACGCTCCAGGTCAAGGCGACCAAGGATGGTTGGCTCGTCACGCACGGCAAATCCAAGGCCAAGATCAAACTCACAGAGTCCGACATCACCCTCAATCTTGAAGATGTCGAATACAAAATGACCAAGGACGAAGCCTACCTGAAGAAGGGTGACGGCAAGGTCTCGGTCAAGTCGGACGTCATCACCGCCGGCTTTGGGACGCAAGAAGCGCGACTGGTCATCAAAAAGGGCAAGGGCTCGAAGATCGCAATGGAAGACAACTTCATTGCGGTTGCCAAGGGCGGACAGCTTTTGTCGTCGAAGCCAATCATTGTTGGCGGCGATCCGGTCGGCGATTAGCAAGAATGGATTTTCAGATGAAGCAATACACCGTCAACACTGAGTTGTGGTGGAAGGGAAACCTGCTTGAAGCTGGTGCCCAGCTTAGCCTGTCGGAGAAGCAGGTCAAGTATTTGAAGCACGCGGTGACCGAGGTCGTGCCGGAAGCGGAGCAGGCTCCGGAACAACAGGCCTCCGAAGAGCCAGAGGCGTTCGACGAAGCGGACGAGGCCTCGAAACGGTCGAAGCGTGGTCGCCGGCATGTTGAGGCGTCGAATGGCGACGCTGGCGACTGAGCATCTGATCGATGTGGATAGGAAGACCGGTGAATACATCTCCGGTCTCGCGCGCATCAAGCAAAGCATCGAGACAATCCTCACGACGCGGATCGGCGTTCGCCTCATGCGTCTGTGGTGGGGATCGAAGTTCATCGACATGCAGGACAAGCCTGGAAATCAGGAAGTCCTTCTCACCGGTATGATGGCCGCGATTTCCGCGATCAACACATACGAGCCTGAGTTCAAGATCAGAAAGGCCATCGTCGAACAGATGGGGTCCGATGGCTCTATCAGGATTGCGCTCGAAGGTGTCGATCTCGTTGAGCAAAACCTAGCGAGGGTACAGCTAACGGTCACATAGCGGCAACAAGCAAAGAAGAAGAATGCCGTATTTCGAGTCGCCGTCGCTTTACATCGACTTTGCGCGGCTACCACCACCAAAAGTCATTGAGGAAATCGACTACGAAGAGCTGCTGAAGATCTACAAGGCAGAGGTTCTGCAGAAGAACCCTAGCCTTGCTGCAGCACTGCAGCTTGAGCAGTCAGCCACCAACATCATCCTTGAGGTCGAAGCTTACGCTGAAATGATCGTCCGCGAGCGGATCAATTCCGCTGCCAGGGCGAGCATGCTTCCCTTCGCCAAGGGGTCAGATCTCGACGTCATCGGCGCCCGGTTCAATGTGTTCCGACTGCCGGACGAGTTGGACGAGTCTCTCAGATTTCGCATCCAGGTCTCGATGGAGGCCTACACCACGGCTGGTAGCCCTGGCGCTTACATTTTTCACGCCAAGAGCGTTTCATCAGATGTTCGGGACGTGACCGCTGTCTCTCCGGAGCGCGGCACAGGGCGTGTCATTGTCACGGTGATGGCGAACGGGGCAAACCCTGTCCCTTCCTCAGCACTGATTGACGCGATCTACGACAGGCTGATGTCGGATGGCATCAAGCCTCTGACCGACGACATTTCGGTCCTGCCTGTTCGTAAGATCCAAACCGACATCACGGCGAAGCTCACGCTCTATCCGGGTCCTGACGCTTCGCTGGTCGTAGCAGACGTTCAGAAGGCTCTGACGAGCCTGCGCAATCGTATCTCGATGATCGGACGAGACCTGAAGAGGTCCGCCTTGCTCGCTGCGCTCTCGCAAGAGGGTGTCCACAACGTCGAGACGGACTTTCAAGACATCAACGTCGGTTACGACGCGTGCGTGTGGATCAACTCGGCGAGCATCGATGTAGCGAACGCGCGTCAGGAGTAAATCATGACGCAGCGGCTGATGGAGCATGTGCTCCCGCCAAACGCCTATCTCTATGAGAGGACGCTTGCTTCTGAGAGCCAGCGTCTTCTCGATCTCGACACCGACAGACTTCGCCGCCTGTGGGATCCATATCGATGCCACATCGACGATCTGCCGTATCTGGCATGGTCGTTCTCGGCCGACATTTGGAATCCGAACTGGCCCGAGGCGAAGAAGCGCTCGGTCATAGCCAACGCAATTGCTCATCACCGGATCAAGGGCACGAAGGCCGGAATGGCTACGTACCTTGGATTGGTCGACGCCAACTTGCGGGACCTCGTCGTTCCGCCGGCGCGTGGATATCGCATCCCGGCGATGACAGACGAAGGCTTCAGAAAGTGGCTCGAAAAGCTTCCGCAGATCAGAGTCTACACTTACGCCATCAGGCAACTCGCCGGTCCGCGAGATTTCAGGATGCCGACCTACTGCTTCCGGAACGACAACTTCCGTGAGCCAAGTATCGGTCCGCAGATTTACGGACGCAAATCGACCCTGATCCGCAACGGTCAGGAGCAGGACATTCGTATCGAAGCGATGTCCGGGATCGACGGCGCGGTCGTGGAGCGAGTGTTCTTCGGCTCACCGACGAGCAGTGACTTTCACTCTGTCGGATTTCGCGGTGACAAGTTCTACCGAACGACGACGGCAGATGACAGCATCGTCACGGTCATAGTCTCCGATGATGCTGCGAGTCTCAGTTCTGTAACGACAGGGTTGGTGCCACAGAGCGTGAAGGCTGAGCATATCGCTCAACGAAACGTGCCCGACCAAAGTCGCCACTTTCACGACTACAGCAAATCATTTCGAGGAAGAAATTTCCGGCGTCAGTCAGACGCTCCGCTTTGGATCTACGATCAGATCGCCCTGCACAGTAAGGCAGATCTACCGAAAGGACTGTCCGCGAAGTCTTATCGCGGCCACATGCGCTACGGCATTCAGCCGTTTACGGCCGAGGCAACCGTTGAAATTCCGCAGCTCCGCTCACCAGCGAGAGGCTTCGGAGGCAGGTTCAGAAACGGCTTTCGAGTCCCAACAGACAACAGCCGCATCAACGAAGCGTGTGACGCGATCGTTGCGGCGAAACCCCTACGCGACACCGTTCTCGTGAACACCGTGACTCATCGCGTCGTCCGTTTGGGCGACCGGCGAAAGCTCGGCTCGTTCAGGCTTGGGGAGATCAAACGTATCGCGTGATATTTCAGGAGTATATTTGTGGAAAACAAGATCATCTTTCATGAGAACATCGATGATGATCCGTCCGATTTCACCCGCCTGCAAAACTTTGCTGAAGCCTCGCTTGACCACGTCGTTCTCGATGGCATCACGGATCGTGCGAAGTACACGGGGTTTGCCGTAACAAAATCGGCTGTTACGCAGATCACCGTTCAGCCCGGCCGGCTCTATTCGGCTGGCAAGGTTTTCTCATCTGGCGATAGCGCTTGGTCGAAAGACTTCGTTACCCAGCTTCCTGCCGCCGGCAAGAAGATCGTCGCGGTCGTGACATGGGGAACGGAGATGGACACAGACGTCCGTCCTCGCCAGTTTCTGATCAATGCGGAGACACGGCAGGCTGAACCGCAGGCTGTTCCGCTCGTGCATTCGCGGGTCGCGAACCTGAACGTGCAAATCGGCAATGAAGCGCCGGATGCAACTCCGCCGCTCGTTGACGTCGGTTACACCATCATCGCGCTCGTCACTCTGACGCCGACTGGTGTCGACACCATCACCATGGTGGACGAGAACAGGCTGCCGAATTTGCAGGAGCACGAAGAGCGGATCGTCGATCTCGAAGAGTTCGAGGAAACCGCTGGCCTGCAGATCAAAACCCTGTCCTCCGACATCGCCGCACTGAAAGCTGCTGGTTCGCGGGGTGAAGTCGATCAGGTCACGATGGGTCGGACGTTGACGCGTCTGGCGGTGCTGGAGTCCAAGAACGGCGTTCTTTACAGCGCCATCGACTCCGACGCGAACTTCTTCCTGGACCACGTAAAGTCGCAGCTCGACGATCCGCTGTCGCACGTCAAGGTCGAAGAGGGCATTCGCTTCCCTCACGCGGCCGAGGGGCTTTCGTCGCTGAACATCTTCAACCCGCTCGACCCGAGCGCGGTGATCAAGAACGGTGTTCTGTTTCCGGCGTACTCGCGCGAAGCGTGGCTGACTTCTGGCTCGATCAATAGCGAGCTGCAGGTTGCCGCGTACTCGGTCCAGGAGTTCCATCTGGTCCAGAAGACTATCTCCCGCCAGCGCATTCGGTACGGCGGCGAGTTCGTGGTCTGCACCAACAGTCTGTTCTGGCAGACCGGCCAATACGACGGCGGATCGCGGTTCTTCCGAGCTGGAGAGACCTACGAAGTCGAGGGCATTGCTTGGGATGGTCCCGGACATGGTTGGGTTCGGCTGCGCCAGCTGTGGGTGGACACCTACGAGGAGCCGTACTGGGACGTCGTTACGACAACCAACACCGTCACCGGCACTCAGGTCGCTGAGACTTGGCTGCAGGGCCAGAACATGTGGCTCGATGCTGTTGGCATCTGGTTCACGCGCTTGGCGGCGAGCGGATCGGCTCACATCGCAATCTGTGAAGTGTCCGACTATGGCCTTCCGAACCTGAAGCAGACAATCGGCCAAACGACCCTGCTGCGCGAAAACATGCGCCTGAACGCGGAAACCGTCGTTCCGTTGCAACCGATCTATCTGCAGGCCGGCAAGCGCTATGCGCTCGTTGTGACTACGGCTGCTGACCATTGGGTGGCGACCGTGCCGGGGCAGCAGTTCACGTCTGGCACCTTCTTCTATGTTCTGGATGGTGCATACGCTCAGGGCGACGCGTTCAAAGATCTGTGGATGCGGCTTTATCGCTGCAAGTTCAACCAGGCCCGCGCGGTCATCGCGTTGAACCCTCTGCAGCTTCCGGGCGGCATCCTGGCGATCGACTTGATCTCTGGCACTGTGGTCCCTGACGGTACCTCGCTGACATACGAGATCCAGGTTGGATCGACGTGGTACAATCTCACGGACGTCGACAAGTACATGCTCGGACAGGGCGGCACGATCCCGCCATTGCTGCCGTTGCGCGCTGTCTTCATGGGTTCGGTCGACGCTATGCCGGCCATCAACCTTGCGGACAGCTCGGTATTTGTGTCCCGACCGGACACTTATGCCGTTCACGTCTCCAAGACACGTACGCTGCCGGCGCCCTCGACACAGATCCGCGTGATCGAGCGCTACGAGTCGTTTGACCCGACCTATCACACGGCCGATGTCAAGCTTCTCACCGGATCGGGGTTCGGCACCCAAGTCGCTGCGTCGAGCAAGTCGACGTACATCGATCCGAACGATGGCGCCCGCGAAGTGACGTACGTCTTCAATCTTGGAACGGCGATCACGCAGTTCCGCAAGCTCACGAGAACCGAGAGCACCACCAACCAGCGTTGCTTCAACGTCGGCTGGCAGAAGGACTACGCGCTCTAAGGCGCAGACAGGACTCATCAAATGGCAAACAAGAAAGCGGCCGTCACCACCGAGGTGGCGGCCACCGCAGAAGTGCGGTCAACGTACTATGACGTGACCCTTAGCGGGCGCTTCACTTACATGGACTTCCACTATCTGCCGTCGCAGACCCATCACGTCGACCAATCGATTTACGACGCGATGGTCGAAGCCGGGGTGGTTGCCGATGTCAAGCAACTATCCTGAGCTAGTTTTCAACGAGGAAGACCCCTTCACCGCAGATCGATTGAACAAAGCGATGCAGGTCATCGACCAGCGTCTGCGTTCTCTCGAACCCTTCACTCCGAGTTGGCAGGCTGCTGTCGACGAGCTCCGGGCTGTCGGCCTTTCGCGGCTCAACGATGCAATCCTTCCGGCCTATAACCGGGTTCAGCTGCTCTCTGCGATGGGCTTCCTATTCGCTGGATCTGAGACGCCGATTACGTTGGCGGTAGGCGCGGCCACTTTCAACATCGGAAATCTAGACGAACGAGATCTGTTCGTTCCGACTCCGTTTGTTGCGATCACGAGAGCTTCGACGACTGAAGATTACGCCATCGCCCAGCTTGTCAGCTACGACAAGACCACTGGCGATCTGATGGTGCAGATCAAATCGGTCACCGGCAATCCAGGCCCGTTCTCGGATTGGCAGATCGGTGCGTTGGCCGCCAACACGATCGCTGCGATGCGCTATTTCGCAGAGATCGATGCTGCTCGAACTGAGGCGCTTAACGCGAAAACGTCTGCAATCACGAGTGCGGCCCAGACATCTGCCGACCGCATTCAGACAGGCGCCGATCGTGCAGCAGCAGCTCAGTCGGCTGCATCCGCAGCTCAGTCTGCAGCGAATGCGCAGGTGTGGAATCCCGCCAACTATCCAACCAAGACGGAAGTGGCGACCGAAGATGCAAAGCGCGTTCTTATCGCCGGCAATCAGAACCTGACCGGCGGTTTTACTGCGAATGATCATTCAATCGGCAGTGTTTCGAGCGGCTCGATCACCATCGATCCGTTGCCCGGCAATATCAAGAGCATCGACAACGCCGGCCCGCACACATTGGTAGCGCCGAGCGGATTAGGCACATGCCTCATCGAGTACACAAACGTGACCGGAGCTGGAACAGTAACACTGTCTGGCTTCACCAAAGTAACTGGAGCCGCGCTCACTACGACGGTCGGTCACGAGTTTCTGCTCTACATAGCTAGGACGAAGAAGCGCTGCCACCTTCACATCGTGGCAATGCAATGACCTTTCCGTTTCCTTCGATTTGCCCAGGCAATTCGAAGCCGCTGCCCTTCGCCTTCACCAGTGTAGCGAACGTTGCTGTCAACTCTCTTTTGACGAGCAACACGATTACCCCGACCGGGTATGACACGCCAGCGCTCGTTGTTGCGACGGGCTGCGAATACAGCATCAACGGTGGAGCGTGGACATCGCTGGCCACCTACATCAGCCCTGGCCAATCCATCCAGATCCGGGCGACGGCGCCAAGCGCTTGGAGCAGCTCTCGAACTGTATCGCTAGCGATCGATGTCGTCTCTGCGACCTGGACGATCACCACAGGCGCCGTCACTGCTGGCGTTTGGGATACCGGTTGGACCACAGGGTCGTGGAGTTTCACCACGCCGAAAGCGTTCAATTGGCTCCGCATCCAACTGTGGGGTCCGGGCGGCGGCGGAGGAGGAGGTGGTGGTGGTGTCAACTACTCAGGCCCCGGCTACCCGCCAGCAGCTGGCAATGGTGGTGGTGGGTCTTCAGGTGGCATCGCGCAGTTCAATAACGGACCGTATGTCACGGGTGGCGGCGGCGGCGGCGGCGGTCGCGGCTACGATGTGCTGGGTACAAACGGCTATGGTACCTACGCATCGAACGGCGGTGCTGGAGGCTGGTCAGGTGGTGATAGCGGCCAGAATGGCGGCGGTGCTGGTGGTGGCGGGGGCGGCGCTGGCAACGCAACTTGGGTCGATTTCATGCACACCTACCTGGGTGCTCAGAACGGCGGAGGTGGCGGCGCAGGTGGCTACCTCATCAAGACCTATAGCTGGGGTGCTATCGGAGCAGCTGCCGCATGTCCAGTCGTCATTCAGGGGCCAGGTGGCGGCGGCGGAGGCGGTCCACCGTCGTCCTGGGGTGGTGGCTATGGAAGTCCTGGCGGTAGCGGCGGCTACGGACGTTGCTACATCGATTGGGGTTAACAAGGAAGGTCCATGAAGAAGGCAGGCTACGCGCTGATCCGGAAGTCGGATGGCGCGACCCTTGCGTGGTGGGAAGTGATCCCATCGCGTATCGACACTCCCGAAGGCGACGTTGTCTTCGGTGCAAATGAAAGCTGGGAAGGCCCGGATTATAAGATAGTGACGGAGGAGCGAGAGTTTGCCGATCCTCCTGAAATCAACCCGGTACTTCCGGCCCCTCTCATTACTCGTCGTCAATTGTTGATTGGGCTGATGACTGAGGGCTTCATCACTAGCGATGAGTGTCTCGCCGCCGCGAGCGGGGCCGTTCCTGCTGCGGTGCAGGCAATCTTCGATTCGATGATCCCAGATCCGGTCGAGAGGACAAAGGCGATCGTCACCTGGGCGACCGTGCGTGACGTCCTGCGCGAAGACGGTCTCACCAAAATGCTTCAGGCGAGTCGCAACTTGTCCGACGCCGAGCTGGACGCCATGTGGGCTCGCTGGGCGGAGATCTAAAATACATGGAAGTCGTGCTCTCCGGCACTATGCCGGATGTCGCCGACGACCAGTTCGTCGTGTCGACAAATGAAGATTGGTATCGAAGTTACAAGCTGACGAATAACGGCGAAGCGATTGCCTTCGATCCGAACTGGAAGCTGTACATGCAGCTTCGCGACGAAGTTGGCGTGCTCATCGTCGATGCCTCGATCGAGAATGGACGAATGCTTGTGACCGATCTGTCGGTCGCAGAGTTCAGATTTCAAGTCAAGCAAGCGGACGCCGCGCAGGTTCAGCCCGGCAGTTACACCTACGACATCATCCTTGTCGCCGGAGAGTCAGTCTCTCGCGTGCGGAAGGGAACGATCCGGGTCGAGCAAGGGGTCACTGTCGCCCCTGGGCAAGAAGGGTGGTCCCACCACCCACTAATCAGCCGACCGTAATCACAACCACGATCAACGTCAGAGGGCCGCCCCGCAAGGGCGGCCTTTTCGTTTTGGAGAATAAGAAAAGTGTCTGTGCAATATCTTCACGGCGTCGAGACCATCGAGCTCGATAGCCCTTCCGGTCCCGTTGAGACGGTTAAGTCGAACGTGATCGGCCTGGTCGGCACCGCGCCGAATGCCGACCCGGACGTCTTTCCGCTGAACACGCCGGTCCCGGTCTTTGCCGACTCCCTGAAGGCCGGTCAGCTCAAGACTGATGGCACTCTGCTCGACGCTGTCGATGCGATCTATAGCCAGAAGTCGGCTGTGGTCGTTGTGACCCGTGTTGCCGAAGGCACGACCGAGGCGGAGACCTGGTCGAATGCGGTTGGATCGCCGACCGGAAAGACTGGCATCTGGGCGCTGCTCAAGTCGCGCCCGCTGCTGAAGGTCATCCCGAAGCTGCTCGTCGCGCCGGGCCTGACCAGCGGTAGGCCGACCAACGGTGTGGCCGATATTCACCTCACCGCGACCGGCACTGGATACACCGCTTCGGCGACATCCATTGAGATCAGCGCCCCGGCGGATGGCGGGCGTCAGGCGAAGGCTGTCCCGCAGGTTGTGGGAGGCAAGGTCACTGGCGCGATCATCACCGATCCTGGCTTCGGCTACTCGGGGACGCCGACCGTAACCATCAACGGCGACGGAAGCGGCGCGACCGCGACTGCGACTCTCGGCTCGGTTGCCAACCCGGTTGGAATGGCGATGGCGTCGATCGTTGACCGCCTGCGCGCTGTCGGCTTCGTGGATGGGCCGGGCACCAGCTACGCCGACGCTGTGGCGTATCGCAACGATTACGGCTCTGCCCGTATCGGCGTGATCGACCCAGGCGTCCTGGCTTGGGACACCGAGACCTCGGCGTACGTGACGAAGCCTGCCTCGGCCTATGCGGCCGGCATTCAGGCCCGCATCGATGAGGAAAAGGGCTTCTGGTACTCGTTCTCGAACCAGGAGATCCAGAATATCGGCGGTCCTTCGCGCCCTGTCGACTTCATGCCGAACGACCGGGACTGCGAGGCGAATATGCTGAACGCCTCCCAGATCACCACGATCATCCACGACGACGGCTTCCGCTTCTGGGGCCTGCGCGGCACTGGTGACGAGCCTCTGTGGGCTCAGCTCTCCGTCCGGCGCACCGCCGACATGATCTACGAGAGCCTTGAGCGTGCCGAACGCTCGCGCCTCGACAAGCCGTTCAGCTTCCCGCTGCTCGATAGCATCGTCGAAGACGTGAATGCGTACCTTCGCCTGCTGACGTCGCGTGGCGCCCTGATCGGCGGCAAGTGCTGGATCGACAAGAAGGTGAACACTCCGGCGACGTTCTCGGGTGGAGAGCTGACTGTGGACTTCGATCTCGAGCCGCCTGCGTGCCTTGAGCATCTGCAGTTCCGCGCGGTCCGCAACCCGAACTACTACACGGACTTTGTGGAGGAGTTCTCGCGGTACATCGCCTCGCACTAATCACCAACGAGTAATGCCAACCGATACAGCGGCTCCGATTTTCGATCGGGGCCGCTTTTGTTTGGCCGGAGATTTTAATGGCTAATTTGAGAGACGCTAACATTTTCCTGGATTTCTCCGTGTGGATCGGAGACTCCGGCAAAATCGGTGAAGCACCCGGCTTCCAGCCGCCAGAGATCAACATCGCTGTGGAAGAGTTCCGTGGCGGCGGCATGGATGGCACGGTCGAGATCCCGTTTGGGATCGAGAAGATCGAGTTCGATTTCGAGCTGCACACCTGGGATCCAGAGGTGTGGCGCAACCTTGGCTACGGCCCAGGCTCGATCGACGTTCCGATCAAGTTCTACGGCTACTTGATGACCCCGAACGGTGTCGAGAAGGGCGTCAAGCTCATCACCCGGAGCCTGATCAAGTCGATCAAACCGGGCAAGGTTGAGGCCGGCAAGAAGGTATCGCAGACGATTAACCTCTGCGCGAACTACTTCAAGCACGAGATCGATGACGAAGTCGTCGCTGAGATCGACGTCTTCAACAAGGTGACCATCATCGGCGGTGTCGATCGCAGCGCGACTGCGCGCCAGTTGCTCGGCATCTCGTAACCAAACAGGCCCCGCTCAATAGGCGGGGCCATTTTCATATCAATTAGGTGTGCAATGACTGATTCTGTTGTTTTTTCCCTCTCCCATCCCTTCGAGTATCGCGGTTCGGAATACATCGAGTTCAAGGCTCGACGCCCGAAGGTTCGCGACCTCCGCAACTTCATCAAGAATGTTGACAAGGATGGCGTGTCCGCGATGGAGCGCGTTCTGGCCGACCTCTTCGAAGTCGATGAGAAGATCATCGCTGAAATCGACGTGGAAGACTTCGCGCCGATGAAGAAGTGGTTCGAAGATTTTTTGCGGCCAATGCTGGGCGAATAGAGGCGATCCTGAGGGATGCGGTGCCAATGTTCGAACGTTGGCACTGGACCCTCGATGATGTCGAGCAGTTGGACTACTCCGATTTTTGCATTTTCGCAGACGCCGTGAAGACGTTGAACGAGCGGGATGCTGAAGCAATCGCGAAGGCTAGGGGGCGCACCTCCTAGCCTATTTTTTTGAGCATCGGGAGCTGCGATGAGTGACGAGATCCTTGATCTAAGAGCAAGGTTCATTGCTGAAGATCGTTGGACGGCTGAAATGCAGTCGATGTTCAACAAGGCTCAGCGGATTTCGAAGAAGTTTCAGAACGACTTCGCGAAGTTCAAGATGCCGGAATTTGATGTCGACGAGGCCGTCATCCACCGCCTCCAGAAGGCTGGTCGTAGTGTAGATGGCCTGACAGACAAATACATCCGGCAGGCAAATGTTCTGAAGAGCTATGACAGGCTGACTGCCGCCTCCTTTGCAGCGCAGGATCGGATCATCCGCCAGCGCTCTGCGCGGCTCGGGATGGGTACGAAGGCAGCGCAACGGGAGAATGAGAGAGCCCTGGCGAATGCGATCAAACTTCGCAGCGCCATGACGTATGTCTGGAACCAGGGCTACAAACATAGACTGACTGCCGAAGAGCAGGTCAACAACGCCATTGAGAGCATCCGGGACAAGGCGGCGAAGAACGAGGAGCGCCGAGAGCGCGACTTGCACTCCGCACGCATTAGACGCAACAGGCAGCTCTACAGCACCTTGCGATCTGCGCCCGGACGGATGATGAACCGCCTTGACGGCAATGGCTTCTTCAACTCGCCGGCATTCTACGCGCTGGCAGCAGGCGCTGGCGTTGGGGCCGCCGGACGATCGGCAACGCTTGAAGCGTTGTCATTGGATAAGTCCGAGACGGCAGCTCGCATCAACATGGACCAGAGCAAGGTCGATGCGCGGCAACTGCGAAATACCTGGGCACTGCCGCGAGGCGTTGCTCTGGGGCAGAACCCAGCCAGCCTGATGATGACGGCTGTGGATGCGGCAAAGGCCGGCGTTCCTGAAGAGATTGCATCCCAAACCGCAGAGATGGTCACCCAGCTCTCTAAGGCGTTCGGCATCGACGCCAATGAGGCCATGGAGGGCATGGGCTACGCCATCGCTCAGGAAATGGGCGCCAATCGGTTGAGCGTTGATGGTGTCCGCAGCCTCGGCAACATGACGGCATATCTCGCCGCCAAGACCGCAGCGCGTCCGGACCAGATGCTGAGCTTCCTGCGAACAGGCCTAGGCTCTGGCGGCATGCTCGGAATGAGCCACCCGGCCACCTTGGCTTTCGGTGCGTCCGCAATTCAGGCCGGCGCCCAAGGCCAGCAGGCGGCGCGGATGCTCGGCAGCATGGCCGAAGACATCAACGAGTTCGAGGATCGCGCAAAGGAGATCCGGAAGAAACATACACGATCCGAGGCCGATAAGCTGTTTCTGCGTCTTCCGTCGCAGCTCGGATTTGGATCGTATGGTCAGCTCCGCCAACGTATGGAGAATGACCCGGACAATGCTCTGTTCGACCTTCTGAAGTCGTTCCAGAACATCAAGAAGCCGCGAGACAGGAACCGCGCCATGTCGGCGCTCTTCGGAGCTGAGTTCGCGCGCTTCCTTGCCAACATGATCGAGTCGCCGGAAATCCTCGACCGATCGCTGAAGCTTGCACGAGAAAGTAAGGGGCAGGCGAAGGATACCGACTTCCTGTCGCAGACATGGATTGAGTTTTCGAAGAGCCTGGAGCACTTCATCGATGTGGTGAAGGCGACATGGGCTGTTCTGAAGGCTGAGATCGGCGACGTCTTGAAGCCGTACTTCTCGCAGTTTGCTGATTATCTGACCGAATGGTATCAGCAGATCGGAACGTGGGGCATCAAGGAGCGGTTCAAGAGGCTGCTTGAAGGCTTCGTTGAGGGCTTCCTCGGGCGACCTGGCACCTTCAAGGATCTGCTCGAACAGGTATTCGGCAAGCCTGGCCAAGGCTCGATGTCGAGTGCTGATACCTTCTTCCAATTCGCGAAGGGGTTTGCTGAAGGGCTAAAGAGCGTCGTCCAGACGATCAGCGGTGTCTTCAAGGGGCTCGCTGAGGCGTTCGGGATCGATAGCGCCGATCCAAAGGCGATGGGCAAGTTTGTGGCTCAGTTCATGGGCTTCACCATTGCTTTGCACTTCCTGCGACCAGTGTTGTCGATCTTTGGTCTGGTTACGGACTTTCTGATGCTGCTGGCGACTATCGCGGGGCTGTTCGGCGGTATCCCTCTTCTTGCAATAGCTGGCGGATTGTCAGCATTGGTGGCGTCAATCTTGACGCTGAAGAAGATCTATGACGATCCGAAGAAGGCGGCGAAGGATGTTGTAGCTACAGGTAAGGCTGTCGGCCCGTCATCCGAGACGAATTTCATTCCTGGTTGGATGATTGCGCTGTCTGGCTTCTGGCGAGCTGTGCTCGATAAGCAGAAGGGCGATACGAAGCCAGAAGGCAAGAAGTCGGACGAGAACCAGGATAAAAGGAAGAAGAAGGCAAGCGTTGGCGATGCAACTGACTTCTCGGGAAGCCGGCGTCGACGCGAAAACACAATGGCTGACGATCTGGCTCGCCAGCTCGAAAAGCTCGGCGGCACGGTTGAGCGGACGGCCTTCATTTCTGGAGCGGGTGCATTCCGTGTGCCCGGAGCGGCCGGAAGCTTTGCTTCTGCTCCTGGCGGCGGGTCGTCCGGAACGCCGATCGACCTGTTCAATGCGACGCCAGGGGGCGCTCTGCCGAAGTTCGGCATGGGGCGTGACGGCATCATCAAGCGAGGCCGCGTCCCATCACTTGATGGGCGTGGTGGGTCGTTGGAAGGTGGTTCAGGCGGCGGCGCTGGTGGCGCCACGGGTGGCTACCAGGGTGGCAGCCCGGACAACGTTGGGGCTGGCAAGAAGGGCTCTGCCTTCTTAGCGGCTCGCAGAGAGAAGTTCCGCAAGGAGCTTGAAGCCAATCCGGAGCTGAAGAAGCGGTTCGCCGCTCTAATCGATCTGGAAAATCCTGGTGCCGGTACAGCGGTCGCCGAAAGTCTGTTCAATCGCATGGACATGATGGGCGGCACCGTTGCAAAGGGCATTGGTGGAGGCTCGAGAAGCTTCTACGGTCCAGTCCGTCGTGGACTGGTTGAACCAAGGCTTCGTGAACTTGAGCGCAATCCCGAGAGGCTCAAGGCGCGACTGAAGCAGATTGATGAGGCCCTGGCCGGCAGCAATCAGATCGATGGCTACACCGATCAAGGTAGCGCCGGTGATCCGAACTATGAGGCCGGCGGCACAGGCGTCAACATCAATCGCGAGAGGTTCAATCACTGGGGTGGTGGCAAATGGGGGCGACTGCGTGGGCACGCCGCTTCCAGGGCTTATCGTGAGTTTCTGAAACGGGGCATCGCGGGCGAGGGCGGAAACTCTCCGCTGGCGGCGTTCGGTCCAGAGGGGCTCCCGATCAAGGGAAGTCAAGCGCTCCAGGGCGGCGAGACTAACCCAGCGATGTTCGCGGTCGCTAACGCTATCAAGGACACGATCCCTGGTGGCATGAACCGCTTCACTGCGTTCAACGATCTGTACCACAAGGGGACCAAGAGCAAACACGCATCTGGTCTCGCCGGCGATTTCACGATCCTTGATCCTCGTAAATCGGCCGAGGCTGCCGAAGCTGTGAGAAATCAGCTCCGTAGCGCCGGTTTGACCGACGACATGTTCAAGGTCATCGATGAGTATCGCAATCCGTCTTCAAATGCGACAGGCGGACACATCCACTTTCAGTTCAACAGCGAAGCCGCTGCGAAGATGTATCATGATTTTGCCAAGCAGAAGATTGATGCGCAGAAACAGCAGGCAGGCGTGACTGACAATGTTCCGTCAATAGTGACGCCGAACAATTCGGCCGGGAATGCTACTGGCGGAGCCGGAGGTGGAAGCAATGTGCAGATCCACATCAATGGTGGCAGCCACGATCCTGAGGCGCTTGCCACGCTCGTCCAGCGTCGTATCGACGAGTCAATGAACTGGAGACTTCACGACGTCGATAACCAGATGACCTAACCGTCATCCGGTGACGTGACTTTGCATCCCAGCCCTTTCGAGGGCTGGGATTTTTGTTTCTTGAAGAGAGTTTTGATGGCCTGGGTTCTGATGGGTCTTGGACCCACGACGCCTACACACAACGAAAACGATTACATTCTGTTTTACGTCCCCGTGCCCGGAACAGACTCGGCCGGGTTCGATACGTTGCAGCGTGACGATCAATATACATGGGTTTCAAACGACCGACTGTCGCGCCGTCCAGCGATGCAGTTCACCGGTCCTGGTGAAGAGAACATCGTCGTTGAGGGCAAGATCTATCCGATGTTCTTCGGAGGCTTGTCGACTATCGATCGGCTAAGAGCCGCTGGCGTCAACGGCAAGCCGATGATCCTGATGCGCTTCTATCCTGTCGAAGAGCCATCCGGAATGGTGAGCGAGTTGATTGGCAACTTTGTCATCAAGCGAGTTCGCACGGTCGAGTCGAAGATTTCAAGAATTGGTGTGGCGAACAAGATCGATTTCACGCTTGAGTTGGTCCGCTACGGCGACGACGTCGACGCTGTTCAACCAGGTCAAACCGAGCGCTTCAAATTCACGCCCGATGGCTTTGTTCAGCCCCCGGCTGAGGGGACTGGCGCGTAATGGCGACCTATCGAACGAAGATGTACGACAGGCTCGATCGCATCTGCCACGCGCGATACGGCGCGACTACGCAGCACATCGTCGAGTTCGTCATCGAAGCAAATCCCGACATTGAGCAGCACGGTTTTCTGCTGCCGCCGGGCATTATCATCAACCTACCCGAACCGACAGTGACCGTGAAGAAGGCTCCGGTCTTGAAGCAAGTCTTCTTGTGGGATTGAGGGCGCATTTTTGAGTAATTTGTATGACCACTGGCTACACTCCGATCTATCGGATCATGAAGGGTGATGTCGACGTAACAGATCGGTTCAACGACAGAACAACAGACATCAAGGTCGTTCTTCAATCTGGTGGCGGTGACGGAGATCAGTGCGTCATCAAGGTTGACGATAGAGACTGGAAGATCGCAAGGCCGGTCGTTGGCGACGTCATCGAGGTGTGGCTCGGATATCAAGAAGTCGGATTGGCCTACATGGGTCAATTCTCGATTGACGACGTCACCTTTCTCGGAATGCCGCGCAGCATCCAACTTACCGGCAATTCGACCGGAATGAAGACGATCATGAAAGCTCCACGTATCAGGGAGTTTGCAAACCCTACAGTTGGCAGCATTCTTTCGCAGATCGCTGGCGAGGCAGGTCTCGGTGTTGCTATTGCTGGTGCGCTCGGTTCAGCGCAGTTGCCGTTCAAGAATCAATTAGTCTCGAACAATCACATCGTTCATGAGCTTGAACGCATCTTCGGAGCTGTCGCTAAGGTCGTCGACGGCAAGCTGTTGTTCGTTCCACGAGATGGAACTGAGACGGCGAGTGGCATACCTGTCCCAACCTTGGTGCTTCAGAAGGAGCACTTCGGTTCGTGGATGGTGCGCTACAACGACCGAAACGACGTCGATGGTGTGCAGGCGTCTTACCACGATCCAGTGGACCATGTTCGCAAATGGGTCAACGCTGGTCCTCTTGGGGCAATCGCTGAGGGGTTCGGAGAATTTAAGAACGGCTTTCCAATCGGACCGACCTTCGCCTCGCGGGCCGAGGCGGAAGCTGCTGCGAAGTCGCGAATGGAGTCGTTCAACAGGGCTTCTGTGTTCGCGACATTCGACCTTGCGAAGGGCGATCCGTGGATCAGGGACATGCAGACGTTGATTGTTGAAGGCATGCGCGACGGGATCAACGGATCGTACGTTATCGATAAAGCGACGCACACCTACATCAAGTCTACCGGCATCAGGTCTGCGCTTGAGTGCAGGGCGCCTGGTGACGGTGCTGACTACTCCAATCGAGCAACCAAGGAATTTCTCAACCCGTTGCCCGGCGAACTGCTCGGAGAATTTCTGCGCAAGTACAACGGATTTAAGCCGGAGAGCTTCGAGGAAATTCCCGTGCCGGCCTTGCCGTAGCGTTTGCTCGAAAGCAAATTTCAGGTGGATTGATTATGTTCAGTAAGGAAGTGATCGACGCAGTCATTGCTGCGGCGAAGGAGAACGGCTGGCCCGCGTCTGCGCTGCTCGCAATTGTCGAGTGCGAGACGTCGGGTAAGCCATTCGAGGACGATGGCGTGACGCCGTCGCTGCTCTTCGAACGCCACAAGTTCTATTCGGAACTGAAGGTCCACGCTCCTGAGAAGCTGTCGAAGGCCGTGGCGGCTGGCCTCGCCATTCCGAAGTGGACGCCGAAGGATGCGTCTCGCGGTATCAAGGGTCAGTATTTCGATGAGGGGAGCTCGCAGGGTCGGCTCGCTCTTATCGCGAAGGCTCGGGCGATCGATGAGGATGTCGCGAACCGCGCGACGTCGTGGGGCCTTGGTCAGACGATGGGCTTCAACGCCGAGAGGCTCGGGTACGCCACCGCGACCGACATGGTTCGGGAGTTGAGTGCTGGAGGTATCGATGCGCAGGTGAATGCGCTGGTCCGTGAGATCAAGACGGCGAAGCTCGACAAATTCTTGAAGACGAAGGATTTCACGTCGTTCGCTCGCGTCTACAACGGCTCGGGTTTCAGGAAGAACAACTACGATGGCAAGATGCGTCTCGCCGAAGAGAGGTGGGCTCGCCGGATTGCCAACAAGGATCTCAGCCCGACCCCTGGTGACGCTGAGACGCGAGCAATCCAGTCTCGGCTCAAGGAGCTTGGCTATCCTGTTGGTGCGATCGACGGAAAGTTCGGAGACCTGACATCAGGAGCACTCGCGGCGTTCCAGCGCCGTTACGGTCTCAAGGTCACAGGCAACATCAATCAGGAAACTCGCGAGCAGCTCGACAAGGCTTCTCCGCGTGAGGTGGACGATGCCCGCTCCGAAGCCACTGTCGGGGATCTTCGTGACAAGGGCTCTCAGATCGTGGCATCCGCAGACAAGGGGTCGGTCGTCTCGAAGGTTCTGGTTGGTGTCGGCGCAGCTGGCGGCGCGCAGTCCACCGGACTGCTCGACCAAGCGCAGGAATTTGCGGGGAAGATCGACACTGCCAAGGGCGTGTTCGACAGCATCAAGGGCTTTGTCGATGCCCTAACGCCGTACTGGTGGGTGGGCGCGATCATCGTTGGTGCGGTCACCTGGCAGCTCTACGGGGACATCATCAAGCAAAGGCTCCGTGATCACCAGCTCGGTGAGCACCTGGGCATCTGATCATGTGGCTCTATGAGAAGCTGGTCGGGCTAGTCCCGGCCGCGTCTCGGTTTGCGAAAGCAACCCGGACTGCACTGAAGCGCAAGGGGGCGGTTCGGACCTTGCTGCTGGCACTGTTTATCGTCTGGACCGCCGTCACCTACAATCGCGGCATGAAGGCCGGGGAGGCGGTCTCTGCGGCACGCATCTCTGTGCTGTCGCGGCAACTCTCTGGCATCGAAAGCAATCTCAAGACCATGACTGAACGAGTTGAAGCCCTCAAACAGGAGGGCAGCAACGTCGGTGCGGATCGCGCCGGCAAGGCCAAGCCGGTCGAACGAAATCTCCACCGGAAAGGAGGTGGATGATGCAGGTAGACATCTCGTCTCAGAACATCATCTCGTCTCTTGGCATTCTGCTGACCTTCATCATGGCGCTGATTGGCGTGTGGTGGAAGTTCGAGGTGCGTATCCGTGATATCGAGAGCAAGGCCCTGGACGCCGCCAGGGGCGCGGAGAAGCAGCTCAACGACTTCAAGCTTCACGTCACCCAGGAATACGCGTCGTGGGATACGGTTCGCCTGATTGAGGATCGCCTCACCAAGCGCATTGACCTCGTGTCGGAGCAGATCATGAAGCTTCCGGACACCGTGGTTGAGCGGTTGTCGAAACTCGTGAAAGGGTAATTCGGCACCTCTGAGTGGGATATTTCGATTGCAAACGTTTGCATTCGTGCAAACGATGTGCTAGTCGGACACGGCAAAACGTTGATTTTGCTATCCAACTCAGAGGTACAATGCCAACGCCGCCAGTTCCGTCAGAAGAAAGAGCACGGCGCAAAGCCGTCGTCGAGGATCTGCTCAAGCAAGGCTACTCCCCTCAGGGTCAGCGAGGCGGCATCGCCTCCGCGACCAAGGAGGCGGAGCGACGCGAGAAGATCAACTATCCCCGCTGGGTGCGTGACGAAGAGGCATTCCGCGACGCCGGAAAGCTGAATTTCGCTGTCGATTGGTCGCTGTTCGTCAAGCCGACCCCCAGCGCAACGATCTCGAATGGTGCAGACGACCAGCCCTCGGTGAAGGATCACGCCTTCGCACGAGCTCGATCGCTTGCGTCCGAAATCACCGCGCTCGTCACCAAGAGCAAATACCCCCTCATCAATCCAGAGGCGATCATCGTCGATGCCCACACGGGTCTTCGCTATAATCGCAAGCTTCAGGATTATATCGAGGTCGAAGGCACTCCGAGAACCTGGTTGAGCGACACCCTTCGTGTCGAGCCGGTCGAGGACAGCCGCAACAAGTCGTTCATTTTCACTGCCGCCCAGAACGACGCGCTCCTCCATGAGGAGTTTTGGGCGAACCTACAGGCCTACGCCGCCTATATCGGAGCCGAGATTGTCGTCGGCCCGTTCACATACGAGACCCAATGGTGGTCTGAGAACAATCCTCAGTCTCGCGCTTACGCCGACGAGCTGACGCCGCATCTGTGCTTTGGCCAGATGAAGATCGGCGACAGCTTCGTTTTTTGCGGTGAGCTGAACATCCTCCCGACTGCTTCTCAGCCGATCTCCGACCTGCAGACGTATCCGCGTGGTCGCTGGGCCGTATTCCCGCATGCCAAGAGGCAGCTAAAGAGCGTTCCCTCCACAGATCCAAGCATCCAGGCGCATCAGGTCATGACGACCGGCTGCGTCACCCGACCGAAGGTCATCCCTCGGAAGGCCGGCATCAAGGCCATCTTCCATCAGGTCGTCGGCGCAGTCGTCGTCCAGTTCGACGCTGACGGCGATGTCTTCTGCCGGCAGATCACGGCCAATGACGATGGCTCGTTTTACGACCTCGATCGTCACATCAAGAACGCCGAGATCACGACCGGACATCGTGTCCGTGCGATCACTTGTGCCGACATTCACGTCCGCAAGCTCGACGCTGCCAATTCCAAAGCGACGTTCGGATTCGATCTGACCGGCGATTTCGCGTCCGGCAGCATCCTTGAGGTGCTGAACCCGGAGAATGTCATCGTGCATGACATCTTCGACAACGAGGCGCGCAACCACCATCACGCCAACGACAACGCCTACTCGTATGAGATGGCGATCCGTAAGCGTGACTCGGTCGAGGACGAGGTTGTGCAGACCTCGGACTTCCTCGCTCGACTAGCTGATGCCTCTCGCAACATCATCATCGCAGAGGGCAATCACGACCTCGCTTTGGAGCGCTACGTCCGCGAGGGGCGCTATCGCCACGACGGAAGCAACATCCGCTTCGGGCTCCAACTTGAGGACGCCTACCTCGCCTACGTCGAGGACAGGTCTACTGCTCTCGACACCGGGAAGCCGCTGCCTCGGTTCTCGCTGCTTGAGCATGCGATCAGGCACAAGCGTCCCGAACTCGGTGATCGTCTGGAGTGGTGTCACGACGGCTATAGCAAGCTGATCGACGGCATCGAGGTTGGACACCACGGCTTCCGTGGTGCGAACGGCGCGAAGGGCACGGTCACTGGCTTCGCACGCATCGGCCGCAAGATGAGCATCGGCGACAAGCACAGCCCCGAGATCATGGATGGCGTCTATGTCTCCGGCGCGATGAACCTGCGGCACGGCTACAACAGGGGTCCGAGCGGTTGGGCCGTCTCGCATATTATCCAGTACCCGGATGGCAAGCGCGCACTGATCACTCTGCAGAACGGCAAGTGGAAACCCGAAGAGCGGGTGGATCAGTTGTTGGCCGCTTGATCTTTTGTTTGCACGAATTGGAATGGTGAGAAAATGAAACACCCCTACATCGTCAAGATGGTCGCAGAGACGGCTGTCGTTGACGCAGCCAGAGATCTGATCGCGGCGGTCACCGTAATCCAGCCAGGGGCGCGAGATGCCTTTCAGAAGTTGGTAGCTGCCGTGGAAGCCTGCGACGCAGTCATGCTCCCGGACCACGACTGACTTTTGTCTAGGTGTTTGCACGAAAACAAATAACAGGAGAAAACAACAAATGACGGTTATTGGTCTCTCTGGCTTTGCCCAGGCCGGCAAGACGACGGCGGCGAAGTATCTGGAAGAGAAGTACGGCATCGAGCGCCGGCACATCGCAGAACCGCTGCGCGCCATGTGCGCGGCTCTGCTGCGCGCTAACAAGATCAGCGAAGAGATGATCACTCGCTACCTGGAGGGCGACCTTAAGGAGAGCGTCATTCCCGAGCTTGGCGTCTCAGGTCGGTATCTTCAGATCACTCTTGGCACTGAATGGGGCCGCAATCTCATCGGCGAAGACATCTGGTCGGAAACGTGGAGGCGGACCGTTGCCGGAAATGGCGACGTTCAGAACGACAGCGTTCGCTTCCCGAACGAAGAGGCTGCGATCAAGCAGCTTGGTGGCTTCACCATCATGATCAAGCGACCGGGCACCAAACCGGCCAAGTTCAAATGGGGCTTCGTCGGAGAGTGGTTGTACGACACGTTCGGCATCATGTGGGGCGTCCACGATTCCGAGCGCGTCGATCGCCTCAAGCCCGATTTTGTGATCCACAACGATAGCGACGTGCAGGCGATGTATGATGACCTCGACGAAGCCGTCGCGATCTGGAGCAAAAAGAAGGCTGTCTCCCTCAAGGTGAGGGAACAGGTGGACAGGCTGCTGGCGTTGCCGCCCATGAGTCGCGTGGGTCTGCTCTGATGGCGCAGTCCAGGCTTGGGTCAGTTCTGGAGGCGGTCGCAGGTAATGCGATCGCTTTCATCATCGGCGTCGTCGCCAACATTGTCGTGCTGCCGCTGTTCGGCTGTCACGTCGACACCAGCCAGAGCATCATGATCACGGCAATCTTCTCCGTGATCTCTCTGGTTCGAACGTATCTCGTGCGGAGGATGTTCAACTGGTTCGAGCAGCAGTTCGCTGTTCTTCGAACTCTCACCTAAGAAAAGGACGCCTTGGATGATCTCCTCGGCGTCCTTTTCTTTTACGCTGCGATGGACTGAGCTCCAGTCACATCCGAAATCGCGTCCCTGAGCTGCGGCGTTACCGTGAACCGGCCAGGGAGACCGATCTCAACAGCGTTGCACCCAACAGCATCCATTTCGAGCAGCACGCCAGCTCCCAGCTTACGCTCTGGAGCCAAGGCGCTCATCAGTGTCGGCGCGATTGCGTCGATCACCTTGGCGTTGTCGATCCTGATTACGGACCCACGCCGGCTGCTCCCCGCAGACCGTTCGAGCGGCTCTGCTCCGATGATCCGGACCTTAGCGTCGTCCCCAATCAGCTCGATCCCCACCTTCAGAATAACCAGCGCGCCGGGCTGCAGCAGTTCCCGGTGCTTTTCCAGGCCTTCGGAGAAGAGGACTGCCTCGTAAGACCCGGTGCGGTCCGACAAGGTCACAATGCCAAGCTTCTTCCCGGTCTTCGTGTTCTTCTCCAAGAGCGAGATGACCGTTGCAGCGGTCCGGCCAACCTCTGCACCAGCCTTAGCCGCGTCGCCAAGCTCGTCCCAGGTCTTGAGCCGCAGGCGATCCATTTCCTGCACATAGTCGTCGAGCGGGTGACCGGACATGAAGAAGCCGACCGCGTCGTATTCACGGCGCAGCTTCACCGCCTTGGGCCAAGGCTCGACCTTCGGAAGCTGGATCACATCCTTGGCGAAGATCGTGCCGAACATATCGATCTGATTGCTGGCATTCCGCACCTTGGCGTTCTTGATCTCGGCAACGAGCTGGCCGGCTCCATCATAAATGCGTGCCCGGTTGCGCTCGAACTCCTCGAATGCACCAGCCGCCGCCAGCGTCTCGATGACCCGCTTGTTGATCGCGTCGGGATCGACACGGCTGACGAAGTCGTCAAGCGACTCGAACGGACCATCCTTCCTGGTATCGACGATCAGATCGACGGCGTTCTTGCCGACGCCTTTGAGAGCGGAGAGGGCGTAATAGATCTTGCCGTCCGCGACGCTGAACTCCGAGAACGATTTGTTGATTGACGGATTGACCACCTCGATCCCCGTCCGTTTGGCATCCTCGTAGAGTTGAGACAGGCGGTCTGTGTCGCCCATATCCAGCGTCATCGACGCGGCCATGAACTCGACCGGGAAGTGCGCCTTCAGATACGCCGTCTGGTACGAGATCATCGCATAGGCGGCAGCGTGGCTCTTGTTGAAGCCGTAGTCGGCGAACTTCGCCAGCAACTCGAAGACCTCGACGGCCTTTTCCCGGTCAACGCCGTTCTTGATCGAGCCGTCAACGAAGACGTCGCGCTGTTTCTCCATCTCCTCACGGATCTTCTTGCCCATCGCGCGGCGCAGAAGGTCGGCCTGTGCCAGCGAATAGCCGGCCATGACCTGGGCGATCTTCATCACCTGTTCCTGGTAGATGATGACGCCGAAGGTGTCCTTTAGGATCGGCTCAAGGAGCGGGTGGGGGTACTCGGCCTCCTGCTGACCGCACTTCACGGCGCAGTAGGTCGGAATGTTCGCCATGGGGCCGGGGCGATACAGCGACACCAGCGCGATGATGTCGTCGATCCGGTCGGCCTTCATGTCGATCAGAGCCCGGCGCATCCCGGCGCTTTCGATCTGGAACACGCCGACAACGTCGCCGCGAGCCAGCATCTCGAACGTTGTCGGATCGTTGATCGGAATGGATGTCAAATCGAAGTCGATCCCACGGTCGCGGATCAGCTTCACCGCCACGTCAATCACCGTCAGGGTCTTTAGACCAAGGAAGTCGAACTTGACCAAGCCGGCGGGCTCGACCCACTTCATGTTGAACTGCGTGACGGGCATATCCGACTTCGGATCGCGATACATCGGGACGAGCTGGTCAAGTGGCCGGTCGCCGATCACGATGCCTGCGGCGTGCGTCGAGGCGTGACGGGTCAGCCCCTCCAGCTTGAGGGAGATGTTGAAGGCGCGATTGACCGTCGAGTCCTCGGCTCGCATCTCCTGCAGCTTGGGCTCCAGCTCGATCGCCTCAGCCAGCTTGATCGGCTTCGTCGGGTTGACCGCGATCATCTTGCAGAGACGGTCCACCTGACCGTAGGGCATCTGCAGAACACGGCCGACGTCCCGCATGACGCCGCGAGACTGAAAGGTGCCGAACGTGATGATCTGAGCAACCTGCTCCCGGCCGTAGCGCTCCTGCACATAGCGGATGACCTCGTCGCGTCGGCTCTGGCAGAAGTCGACGTCGAAGTCGGGCATGGACACGCGGTCCGGGTTCAGGAAACGCTCGAACAGCAAGCCGAACTGCAGCGGATCAAGGTCAGTGATGGTCAGCGAATAGGCCACCAGCGATCCAGCGCCCGATCCACGGCCTGGGCCTACCGGAATGCCGTTTTGCTTGGCCCATTTGATGAAGTCGGACACGATCAGGAAGTAGCCGGAATAGTTCATCCTTTCGATGACTCCCAGCTCGAATTCCAGGCGCTCCCAGTAGTCTTTCTCCGTGTGGCCGTCACAAGGACCATGCTTGTCCAAACGCGCCTGTAGGCCCTCCTGAGCCTGTTCACGAAGCTCCCGCGCCTCGTCCTCGCTGAAGTGCGGGAGGATCGGCTTTCGCGTGTGCGGACGGTAGGAACACCGCGACGCGATTTCGATCGTCGAGGCGAGCGCCTCCGGAATGTCGGAGAAGAGGTCGATCATTTCCGCGCGGGTCTTGAACCGGTGCTCGGCCGTCAGCCGGTCACGATTGGTATCGGAGACGTGGCGACCATCCGCAATGCAGAGCAGGGCGTCGTTCGCCTCGTAATCCGAATAGTCGGGGAAGTAGGCCTCGTTGGTCGCCACCAGAGGCAGGGCGAGGTCGTATGCGATCTGGATGAGGCGCGGCTCGATTGCGTTCTCATTGGTCAGGCCGTGGCGCTGCAGCTCGACGTAGAGCCGGTCGCCGAACAGGTCTGCAAGGCTCCGGCAGCGCGCATCAGCGATCCGGTCGAAACCAAGGCTCAAGCATGTGCCGATCGCGCCGTCGATGCCTCCGGTCAGGGCAATGATGCCTTCGTTGGCGTCTTCCAGCCAGTGCAGCTTGATGTGCGGGTGCTCGGCCCCGGACTCCAGATAGGACCGCGAGTTCAGCTTCATGAGGTTCATGTAACCTTCCTCGGTCGCCGCGAGCAGGACGATCCGGGAGGGCTGGTGAATGACCCACGGCGTGCCGTCTTCTTGGTCCTCGAAGTCAACGGCGATGTCGCAGCCGATGATCGGCTGAACGCCGGCAGCAGAGACCTTCTCCGAAAACTCGAGAGCGCCGAACATATTGTCGATGTCGGTCAGGGCCAGCGCGGGCTGGTGGTCGTTCTTCGCCATGTCGGCGAGCTTCTGGATCTTGTTCGACCCCTTCGACAGCGAATAGGAGGAGTGAACGTGCAGATGGACGAAGCCTGGGTTGATCGTGTTTTTCATTCAGTCTTTCCGGACTACGATGGCCTTCCAGCCCTTCTTCTTGAAGTATTCACGGAGCCAGTCCCGGCGGCGTCCAATCGTCCAACGCAGGATCGGTGCCGCTTCGACGACAACGTGTTTTTCGAGGATGATCCCCGCATAGAAATGCGGGGCATCAACCGCTACGAGCATGCGTTACGAGCCTGACACGTAAGCCACGACACGGCGCTGCGGATACGCCGCCTCGGCGACACGGTTTCCGTGATTGCCGGAGATCAGAACCGGATCACCGTTAGGCTTGAAGCCAGAGACGATGCCGACGTGATAGCCGCCGCGCCTCGTCACAATCGCGACGGCCCCAACCTGCGCCGACACGCGCGGCTGGCTCAGCCACGATATCGCTCGATCATCGACATTGGACGTCGGGCGCAGCTTCCGAATGAATGCCGAGCACCAAAGCGTGGTGCGAACTCCGACCTGGCGAGCGCCTGCCCCAATGTACTGACGGGCTCGGATCACCAAGCCGGAGTCTCCAAAGAACGAGGGCTGCTCAGTGGGCAACACCTTTACATTGCGACGAGAAGCGGAGGCGGGCGGCTGCGACTGAAAGAAGCTGAATAGCGACACCTCTTGCGCGATTTGCGGCTCAGCGTGACGCTGATGGCGATGCTTCGTTCTCGCCTCGGCGTTGGTGATGAACGCGGCAAAGATCGCCGCCGCGATGATAGGTGTTTTCATTTGTGTCCTGTATTTGCTTTCGTGCAAGCGACGAGTCAAAAAAGATCGAGCTGCTCTCGCAGCTTGCGGGCTTCATCGAGCAATGATGGATTGAGGACTTTCAGGGGGGGGCGGGCTCGATGATTGCCTGAACCAACAGCCCGTCCGGTAGTATTGATTGGCACGGCTGCTTCTTGTCCTCTCGCTGGCATCCATCTTGTGTCAGTCGCTCGCGCACCACGTACATCTGATGATCGGGACCGAACCGGTCGATCAACCGCTCCTTCGCGTATCGACCTTCACGATTGCATTTGGCGCATTTGACGCGAACGTATGGCAGCGGCCAATCGTCAAGCCGCATTCGCGGTGCTCATGTCGATGATCTTGTATTCCACGCCGGCCTCATCGTAGAGGCGCTGCGAGCGCGCCAGAGACTCCACCCATCGAGGATTGTCGTTGGCAGGCGATACGACGCGCTTGATGCCTTTCTGGATCACCTTCAGAGCGCAGCCCGAGCAGGTGAACAGCGGCCAAGTGTAAAGGGTGCATCCGGCAACATCCTCCTTGGCCGTCAGGAAAGCGTTCTCCTCGGCATGAAGGGTGAGGGCGTATTTCTGATCGCGGTCGTTAAGACGCTCGTCGGTGTCATGGATGCCCCTCGGGAAGCCGTTGTAACCCCAAGATGGGCTTGTCCGGTCGGGGCGAACGATTAGCGCACCAACCTTTGTGCTCGGATCTTTGGAAGCGGTAGCGATGTATTCCGCCATACCGAGAAACCAACGATCCCACCAATCCTGATCTCGTCTCACGCTTTACGTACCTTTCCTAAGCTCTTCAAATTTATGCGTTCCACGCATGGCTAATCGGAACCACGGGGTTCCGGTACCTGTCACTCCAGTGAACACGATCGAATTACCGCAACTGTTTCAGCTTATTGCCGCTAACGATTGCTTTCGTAATGTTTGCATTAGCGCAAATGGAACAACAAATCAAGAGTTAAGGTTATGATTAACCCTGCATTTCTCGTCCGAACGTGGGTGGTGACGACGCAACCCTGCGCAGATATTCAAGCAATTATCGAAATGAAGTTGCGTTGGAATGTCACTCACAATGTCTGAAGTTCTAACAGGAGAAACCCCAGAAGGCAGAGAGATGGCGGTCAGGGCGGCCAAGCTCTACATCGGTATGACCACAGTCCTGCTTAAGCTCGCTCAGAAACCGCCAATAGAACTCATACCGTCATTCGGCGCTATGCTTGAATCCTTCCCGGTTTATCTATCGATCTTCGTTGGAGATGCCGAGGGAAGGCCAATGACGGTAACGAAGATCGCAAACTATACCGAAATGCCTCGGTCCAGCATCTATCGAGTTCTGGAAAGATTGCTGGTCAATGGTCGGGTCAAGAAGGACGGCCGGTTCTACCGGGTAGGAGATGTCAGATTCACCCTTTCGGACATCGAAATGGTGAGAGATCTGATAAAAAAGTTCGATAAGTGAATGGCTTGTGAGGAAACGTCCGGATTGGACGGTCTCGCAGTTGTTTGAATGCTATTAGCTGCGATAAGTCCTGCCTACTACAACGAGCTATGCAAAAAGGACATAGGTGTGCAGATTATCAACTACCGTGGATATGAAGTCTCGATCTCGGAAGGGCGCTTCATCGCACGAGACACCTCACTTGATGAGGTAATGAAGTCCAAGCATTTGTGCAGGGTTCTCTTCGCGATCGATTCGGTCTGGAGCACCTTGGATAACGGCCAGATCAATCCTCCAAACGCGGCAGGATGGGTCGCTAACTGGATGGCCATGAAAGAGTCTGTTGTCGATCTGGATCAGATCGCCGGGTTTGACGGCCTAGATTGCCAGGACACAGTGAAGGCGATCATGGCGATGGCTACCCTTTCAGGTTTGCAACAGCCTGAGACCCAAGAGAGAAAGAATGCCGACAGCAAGAAGGCATCTTGCTGTGCGAAGCTTCGATCAGCAATCACGGCTGCATTTGTCGCGGCAGCTATGCGACTGGCTTGCCAGCTCGATGAAATTCTCTCCTTAGCGACCTGATCAAATCAGGTCTGGAACCAAGCCGTGCTCGACGCACTTCCTGGCCATATCGAGAGTTCCTCGCCCGCCAGGAAACCCAATCGCACGATCAGGCTTTCCAATCCTCAACATCTTCTCGTTGCGTAGCGATCCGGCAGCGGCATCATAAAGCTTGCCGCTCCGGTTTCTTCGCACGACCGCACCTGGGCGACTGACGTTGCCCCAATCAGCGGGGTACGGCTCAACAGATACTCCTCTTGACTCTGCCCACTCGCGGGCGAGTGTATCAGCTCCCGTAGCCTCGCCCTCAATGATGACGTCGATGGGCGTTTGGGCGTGCAGCCGGTCGAGCACCTCGTAGACCTTCCTGCGGTCCGCATAGTTCCGACCACCAAACACCAGCACCCTGACCATCTACTTGACCACACGAATATCGAACGATGAGCACTGCCCCTCTCTGGCTTCGTACCGTTTGATCAGCTTTGGCAGATCTTCCAGAAATGCCGTGGTGTGAACTTCTTGCGTACCCGGCCTCCGACTGCAGTCGTTCTGCCATACGCTGCCGGTGATGTAGATCATGAACGTGTCTCTCAACATTAGCTCTCGTCCAGTTAGTGAGGTGAGTGTATTGCCCACCTCGGATTCGCATTCTTAAAGCGACAACCTATCTTTCAGCCATGAGGCGTTTCGAGTTCTCTCTGCCGGTGCTGGGTGACAAGGTTCCATCCGGCCCCAACTGGATCCACGAGGTGAAGTACGACGGCTACCGGATGCGCCTTGAGCGCGACGGCAAGAAGGTTCGCCTCATCACCAAGAATGGAGCCGACTGGACCAGTCGTTATCCTTGGATCGTGGAAAGCGCTCTTCGAAACCGGAAGGAACACTTCATCTTGGACGGCGAGGTCGTTGTTCTCGGCGTTGATGGCGTCTCCAATTTTGACGATCTGCATTCGCGGAAACATGACAACGAGGCTCAGCTCTACGCCTTCGATTGCCTGGCCCTGAACGGCGATGATCTTCGCCAGCTTCCCCTTCACATGCGTAAGACGAGCCTCGAAGAGGTGCTTCGGAACCGGACCAACGGAGGCATCTTCCGGTCGACTTTTGAGGGCGGCGCGATAGGGCCTGAGCTGTTTCGGGCGGCGTGTGAAATGGGGCTGGAGGGTCTCGTCTCGAAGGACCGCGACCGAGCTTACAAGGGCGGCCGGTGCCCGCACTGGATCAAAATCAAGAACAGGAAGCACCCGGCCATGAGCAGGGTGCTCCATGGGAAGCGATCTCAACGGAACGCCTTGCAGGAGCCTCCACTGGCGAAATAGCCAGACGGGCAGGCGGCGCCTTTAATCTTCGGCATCGCCCGTGGCGTGTCTTTGTGGAGCGCTTCGCAGCAGTTGCCCGATGCGAAATAGCCGGTCGGGCACGAGCCCTGTCGGGCGATCCGGTTGGTGCCATCGGCCTTCGGAAAGCAGTATGGGGAGGCGGCTGACTCGGTTACGTTAGCGGCCAAAATCGCGATGACGAGTGACGCCAAAACAGCGGTCTTCAT